AGTTCAACGAACAAACAAGACTGCATAACGCTATTAACACTAGCGGATGATATGCACTATACGGAGAGTAAACTCTCCTTCTTTTTTTTATTTAAAAATAAGGTGAATAAAAATGGCTTTAATTAATGTGCTGTGGAGGTCTGACACAGATCCAATATGGGCAGAGCAGCCTCTTGCTGTAGGTAGTGTTATAGTCCCTAACACTGGTGGTGCTATACCTAGTTTAAAAAGTCCTGGAGTATCTGAAGGTGAATTTAAAACATGGGGTTACGCAATTGTAATTCAAGTAAGCCCACTTATTTGTGCTTCGGATCTAGGTGATATGCGTTGGGCTAATTTTGATATTAGTAAATTTACAATTGTAGGTAAAGCTAACGCGGATGCTTTAGCAACAGCAATGCAACGACTAACCAGTTAATAAATAGAGAGGCTAAACACCTCTCTATTTATTACGTAAAAAGGATTTTAAAATGTACGATTTCAAACAACTAAAAATTGAAATTATTCTTGCCACTACGCCTGAAGGTGAGATAGGATATAAGAACACTATCCCATGGCGTTTAAATGGCGATTTAAACCGCTTTAAACGGCTCACTATGGGCAACATAGTTATCATGGGTAGAAACACCTATGAATCGCTTCCAGCGCCTTTAGAGGGTCGTACAGTGATTGTAGTATCGGAGACATTAGCAAAAAACAAATATGATCCTGAACTGGGGAACAGTATTTGTTTTGTTCCTTTTTTAGAAACCGCACTTGTTCTGTGTGATGGTATTGCAAAACAAAGGAAAGTGTTTATTGCCGGAGGCGTTAGATTATACGAAGAAGCATTGACGTTACCAAATACAATTGTACATCTTACTACTGTGTATAAGAAATCAGAAAACGGATACGATGCACAAATTAAAAATTTTAATCTTTCTAATTTTGTATTAACAGATGAGCCAAAAGTTGTTTATGAAATAAACAGACAAACACATATGCTTAATATCAGCCACACGTACTCGACATATAAGTCTAAAGGACTGCATTTAGATGAACAAGCAAATAAACGTATGGACAATGCAAATGTCATCATGGAGGGTGGCTAAAGCGCAGGGTATTGAAATACTTGACATTACAGCAAAAAATAAAATTAACGAACATTTTGCGCCATTCTACAAAGATGTAATGGAATATAAAAATGGTCAAATTAATGAAGAAGAATATACGCAGCGCTATATGAGTAAAATGCGTTTATCCTTAAGACAGAATCCTGCATTGTGGATGAAGTTAAAAGAATATGAAAATGTAGCAATAACATGTTTCTGCCCAGCTGGTGACTTCTGCCATAGAATTTTATTTAGCAACATAATGACTCTATATCTGAATCGCGAAGAGATAGATGTGAATCTAAAAGGAGAATTAAAAAATGAGCTTTACAGTTGAAATGAGCGATTTTATAGCAAATACTTTACAGATATCTGCTGCCGGTGGTTTTATTGTTAGTGTTAGTTCTAGTGGTGAATTTATCTGGGCTGATAATGCTGAAGAATTAATTAATGATGACGAACATTGGAATAATGCAGAACACATAGCTTACTGGCAACCTATTCTGAAAGCTCTATGGGAATTAAAGAAGCTAAAAGAAGAAAAGAAAAAAGGATGGTTCTTAAGCTCGGAATCTTTATCAGCAGCGAAAGTTAATGAGATAGTTAATTGTATCAGCGCAGCACAAATGTCACGACGCTCAGTTCAAGTAAAGTCAGATTGCGCTGGCGAGGTTTTAATGTCTTCAGGTAACTGGATTAAAGATTTAAAAGAAGTATAGATGTGAATCTTAAAGGAGAATTAACAAAAATGAACCTAACTCAAGAAGAATGGATCAAACGTGTAATGGATGCTGGTATATCAAACGCAGATTACGCTAATATACTTTGGTTAGCATATACTGACGACGGTGTATGTGTTAAAACACCAGAAGAAGTTGCTGCAATAGCAATGAAAGATCGTCCTCAATTCAAACAAAATAAACCATCTGATAGAGTTGAATATAGTAGTTTTACTGTAAATAGAATTTCTATCTGTGGAATAGTAACATCTAATTCTATTGGCGAAATCGTTTGGAGTGATGATGCGGAAAAGAAAATTAATGATGACGCATATTGGAGTACAGATATTCTCTGTTGGCGGCCTATAGTAAAAGTTTTATGGGAAGCTAAGAAAGCCAAAGAAGAAAAGAAAGAAGGCTGGTTCCTAGATAAGAATTTATTATCAGAACCAGAAATAAAACATTTGAACAGTTGTTTAACTTCGGCTAAATTATCTAAAGATACACAAACAAGAACACATTATGATGGTCAAGATAGTTGGTATCGTACTGATTGGATTCGACATCTTACAAAAACTTAGACGGCATAGAGAGACAGGCTTTTGACCTGTCTCTCTATTATTCCGGCTTAGTATTTTAAACCTTAATTGCTTGTGCACCAACAGCAGCTGCTTCAGCTGTGTAAGACGCACTTGTTGCCAATATATCAGCAGTGATCGATTGTACAAACGCTTGACGCAGTTGTGGGTTAGCGCCAGTAATATTGATACCGTCTAACAACTGCTGAGCGAATGCATCAACACCCAAACTATACTGCGCAATCCCAGAGAAATTCACGTCGTACGTAGGCGTGTCACCCTGTGTTGTTAAATCACGTTTACCAGTAACTTCACCTGTGCCGATAGGCCACATGTTTGTTACCAACCAAGATTTCATCACTGTGGTGTGTGTTGGATCTGGTTCAATGAAAATCATGGTAGCCGAATACATATCAGCCAGCATGTCACTAGGTTTTACAGCCAAAGTAGCGATGTTAGGATACTTTGTATTTGGGTCCATCATCAAGTTGGTAATCCAACCACGAAGGAACGATGCAACAGGCATACCGTACTTTTCACCCCAGCGGAAAACAACGTTAGAACGTTCTTCCTTAACATCTGTAAAGTCTTCCTGCATTTGTCCACCGCCACCTACTGGCGTTTCTGCTTTGTCAACTGTTAGACTGGCATTCAGACCATCGATGGATAAAGGATGCAGCTCTACCAACGCACGTAAGGTGCCTATCCAGTAATTTGGATTTAACAAGTAGTTAAATCCAATTGGAGCTTCTACTAACAAACAAATCAAATTACGACGAACGTAAGCTTGGTTACTTACCCAGCCAGCTAAGTCTGGAGCGTACCCCATCTGACCGCCGTTTTGCAAATCGATCATCGGACTATTATGTCCGGCATCGAAAGCTGTGCCTGGTTTCAAAATTGCATTAGCTAAGCGTGCCATGTGTATTCTCTCTAAATGAAAGGTAGTTAAAAGTAACACACATAGGAAAGTTAATTCCCTATGTGTGTATAACTAATTTTTTTGTCTTGTTAAGACGTTGTTAAATCACTGATTCTATAACTAACAATAGAGAGAGTCATCACCGTTTTCATATTTGGCGCGTATATGTCGATAGGAAGCGTCCAGCTATATCCGCGTTGGCTATCTGACGCACTAATGTAAGCTCTCGGGATAATAGTGAAACGACCATCAAAACGTCCGGTAGTGGCATCTATTACGAATTGATTAACGCGCTCGATCAATTGTGTATCTGTTAACGAAGACTCACCAGAGAATTGACGACGGCAACGATCACCAACTTTTTCCAATTCAACACAAGCCATCATTGTGAAAAAGCTAGTCAGCACTGCTGTATCATTAGCGTAAACAGTCTTCAATGCTGGGAAGTATAGCGTACGACGTTGGAATGACTCAACCCAATTTAAACCATTACTCCAGTCTGTATTTCGAACAGTAGCTGGCGTAAAAGTCACGTTCACGTTAATGAACAACTGCACTTGACTCAACGGTGCCATATCGAAACTGAAACCAGGTTTCCAAATACCATTTCCTGCGCCCATATACTGCGCTGCTTTGTAAGCAATTTCAATTGTCAACGGCAATGGCTTACTATATAAACTATTCAAGAATGTACCAGAACGACCAATGATCATTGCACGAACAGTATTAGTACCATAGTAATCCGATTCCGGATACATCTGACAGTAGGACAGCAATGCTAAAGCTAGTGAAGATTCTTGCGCAGCTGTCAATTGTGGCAGCAGAACATCGTGCGTCGATAGAACAATTGCGGTATCTTTACGAATCGCTATAAAGCTGGTAATTGCTTTCTTAGTAGCGATTGGGAACCCAGAGTCATAGAAGATCGATTCTGGATAGCGCGCTATGTCCTGCAACACACTGTTTGGGTCAGCGTATTCGGAAATTGCTGTTGCAACTAGCGTAGCAAACAATTCTTCATTCATTGTACCGTCGTCACCACCACATGCGTACAAGTTCGAATTTTGAGTAAACACAGTGCTATTAGAAGCGCCAGTTACTACCTGATACGAGAAGTACGGAACGCCAGCTGACGAAGCACCACCAAGGATATTAAAACGATATTGCTCGTTGGCGACACCGGTAAAATCAGTAAATGCATTAGTCGAAATATACGGTTGTTCTGCTGCGTAGAACATGTTTAAGCATGTCAAAATTTCAGCATCGTACAATTTAAACTGACCAAATGGTCCGTACTGTGGTGGAGAACTTGGATCAAGAATACTCTGATACGCGTTAATAAATACATCGCCAATATACATTTGTTGTGTCGTAGTCGACAAACGTGTATTTGGTTTTAAGCAGCAATCAACGTATTGCATTGCGTCTAACGTTGGTGTTACCGTCGAAGTGCTCAATGAATCAGCACGCGACACACACGCCATACGTAACGGATACACAAACTGATCCAACAGACTAGGATCAATAGAAGGACTGGAGTTAGTGGTTGGTGCCCACAAGACTAAACCTTGGTTATTACCGTATTCACCGAAGTTACTTATAACTGCATCGAAGAACGGATAACGAATAGATTGAACTAAACCGACTGTTTGATCACCAACAGTTTGAGTTGCTTGTCCAAAATTAGTCGTGACTGTTGCGTCGGTAATTTGGCTACCGGCACCAGTGCTATCGAAAACAATAATATCACCAACATTCCAACCATATGAACCTGGTACAACTGACGCAGCCACACCAGCAATCGCTGTATTACCAGCGGTCGTTACTGTGTAATAAGTTCCAGCTGTTCCAGTGCTAGTTAATACTGGGTTATTAGCGTTAGCATCCCAAGCACCAAGAGATTTAAATTCGCCAGTTATCGTTTCGTTACTATTGTTTGAAGTGATAGTGACAGGAATTTGCACAGCAACAAATTTTACTTGGTAACCAGCAATGCCAGTGCCGGAAGCAATTTTATTACCGCTTGAATCAACAGCAATACTGCCATCAGAATTACGTGTGTAGTTCGGAATAGTAGCTGGCAATATATCCATGTATACACGAACATTAGCTGGCGGAGCGGCATCAAGTGGTTCAAGTCGTTCCACCATCAAGGAATTACCTTGGGCATTAATCGTGTTAGCCAAAACAGTTGCATGCGTAGCCCACTTTTGTGTCAAGTCAAAACTATTAACATCATACATGTTAGTGAGACTAGAACCGACTACTAGTTGTGGGTCAGTTGGACCCTGTTTAGTATAGAGATAAACTTTTGGTAAGTGCGTTGGGAGCACTTCCGGAACAACAGCCACTGGCCGGGTACTCAGATCCTGAATACCTTGGAAAATGGTCATTGGTGCGGCATTGACGATTGTTGAAGAAGACATTTTTCGTTCCTAGCACAATGGATGATGAATGGTATGGTTTCGGTAAGACACTTTAGTTCTTGAAGATAGATGTTAGATCATAATAATTCTAGAATAAAATGCGAACACCTTTATTATGTATTATTGTTACGCAAAGTGATCAACATAGAATAATCGCTGTTTTTCGATCAATTACGTTTTTTCATTAATGCCATTAGGCACATTATTAGGATAATACAAAATGACTATCTGTAAAACTGCCTATGACACCCATGCGTGTATGGGGTTCGTGTTAAAGAAAATAGTTGACTCTATTGAAAGGGCGTATGTATCTGGCCGGCTTTCTAGCTTGGATGCACCTGGCGCAACTAATGGTCCAGTGAATTGTATCCTTACAGTTGAAAATGATATTGGTCAAATACCAGCTTTTGCTCATCCTATATTAATAACGAATCCTGCAAAAGCACAGCAACTAGTTATTGATTTACGACCATTTGGAACTTATGATACTGCTCAAGCAGGTTTTAAAATTCGCAATCAAATCGATTACAAGCTTCATACTTATCGTGCTAAATTAAACGATATATGGATACGACAAAATCCAAATCTTATTAGAGACATATCGAAACTACCTTTATCGATATTTGCTAGTTGGGTAAGTGAGGCAGTTAGTCGCCGTTTTGCTCTTGATCCGCGTGAACAAATGAACTTAGCAATTTTCACGGCTATTTTCTATATGTCGCAATTTACAGATAGAACAAGTAGTGACATATTGGAAGAACGTGAAAAACTACGTTTAGTTAATGCGATCTCCACAACATTAAGAATAAAAGCACAAGATGTTTTGGTTATTTTAGATAAAGTCGATGTTGTACCTAGTGTTACTAGCTACTGTTTAATGGCAGAAGAAATAACCGGCAGTATTCGTTTGAGAGAACTCAATGTCGGTTTGTTATTTTCAATCATGGGTAGCAGCTGGTCCAGTAACGCAAAAGAATTAGTAAGTGTTGCGTTAGAGCACCCTCCAACATGGATTGCTATTCTGATGGCAGCATGCACTGAAAGAATGTTCAAGAACTCTGGCATTGCGCGGTTGATAGAACGTCAGGGAAAAGATGCGCCTACTGACATCCTGCGCCCAGTTCTCGCGCTTCTGAATTCCAACGAGTATTAACTTCGATACTATCCTACAAAATAGGATAGTATTTTTTTCTTTAAGGACGGTCATGTTCAGTTTCTTCATAGAGAATGCATTAGAAAGTATGTGGTGCGCGCCTAATGCTGATTTGCAGTCGATCACTCAACCAGCCAGATTAACAGCTAATGGTGGTGTATGGAATACATTCTCTTTACCATGGAGAACAATTACACTGCCAGAACAAGGACCAGTATTTCATATTTACATGGTAGGACAAATAAGTCCAAAGTTATTAGGTTTACTAGATGCACGGGAACAATGGATATCGTTCTCACAAGCTTGCAATACTAAAAAAATGATTGTTGATATTTACGATATTAACGGTGTTCAGTACCCACGTACCCAAGTATGGTACATGGTAACGAAAGATAAAGATTATATTGTCGCTGTAAAACAACAACCAACAATACCAACGCATTTTGATAGTCCAAATTTATATATTCGTTTGTACACTAACGCTTATTTTCAAACACCTGCTGCGGAAGAAGTAGTAAGTACTGTTAATGTACAAGGCGGAACAATGGTGACAACTGCTAATATAATCGCTCTACAGAATTTATACAACGCATCGTTGTTATTGCCTGGTACGACATATGCATTTGTAAACGGCATGCTAACGTCAAGCATTGATTTGATTAGCACGCAACCTGGAGACGTAGCTGAGTTTGTTTACGATAGTTCTATTTATAAAACAATAACGTTTAATATTAGTGATTTGTTATCTTTCACTAGTACACTTGATAATAAGTTTAAATACTTACTACATTATGCTGGTGAGGATAATTCAGAAGGCATTGAATATCAAGGTGATATAGATTTCTTTTTAACTATGCCAAGTACTAGCGGACGTTATACGGGTCTATATTACCACAAGAACCAAGTAGATGCGGTTAGAATGCTAACGCATAAAGACTACTCTATTCCTGTTGCGTACGTGGTAGGTTATGCAAATAGTCAACCAACATGGACAAATCCAAATGCCTTGGTTATTAGGATGAACGTTCGTAAGTCCGGTTATACGAGAACATTACCGTTTGAAAATAACCGCATTAAAGAACTTTATAAAATGACAGATAGTGATGTAATAGCTGCTATGGTCGGGCTTAACGCAACAGTGCCTAATTGGCAAGCCCCTACACTTGAAGCATCTCCGTATACAGAAATCATGCGTAGTGATCTACGCAATATAACATTGACAATGGCTCAAGATGCGTTTGGTTATAACGCTTTAAGTAAACTACTTGGCGACACGCCCTCGTTTGTTACGCCGTACTCAAACAAACTTATTGTAAATACACCACCAGGTTTAATAAACAGTTCATTTGCTTACGAGTACGATGTCAATGGTGTTTTATTAGGTTATTATAACAACACAACAGGTGATACCTATACTGCTGTTAATTCAAATACGAATCTTGTTGAAATGATCTATGGACAAGGCACACAAACTCTTGACGAAATATACGGCATAATTACACAGACGATTGATCCAAGTCTAGACTACAGAATGTACGTTTGTCCTATTGATTCTGGAACACCTACGTATGTATGGACTGATGTTACTGGTAGTTCAAAATACGTTATCATTAACGGCCAGCTTACTTGGTTAGTTGATATGACTCAAAATTATACATTAGTACGTAGTAATAAAACGTTCTTAGCGTATGATTTTAATTACACGCCGGTTGATGGTTTGATTATATTTAATCTAACTTCCGTGCAAATAAACAAAGAAACATCGGCCTTGGGCAATATGTTAATACCAATGGGCGAGTTAGATATATTTCTAAATGGACAATCTTTAATTGAGAATTTGGACTATTACGTTAAATTTCCACGAGTTGTTATTGTTAATAAAGAATTTTTAATTAACCCAACAACACAAACACAACACGTAGATGTTCGTTTTACTGGTTTCTGTAATACTGATTTAATTAGGACTTTATCTACGGATAGTGGTTATATTGACCATGAGCTATTGTCTGAAAATACACGTTACGACATTCGCGATGATCAAGTCATTCGTATTGTGGTCGATGGAAAAGTACTAGACAAGACTAAAGTATTATTCTCAGAAGATAATAGTGGTGTATCTGTTCCAAATGCTCAGAACGGAAGACCGTATTTAATTCGACAGATGATAGTTCCTTTGTTAAATACAGTGCCTGATGACACGTATACATTACTTGCTAAGTCACGAGTTATTGATACGAATGTATCGAACTATATGACATTGAAACTACCTGAGCCTACATTTACTACGCCAAACACAATTCCTGCGCTGTATCGTGTATATAGCCCGTTTGTATGTAAGATTATTTATGACCTAATTAATGGGGTTATAGACAATCCAATTATTCAACAAACATACAGCACGCAAGACGTATTAAACATTTGCCAACCGTACGAATACCTATTAGATTTCGATCCCACTCAATCAAATTTGAAACCAGATCCGAACTACGTAATTATTGAACCACATAACTTGAATATTGTGATTGATGTTAATCTTTACATATACAAATTTGTTAACATGGTTATCCAACTGTATATGAAAGATGCGTTTAGTTTATCCCAGTATCTTAGTATAACCACTTAAGGAAAATGCATGTCATCCTCAACCATAACGCCATTGAGCATCAGCGGAATTCTCGGGACAGACGACGTTGCGCCAGTGTATAACCCAGCAAATACATGGAAGACTTGGAACATTACTGAAATTTATACAGGTTCTGTAGGCTTAGGTAAATTTGTCCCAAATCTAAATGATTACGCAGTAGATACCACGACAGATGATTATTATAAAGTTACGGCTATCAATCCAACGACAATGGTAGCTACGCTTACTGCTATAACTACTGTACCGTCTGCTGCGTTTAACTCAACAGACATTTTACTAGGAGTTGGTCCTGGCACACAAAGCGATACCTATCGTCTTTATGTAGACAACAGTGTAATCCCTAATGTGCTAGCTGTGGATGCTAGACTTCATGTAGCTGGTAGTATGGCTACCTCGTGTAAAATATTCCTTGGTTCAGATTTGAGCAACACTGGCACAGTTATTAGTTCTGTGTATAATCAATCTGGCAATTTGATTAGTCAATCGATTCCTTTGGAACTTGTTGCTGCTGCTGGTTTAGAGAATATATCTATCAAGACTGTGCCGGTATGCTACACAACACAACAACTAGCTGATGGTGAAGTTGTTGTTGCTGTTTTCTACTCGGACAATGGTAATGTGGTTTCTAAACGTCAACTGCTTGTTGAAAATACAGCATTCATTAGAACAACTGATAGTTCGCTGAAATACATAAGCGGTATTGCGCTACAATGTCCGTTCTTATCCACAAGCGATCCTAATCTAATTCAATACCCGATGAACGTTCCGTTAAACGGATTGAGTCTTATGGGTGTAGTAAACTATAGCGACGGGTCATCTCTTGTGTTGCCTGTAGATGGAACTAAGTTCTCGATATTTGGCTTTAGAGATTACGTGGCTACTGTTGTTGGACAGAAATTACCACTGGTTCTGAAATACACATTGTCACCGGGTGAAATTGTCTACGGAGCTACTGCTGGATCTATTAACAACGTGCGTTTCGTTACTGAAGCATACCAAGCCGTTACTATAAACGAAGATGGCATCTATACTGTTAAACTGTTTTGCTATCCTGTTTGGAATAGCATAACAAATAGTTACAGTCTAGAATGGTATTTGTATAACTTAGAACGCAACACTGTTTTCAACGTAAGTCCATACGTTACGATAACACCTACGTCTGAGCCATTTAATCCTACAGGTTATGGAATTACTCAGAATCTTGAAGTGTCGATCAATTTAAGTAGCGTGAATCCTATTTACACATCGTACGTTAATGTGCAAACAGTTACAGTTACATTAGCAGCTGCTGGCACTGGGCGCGCTGCAGCTAACTGGACGATTGGTTATAGTCCAGGGCAAACGCCACCATTCGGTGTAGGTAATCACGCTGTTACTACGTATGTTGGTGCGCAACTAACAACTGTAGCTATTGATGTGGGTGCTGCTAATTTGACCGAGTGGTTAAATCGTTTATACTACGCAACGGAACCTCTGACTGATCCATTTACAGAAACAGCACCTCCTGTTCCAAACATGTTTTCTATTTCGTATAACGGATTAGATTTTGAGTATACAATTGATCAATGGAATGTTCCTCTACATATTGGAACCGGGATAGTCAATAACGATACACTGCTAGTGAAGTTCTTCTTGCGTACAACTGCTAATGATTTACAACTCGCAATCGCTGGTTTGCAAGCATGGCAGACTAATTGATTTATTTAGATTATGATACTATTTGAACAAGACTGGAAGTATTTTCCTACTGCTATAATAAATAAAGAAACTACTAATCGAAGTTTTGTTAGGTTAGCTTCATTGTATCGAAGTATGGGAATAAGAAATGACTCCTTTATTTTGGCATTAGTAAATCCAAAATTAAAAGGGATTGATCCATTTGATCCTAACTTAACAATTGAAGAAATAGCTGCTATAGCAATAGAATGTCGAATTAATCCTTGGTTTTATTTTAGAGAGTGTTGTCGCATACCTGGTCTTGGTAAAAACGAGCCAGATATGTTAGAGTCTAATAGAGGTAATATAGCATTGTTCTGGTTATTTTTTAACCATGTAATGTTAATATTGATTCAACCGCGTCAAACTGGTAAGTCGGTGTCAACAGATGCATTAATGAATTACTTACTGAATATTTTATGTCAGAACACAGCAATTAACTTAATGACGTTAAACGACACTCTCAGAAGAGCAAACGTTGATCGTCTCAAACGCATTGGTGAAGAATTGCCTCTCTATCTTCAACAACGAACAAGAGACGATTTAAACAATATGGAACAGGTTAGTGTAAAATCTTTAGATAACACTTACACTACACATGTTGCACAAATGGCTGAGAAAAGCGCATTGAAAATGGGCCGGGGCTTAACTTCGCCAATATTCCATATTGATGAAGGTCCGTACCATCCAAATATTCGATTAGCTTTGCCGACAGCACTAGCTTCTATGGGAGCTGCTGCTGATGCTGCGAAACGACAGGGTACACCGTATGGCACTATCCTAACAACCACTGCTGGTAAAAAAGATGATGCTGACGGTGCTTTCATTTATAAAATGTTGAGCGAATCTGCCAACTGGACAGAAAAGTTCTTCGATTGTAAAGATATAGAGGACCTACATGCAACTATTCGTCGTAATTCTCATGGTGGTGTCTGTCGTATTAATGCCACTTTTGATCACAAGCAGCTCGGAAAAACCGACCAGTGGCTCAGGGAAAAACTAGAGCAAACAACGATGACTGGCGAAGAAGCTGATCGAGATTATTTTAATCGATGGACTTCAGGTAGTCAGACACATCCGCTGGCGGTAACTATATTAGAGAAAATCTCTAATAGCTACATGTCTCATCTTTATACTGACATTAGTAAACCTCATGGATATATTACACGATGGTATATCCCTGAAGATGAAATTGAAGAACGGATGAAGACAGGTAGATTTGTCTTGGGAATGGATACAAGTGAAGCTAGTGGAAGAGATGATATTTCATTAGTTTTAATTGACGCAGATACGTTAGACGTTGTTGCAGCGGGAACTTTTAATGAAACAAATCTCATTAAATTTGCAGAGTGGGTTTGTTCTATTTTAGTCACCTATTCTAATATCACTGCAATTATTGAAAAACGTTCTACGGGTGTTGGATTGTTGGATTACCTACTTCATTGGCTCCCACAATACGGCATTGATCCTTTCAAACGTCTATTTAATTGGGTTGTGAATGATCCTGTTCAATATAAAGATTATTGGAAAGAAATTCAAGTACCGATTGGCAGGCGCTCAAATGACATTTATGATAGACTTAAGAACTTGTTTGGTTTTTCAACATCCGGATCTGGGGCTACTAGTCGAACGGGTCTTTATACTACTACGTTACAGAATGCAGCTAAACGTGGTTGTGAAAAGATTCATGATAAAGACCTGATAGACCAGATTAAAGGACTTGTCACTAGGAACGGGCGTATTGACCATCCAGTTGGTGAGCATGACGATATGGTAATTGGGTGGTTATTAGCGAATTGGTTATTACATCAAGGTAAGAATCTTTCGTTCTATGGTATCGATAAGGTCATGACTTCTTTTGCACCTAAACCTATCGAAACACCATTAGAAACAGAACGACGTGAAGAACAACAATATATTAGAGAACGTATTGACGAACTTTATAACCTACTTACTGAAGAAGACGATGATTTTATTACTCTGCAAATGGAACATGAATTACGCATGTTGAGTAGACGTTTGATTCTAGAAGTAGGTGAGATTTACAGTCTTGACAACTTGATTAAGCAAGCGAAAGAGAAGAAACGCACGAGGCGTCGTGGTTATCAGTACGGACAAAATAATAGTGTCCAGCCTGATAATGTTTACTTCAATCCAGCTGGCTGTATATCAAGTGAACCTTTATCAGAAGCTGAAATTATTAGAAGGCAATAGCGGCATAGAAGCATAAATGGCATCGGATTATACCGATGCTATTTATGCCGTATACTAACCAGTATAATGCTTCATTGTAAAGGCTCTGAGCACTATGTATAACATCGTAGCAGTGCGCACGCTAGCGATCATTGACTCTGTCTTATTACCAGTAGCTAATTTAACTACTGTTTCCATTTTACTACGTAAAGAAATTAAAATAGGATCAGTGCTTCTAGACGACATGTAAACACCACGTAACTTATCTAATAATCCAGGAATGTCGGTCGTGTTTCTCACAACACCACGTTCTTGATTAAGATAATCAAAACTATGAATTAGTGTTTCATTTAAAACTTCTTCAATAACACCAACACCATCTTGTCTATAGTTTGTAGACATCCACACAAGTGTTTCCATGAATAACCTAGGAGACATTGTGTGCATTAGTTTTTCAATGATAACTACTAGTTCATTACGAATAAAAGAATTCTTATCTGTAATAATGGAGTTAAGATAACGACCATATGCTGTTAAGTTCTTAGTCTTATCACGAAGGAATACTTCACCATCATATTCCACTATTGACGAAGTGCTAATAATCCTACCATTACTATTTTTAACCATATCAAAAATAAAATAGTAGTTCTTTACAATATCACGAATACGTCCCTGTGAATCCGATAAAACATAAGTTACGTCTTTATCTACTCCCATATGCATAATAGCGTCGTAGTGAATACTTGGCTTGTTTGTAATAGGATCTATCTGTGAGCAAATTGATTCGGCTCTATTTCTTAAAACAGCAGCCCAGCTACCATACACCTTAATGGCAAACTTATAGCTTAGTTGAGCATATGCTGCCTCTGCTACTTGTCTATCTGCTGGGTATTTGAAATAATGATACAGTAAACTTGTAATGAATTTATATTGCAAAACTAGTAAAGTATCAATCATACCAGTTTGTTTTTCTTCAGGGGTTAAGTAATGACTATTTAAAATAGCATGACATAACCAAATACAAGATAGATTAAAAGTATCACTTGTAACTTTACGAAATTCTGGTTGTATTTCTTCTAGGGTTTCTAGACGCTCACCTAATGGACCATAATCAATACAAAGCACTTCATCGAACCAATGATCATAGTCCTGCGGCATGAACCTAACTACTTGCACACCTAGTAAATTACCACCAAAAAACTTAATATGGTCCTCATTTTTATTTACAAAGAAAAGTTGATACTGACTAATCTTTTTTAGTAAATGTTTATCGATGACAAGTTTAACACATTCCTCATCAAATATGCTTTTTATAGTTTCCATTATCGACCGCTCTGTTAGTTTACGTACGCGTGATTAATATAGTGAAAATTAACCCAATAGCGTAGCTTGGTAATGTACGTAATCTTCTAAGCTACTAAATACCTTACCACCAAACGCATCGATTAAACTTTCAATTGCGCTAGATAATTTCATTACTTGTTCTGGGTCATCGCTACTACATCCTGTACGATCAATCACGACGATATATTCGCTAGTGGACTCAGGTTGAGTCGATACGTCTTTTGCTATAGAAACTAGGTCCTCTTCATTTAAATCGTCTCTAGACACTCCATAGACCGTCTGAAACGAATCTGTAGGTGGAGCATCGTCTGATGCATCGTTTAGAGTACGAGAAAGTTTTTCCATTAATGCTGCATCAATAGCTTGACTTTCTAACGCACTAACTAAATTTTCGATTGCTACTGGATCTTGAAGAATATTATTAGCAGGTGGCATTGCGCCACCTACCTTAGTATCTTGTACGATATTAGTTTCTTCTACTGGTTCTACTTCACCAGTAAGTTTATCTTTTTTTGCATAGGCAATATTCAGTGCCTTTGTATATATATCAGACAAAGGACCTTTCATTACGATTGTTTGGTTAACACCATCGTTAGGGATTGTGTCTTGAGGGGCATCGTAAGCCTCGACGGCTAATCTCAATCTTAGTAAACTCATAGCGAATTCCTTTTTATTAAATGTAAGAACGTTCACAATAATAACGCTAATTTAATAACTAAATATAATGTTGTCATTTTGACAACACGGCCCAATGAGTAAACTTTAAAGGCTCCAATAGATTTTTGTATTGATTATAATAAATATAATCAAAATTACTTTCTTAAAATAAAAATCAATAATTGAAATATTAATTATCAAAAATACAATTAAAGTAATTTTTTACTGTCATAATCTATTATTTGCAGAAACTAAAACCTGCAATTATATAAAATGATCATAAGCGGTAAGCCTGTTGGGCAGTCTTCCCTTAGTGGATTTTGGGGGCGGAGCCCCAATAGTATACTTAAGTATATTAATTGCAGGTTGTAAAAATGACAACATTATAAAAATAGCCAAGTGAATAGCTTGGCATTTATGCCGTTAAAAACACTATCCTAGAATATCTTAGACATATATAATCTTGGTGAGATTGAGTGGAATTCATTATTCGTTATTGATTTTAAATTAAATAGATTCTAGATTTTTTCAAACATACGTAGTAGTTGCGAGTCTTGATAGAAATATCGTTACTCAAAACACTTTTTTAATCAATGGAGAATGTCATGAAAAACGTACACATAACACCGGAACAAGCTGACGCAGAAGTAAAAGAATATGAAGAAAAGAAAGGTATGAGTATACCAGTCTTTCTTTGTATTTTATCTGTATCTGCTGTTGTAGGATACGCGATTGGATGGAAGGTTACAAAAGCAATCATTGCCGCTAGAAGCTGATTAGTATCCTAGAATATTTCAGACATATATACCTTAGGCGAGATAGTAAAGAAGTATCTTGCCTAAGGGGTTAAATTATGTTTACGAAATTGAAAAATGTCATTACTGAATACGAACTCATGTTCAATGTTATCGGTGGAATGATTATCGGTTCATCCATCGGTAATCTGCTTTTCACAATCCACGAATCCTGTCATCGTTTCTAAGCTAAGGAGTCAGTCATGATTAAGAGTATTGTAATCTGTGTTGTGTCAGCGATTGCTGCGCATTACGCAATCGAGTATATAAACAGGACAATCGCAAACAAACAACAAGGTGACGCTGCATACTGGCGTCAGTAAGATTTAAATCTATTTCAATACTGGAGAATAAAAAAATGAACAAGATCATTGCTGGTTTGCTGGTAACCGGACTTACAGCATTAGTAAGTGCTGGTGTCTACAGTAAAATACAAGAACGCAAGAGAGGTGAGGAAATACGTGCTGCCGAAGATGCGCTAAATACTGAAGTATATACTGTTGAAATCGGTCTGAAGGACATTGCGTTTGTATCTGATGCCGCAAAGATTATCATCTTGCGTAATCGTAAGAATGCAGAAGATTGCAAAGCAGCTAGGGAAGCGCGTAAACAAGAGCATGATTTACATATTGCACGTATGGCGGCTGATCCAGAATACGCTACTCGTTTCAACGAACGTGCGGCAGTCGAGGAAATGAAGGCTGAGATCATCAATGCGATGAAGGCAGAAGTGAACAACGCTGTCAGAGACGCTACTCGAGAAATCAAGTCGTCGATGGATTCTAAACTTCGTCACCTTCGAAGCGATATCGAATGGGACGCTAATTGGAATAGGTACTAAGAAACAACCAGTGTATATGTCTGAGAAAAACTTGATCCTATAATATTTCAGACATATATACTGGAGGTGAGATTTAGTAGTTATATGGAAAGACACTATAACAAACTGTCACCAATGTATATAGATTTGATATTGCCAGCGAAAGCACAATACTGTCGTATGCAGGGGCGAGATAGATTTGGACCGGCAAACGCAAAGCGAAAGCAGCCTAAGCCTTAACGGTTTGCACTAACTGATAATGAGTTAAGAAGTAAGCAATCGGGAGCTTGCTTACTTCTTAACGCTCTTGAAGGGAATCCAATGTGTATCTAGGCGGCGGCCTCGTAAAACGCAACAAAACTTATTTCAAGAACATCCTGGATTATTATCCACTAGGCTATTAGCCTGAGGGTCAGAGAAACGGGTCACTATGCGTAGTGATATACCACTGCCCTCACACGAGTAGCTTTAAAAACCCACACCCTTTTATACTGGAGAAACAAAATGAATGCAATCTTGAATTTAACGCAACACAAAGCAACAAAGGACCAGCTGCTCGCTGGTTTGGTTGATGTTACTGGTGGGTTCCTGCTTCAACTCATAGCGCTGTTGACCTTTGACAGTATGCCGACATCAGTTTTCATTCGTGAGGCAGCGACCAGCATTGCTGATATAGCTGTCGCGCATAGAGAATACGCAAGAGCACTGGGTGAACCACCCATTACCTCCGCAATGATTGGAGGTGCGCCTTACCTGATGTCAGCGCTGGAAGATGCGTTAATCAAGGTCGGTATCATACCGATGTATGCCTTTACGCTTCGCGTAAGCTCTGAGGCAGCTACGGCTGATGGCGGTACTCATAAAGTAGCGGTGTTTCAACATCGTGGATTTATAGTACCAGAGAGCGCTGCCGTTTTAACGCGGGTGCCTAATACAACACTGATTCAAGACTCTAAGTTATCAGTAAGAGTCAAGAATAATCTTACCGACGAACTTGGCGGGAAGGTAACAGTGGATATGTTGTCGAAGATGAGCGACAACGATCTGATGCGGATAGCAAACATTGGCCGGAAGGCCCTTGCTGAAATCAGGAACTTAACTTCCTGATCTATCCGTGCTTACCGAGGGCCATTAGGACATATAACCTCCTTTTGAAAGCCCTCACGCATAAAACGATTTCCAGCCATTAACAATAAGGTTGGTTTTATTTATTGTTAATGGTCTTTTTTATTATTTACATTTAAATCAGGAGAATGCCATGTGGAGAGTTCATGTAACATTAGCAGTAGTTAGTATTGCTGGTGGTGTTCTTATTCTTAAGTATTTTGAAATGAAAAAAGAGTCTGAACATAAAGCCAAGATAAATAGCTATTGCGCTAGAATGGAACAAGAAGCAGAATACGAACGTAATATGGAACCAGATGCTCTTCGTCGTTATAAAGCAGAACACAATCTATAACTTAACACATCAGGAGTGCATCATGAACATAAAAGCCGTTATTGGCTTAGCCGTACTAGCAATAGGAGGTGGCGTCGCTAAGCTTTTTTCATCGAAGAACAAAGAAGAAAAACAAAAGAAAGTGCTAGATAGCACGATACCGGCAATGCGGTCTATTGTTCATCTGAAAATTATCTTGAAGGAAAACAATGGAGTTGGTTTTGCTTTCAGCAAAGCCGATATTCAAAAGTTTCAAGATCGTCTTCAAGAAGCTTATTTGAATGGCGATGAAAAAAAATCATCAAGATCACAAAAGAACTACACAGAGAAGTAGAATCACAATACTTCTTTAAGAAATAACTTAACTCGTATTTCAAACTATTTCAATTTCAGGATAATTACCATGACATCCGCAAAAACAAAAATCCTCGTAGCAATTGGCAGCGTAGTAACCTTGGCAGTAACTGGAATAGTAGCAACTGCTTTTCGCAATCGCAAGATCGCAAAACAAGTAGCAGAGCTGTTGTCCGGTGAACGTAACTGCGACGACGAAACAACAATGGAGGAGGCCAAGTTTCACACACAAGAAGCCAGAAGGCTCATGGAGGAGTTTGAAAGCAAGGTAGCCTCAATCATTAAAGAAAGTCATTCGGTAAGTGATGTTACGTTTACCGAAAACCTCAATCCAGCGTAGTTCGTAATTGTAAAAAATCTGTAGTAGAAGTACATGTAGTAAAGTAAGTAAGGAGCGTGTTTGAAAACTTGATCCTAGAATATTTCAGACATATATAACAGTTGTGAGATTTAGTAAGAATTCTCTTGCTTGATCTAAATTTATTACTCACCCAAAAGGAAAATATCATGCTGAACATCAATCTGAAGAATGGCCTCATCGCTCTTGGCGTTATCGTTGTTGGTGGTGTAGCTGCCTATTTCGCAAAAGACCACATCAGCTTTGGCAACAAGACCACAACCGCAACAGTAGGCGATGTCGCTACACCAGCGCCAGCAACAGACGCACCTGCAGCGTAACCCACAAACATCGGCAAGACGACCTGTGCCCTCACAGGTCGTTTAGATTAGCGATACAGCGTGATCGCTAATCTAAATAAAAAGGAGAGGACGTGAACGTTTTAATTGAGAAATTTATAGGCGGTATCGTCCAACAAATAGGTGCACAAATTGGACAGAAGATTTACCTAAAAGGTGAAGTCTTGGTCAAAGCAGGACTAGCTAAAGCCGAAGCTGATAAAATAGCACAGCGTGAAAAGATGGTAAAAGTATTAGTTGAGAAATCGACTAATGGAAAAACAATCGAATCGAAAGACATTAACTTAGGAGTATTATAACATGGGCAAATTCATCATGGGCGTTCTTGTTGGGTTTCTTGGATGTGCGTATGTGGTAACGGAAATGCGTCTCCAAGAAGAAAAGGACAAGAACACTAAGGAATCCGAAACAAACGCCGCCGACCTCGCGGCACAAGCCGTATCAAAAGCTGCATCAGCGGCATAAATAAAATCGAAGAGAATCTAACAGTTCTCTTCGAACAATTTTTTTTATAGATAGGAGTGTGCTATGAGCAGTTTTTCAAAAGTATGGAGTTCTGCTTATAAGCGGGAACTCAAAAAGAAAGAAGAATCAAAGAGCAAACAAACAAAGATCGTTAAGCCAAAGACAAAAGTCGTCTTTGTCATCTATCCAAGAAAATGGTTGGTTCATTTCGTGGAGTTTGTATTAACCGAAGCCGGTATGATTAATAAGGAAGAAGCCAAACCACAACCTGTTAAGAAAGAAGTACAGGAAGAGAAGAAAGCTGAACCTACGCCTATTGTTAAGTCTCCAATAGAAGAATCACTACCTGCTGGTATGAAGTTATTTGTACCAGAGCCAAACGAAGTATCACGGACAGTTACTGTCCTACAACCAAATGGGGATTCAGTTAGTTTTGATAATTTTGGCGACGGCAGTACAAAACAACATTACATGCCTGAAGTAATGCGATCAACACGACACACCCCAAGGACTACTGAACAGAAAACTGTTAAGGATAACCTCACGGATTCATTAACGATGAATTTACTGAATCGTTACCCTGAGATGCAGTTGTTTATTAAGAAGTTCGAACTCATGGGACCGATTATGTTCAGATATAATCCTGAATGGGAATCTCCGAACGGTAGCTTCGATAACCTGCAAATAGATAGAGAGACGTACAATTATCTGGAGAGAGGGGAGCAGAGGCATTGTTACGATCCGTATGGTCGCCGGATGATTATTACTAAATCTATTATTGGTTTAGTTGCTGTTTGGCAGGAGTACCCAGACAACATAGGGAAACCATTAGTACGATGGAGTGGACCATACAAGCTGCGTGCGGCTTTATTTGAAACGAAACATCTTCCTTATGGTTGTGTTTCATTAAATGAAGAACAGCTTAAATGGATGATCGGCACTGACTGTTCTAGTCAGTCTTTAAACATCGGGAGGATAGACGATAGCCTGATTCAGCAGTATAACGATTTACCGGTGAAGTACAGCTAGAGTGAGGAGGGGATGGAAGTTTACCCCTCCTTTATTAACTTATTATTTTTTTTTTATTTTAGCGCAGCATAAAAGCCAGGGTTGATGTCCTGGCTTTTATGTATATAGCATTTACTATCTGCTTCCACCTATCATTAATCTGAGCAATCTAGTGAATTGTTCAGTATCTTGCATTACCGCTACTTTCTGCCACTTCTCAACTAAGTAGGTACGATAAAGTTCATCTGCTTCAGCGTAGGTATCCACAATCTCTTTAAATCGACCTAATTGCATACCACCTAATAATTCGCCGACATCCATTTCAATAACGTATTCATTATAAATGTATGCTTTTACAGCTAAGACACATAGTTCTGAGAAATGCCTATAACTAGCTAATTGTAAATGAGAAAGAGTTTCATCATTTTCCAATATGCAACGTAAATAAATATTAGCTGGCAAAACAACTGTATCTCTTACCATTACAACGTTCTCACCAATCAATTGCACGCGAGCTGTTGATGTTACTGGTATACTGCCATGAGCATCCATTACAGCGCTACCTGTCTGTAACATGGTAGTGTTCTGTGTTCCAGCAGCAATACCGTAGCTAGATATTTTTGTAGGATCAGTAAATGTTATATTCTTAACTACGATAATACTACGTCCTTGAGTTAAAGTTTTTGGTATTCTATATACAGAAGTATAATCATCTGTACGGGTATACTGAACACCTTCTAAGTTAATAAAAGCTTCAGTACCGCCTAATAAATTACAATCTATCATTACACGTGGGCGTATCACGTTTCTAAGAATCATTTCATCTATACTGACAGGTAAATCTTTCCAGTTCTGAGTACGTCGAATAAATACGACGTCTAAGATAGTTCTTGGTATCCTAAACTTACACTCATCCGTTGCCTTGCTAAGTGCACTTAACATAACAATTCCTTTATTTGTTAACCTATTCGTTTTGAACCATATATCACTATAGTGAGGTATATACAATTCATCATAATATCTCATTAGATACAAATTTTACAAAATCGCTGTCTTCTATGCAAAGCACAACGTGTTGTTATTAATTAAAAAAGGAAAATGGAAATGTCGACGCCAAAAGGTGAAGTACTTGTTATTTGCTGTGGTGGTGCTGGTTGGAATATTGGTAATCAATTAGAAAAGCATAAAGGTCAGGTTGAAGATGGCTTTGCAATGCTGCAAGTTGTTTATGTTGACGCAAGTAAATCTAATTCACATAAGCATATCAATTCTGATAACTCCTATGTACTTGAAGGACTTGATGGGTCTGGAAAGGTTCGTCGTGAAAATCATGCTGAGATTAGCCGTCACATTCGCGCTATTCTTCAGAAGTTTCCATCGGCTGATCTTACTATTGTTCTGTCGTCAACAGGCGGTGGCTCTGGTTCTGTTATTGCGCCATTGATCATGAGTGAATTGTTAGAACAAAATACACCAACAGTTTGTATTGCTATTGGCGGAATTGAATCGGCTCTTGCTGCTGAAAACACACTGAAGACATTGAAGTCGTATGAGTCAATTGCAGGCTTGCGTAAATTGCCTGTTGTGATGTATTACGTCCAAAATAAGAACGTAACATCACGCGATGACCCAGATCCACGCATTGTTGCTGATCGCGGCATCATTGAAATTATCACTGGTTTATGTGTTTTGTTCTCCCGTGAAAATCTAGAGTTGGATTCTAAAGATCTAGCTCATTGGTTGAATTTCAACAAAGTGACTTCGTTCAAGACACCACAGCTCGTCGCGTTGTCGTTGATTGAAAAGACCGATGATATCCCTAGCAACATTGGAAACATTATCAGCGTTGCTACCTTGGCTGTAGAAGGAATGACAACACCGTTCCCAATCACTCCAGATTATCAATGTAATGGTTATATCCCAGAAAGCTGTACTGACACGCTGAAGGGCCGTATTCCAATGCACTTTGTTACTAGTGATGGAATTATTAAAGGTGAATACAATCACCTGTCAAAAATTCTAGCAGACGCGGCTGCGCGACAAAAAGCACGTTTAGCAAGTGAAAGCATCTTGACAAAAGTAGATCAGCCAGATACCGATACAGGACTTGTTCTGTAAGTAGTTCACTACCATCAAATTAAGATGGTAGTTTCTTCACAACCTTTTTTCCAATTAACTAGTCAAATGCTGCGGGGCGTTTACTAACGGCGGATTAAGGGTTGTGAAGAAACTTTAGGCTATATGCCGTTTTAATATTATTGTATAAAAAAACATAACAAGCTAATCATTTGAGAGTCCCTAGGGAGTTATAATGACTGTTGGCAGGGCAATTTTGATACAAGACATCCAAGAGTTTATTCATTACATAAAACCATACTTTGAACCTATACTAGAAGCATATCCAGCAGATGAAGAAGATATCGTCAAATGGATAATTGCTGAAGAAATAGAGATGACTTATAATTTGTTTGACATAAATCACATTCATAATCGTAGACCACACATAAATGTCAGAGATTATCTTGATACTAGCTTGCCAACTGGATTAAGTAAAGTATTTAGTTGGTATATAAAAGCACCACGAATTTATTCTGATCACAATGAAATTGAAATAGTAATGAGAGGGCGAGACCTGTATATTCAGTACTTCGCAGAGATGAAACAATTTAACTATTCATTTTATTTATGAACATCCCAGTAACCAGTACACTTATATTTAATCCAAAAGAATTAGCTTCACACATAGAAGAAAAATTTAAAGAATACTTGATACCTTTTGATAAAGGTATTTATATACGTGGTAAATCTGACGCTGTGTTACGTCCTGGTAATTACTATTATAAAAAAGAAAAGAAAGAAGATGGGACAATAGTCGAAACACCAATTATGAGTTTAAGTGATATTGTAAGTGAAGTGTTTAATCAATCTGGCGATATTGTTGTTACAAGTAAAAACGTAAAGCAGTTATCAGAAGAACCAACAGTGCCAACAATAGGTATGCAAATAATAAAAGCCTTCGTTCAAAAGACTTTAGATGATAAGTCAGCATGGTTAAATGTTTGGTTACACAGAGATCAAGCCAGTTATGAAGAAATATGGCGTGAGTTTATTAAGCCAGAATACCATAACGATGAAACTCTAAATGATATTGTAAATAACATCGTATCTACTTTAGTTGACTTAAGAACAAATATTATTAAATTTATTGACAAAGATACATGGTTGATGCATTTTCTAAAAGTAAATAGAGGAGATTACTACATTGAAAAGTGTTGTGATTTTAGAATATGGGACTGGCAGCGCAGAATAACAGAAGGCGAATGGTCATGAAAGATGATAGAGAATGATTAAGCCTAAACAAGTATTGCTCTCACTTGCAGAACCAGTGGGTGTTCTTAAACAAACAATTTCAGAATATGCTCAATATATAGCTAACACAAATAACGGCAGAGCAAACGGCCAATTGTCTTTATTGCAAAGTAACAACGCACTTAATTATAACGCTGGTGAATACATGTCGTTATTAGTGCATGAAATAGTGAATAGTGCAGTAATGATAGATTCGAATAAACGATTTCGACCATCTACGAAATTGCTTATTCAACAAGGATTAGATTCAGACACAGCCGTAGAGTTGTCTCTGAATATATTTAAATTAACAATAGATGCAATAGCAGCGCATATCCCAGAATTAACATTTGATAATCTAGAAGGATACAGTATGGATTTTTGTAACCTTAGAGATGTTGTTATTACGTTCCCAGTTGATTACAACGATTGATTTGTGAGGGTATTTAATGTCGGCATATCTATTACCTACCGCTGAGATACTAAGACAAGTTAAACAGTTTGATTCGGTATTCTCTTTTTATGAGAACGGAATAAAAGGAGTAATTAGCAACACCGTTACTATGAGTGCTGGGTATTTGTTTCTAGATTATCTTCAAAATAAGAAAATAGGAATTAAACACCCAGCATTTAGTCCTTTAAAAGAATCAATACTACAACAATATTCTCTTTCTAACGAAGCACGTTTAGCGGATTATTCTTGTTATCCTGATAATAGTTTACTAATTGAAGTTGTGGTAGACTTAATTGAAGAAGCTGTTAATTCAATGATGTATGGTATTTTTATGAAAGAAATATATGATGTTTCTATTGAACAATCTAAATGGTTTGGTAGTGATCTAATTGCAATTATAAAGATATATCGTGAATAATAAATTTCCGGATTATTTAATTATTGAACTTAAGAGCGAGCTTAACGCTTTTAGGTCAATAGTGTGTGAACTAGACATGCCTGTCATCGAAGCTGATGAAGCTTTAGTAAAAATAACAAATTCAATTAATTACTTACCAACCTCAACTGTTCGATTGACCTGTACCGCGTTCCTTATGAGCAAAGGTATAGGTCTATCTGAAAACTATGACAATGATAACGGTGCAGAAGAAAGAGTAATAAACGCTGTAAATAAATTAGGTAATCAAATAAAAAATAAACTGATTGCTATTAATGCTTATAGTGACAACTACTTTCCATACGCACTAAGGAGAATGTTAAATGCCAATACTATCGTATTCGAGAAAAATAAATAAAATAAACGAAATGAAATTACCAGACTATGTTATCCTAGATACTCGTAATCTAGTGAAATTTTTACGTACAAAAATAAAAGCACTTATAGAAATCGAAGTAACTGAAGAAGATGTATTGGAAACAATTTTTGAAGCAATGTCGTACGATAATAGCAATACAAATTTAAACATTGATGCTAGCTGTCAGTGTGCTGCTAGGTATCATCTTGGTGCCGCTTTTGCACAAGATGCCGACGACACCGCCGAAGCAATGTCTGAGTTTGCGTCAAAAATATACAGTGACTTAAAACGACTTAATGCTTATCGTAATGGTTATCTGTTTTATCAATTTGTTCAATTATTGGGAAACGACATTTTACTGACACGACTAGAACTACCTGAATGCTGAATATTAGATAGTGATGTAACATGCAGACTAATAAAGACGTTCTCATTATACTGAACAGTAGAGAATTGGTAAAAGAATTTTGTAATAAAACAGCTAATGTATTTGGAAGAGATGATGTGGTAGAGATTATTACTCAAATAATTTTTATCTTATTAGATGGGGAAGAAAATTGTTTTAATGATTTATCTAGACTTCCTGAACTTAATCGTATGCGCAATACCTCTTATATATCTGATCCTATTTTGTTTAGTCTTGTAAAAAACGCTACGCACATTTTGGCTATGGGTATATATAACGCAGTGCGTAATTTAGGCGCATACGAAAAAAATAGAATAGGGCAATTAGAATTTCCATACACTTATGATTGTATGTTAGGGAACGATATTGTTCTTAAAAAATTCTTCAATTAATAATTTAGGATCATCATGTCTACAAACTTTCAAATAGGTCAAGCGTACACGTTTAATCTATTCGCTGTTCCTGTGTTGGGTTCTGGTTATGTCGATGCTGTTGTTGATGCCGTTATGAACTATGAAATGGCTAATAGAGATAGACCTATTCAGGCGATACATGTGGCTGTTTATCCATCACTTCCGGTAGGAACACCAAACGATCCAAAGCAGTATAACTATATTAAAATAACAACAACCGCAGGAGTTTCAGTTGTTCTTGGTATTCCGTGGATTAACGATTCTACCGTGGTGTTAACTGAGACAAATACAATTGTAGCTACAATTACAAATGTTAGTCAAGCAGACATAGCGCGTATCAATTCTTGTTTAGTAGCGAACGGTTATAACGCGTTCACACTCAGTATAAGTTAAAAATGTATTGTATGTAGAGCAACTAATGTTTTTCAGTTATTTTTTATTGGGAACATTAATTGTTTGACAGTAAAGGGTTTGGCACACCCGGTTTGCTTAATAGTGGTTTTTACCTCCGTTGGATCACTGTTAAGAAGTTTTGTTTGAAATTTATCAAATGAAATAGTGCTAAGAGAGCATTAACTCCTAGGTTCATTAAGTTATATTTTTACTCCTTATATATAACTTAATGAAATGGGCAATGTAGCTTAGTCTGTGCATTTCCTCGTTATTCCTTTTCGGGTAGAGATGCTGAACAAGGCAAAGTTGTCTGAGTTAATGTTATCTTGTTGTGTGCGTCGCCGCACGTTATCTAGTGCTCTCCTCGCTAGATAATTCTTTTTATGGGTTCCGGTCTAAACAACTGGAACCCTTTTTTTTATGCCGTCTTCTTTTTTAAAGATTAAAAACTTTAAAAAATATCTACACGACTTATAATTTGCTACTGGAAAAAGGAAAAAACAACAATGGCCGATAACCCTTTTATTTTAGACACGAATGAATACGTTCGTGATGTTAATATTTTTAAACACTACGTTGATGACTCAGCCAGTTATTTAGCACATATGACCGGGAAGCCTTATGACGACTGTGTTAAGTTTGTGATAACATCTTTAAAACCTAATGGAGAGTTCGAATTTAAAGATCCAAAAATACATTATCTAGAACGTGGTCGTAATGGAGATCGTGAAAGAAAAGTAGGTAAGTTATCTGAGTATATCAATAGTGCCGTTAAAGAAAACGACTTGATAGCACCAACTCTTACTACTTATTTATCTCCAGAAGTTAAGAAATCATTATTAGTAGATTTTATTGATGGTAACGTAGCAGCACGCGGAAAAGCTAAAAAAGAGAAATTTGCTGCTAAATTAGCCGGTAATAAATTTTTAGAAGATATAAAAGAAAAAGAACAGATTAATAAAAAGCTTGCTAATAATTCTTTATCTGGCGCGCACGTATCTTCTTCTACAGTTCTAAATAACAAGACAGCACACTCGACGCTGACTTCTAATTGTAGATCTACTTCAGGATACGGTAATGCTAACAATGAAAAATTTATATCTGGCAACAGACACTATTGGTCAGCCGACATTACTCGAAATAACATTATCAGTATTATCAACCACAGCGATTATTCTGCTATAGAAAAAGCAATGTGCGAGTTCGGGCTACGCCATCCGTCGATTGAAGAAACAATTGAAACAGTTCGTTACTCCACTGATTTATATTGGAAGACTCGCTCACAACAAAAAAGAATTGATGACTTAATAAGAACACTGTCGCCAATAGAACGATCAGCTTTTGTCTACACAGGCGATCTTTATCATTTAATGAAATTTAATAATGACGCAGTAAGAATTTTCATTACAAAATTATCAACAAGAGTTAATGTGGTTCATCCTGATCCAGATTCAGCAATTAAGAAAGCAACTGACGATATTTGTAATTTTGCTTCAATGATTTGTGCTGATGATTTAAAGAAAGAATCAACAAAAGAAGTTATTAACGTTAAGGATGTTTCAGGTACACCCGCGTATGGGATTTATGCCTCAACAGTAGAAAACATCATAAACGTTATTGATGAATATAAGAATTTAATAAAAGCGTTTTGGGTTACTAAGAACGTACCGGCATCGGTTGCTTATTTCCCAGAAAGTATTCGTCGTTGTGTTGTTACTTCAGATACAGACTCAACAATCTTTACAGTACAAGATTGGGTGCTTTGGTATAGCGGAAGTTATGCCTTTGATCCTGTTTCAAATGCAGTAGCTGCGGCATTGATTTTCTTAGCATCGCAAACTATCACGCATGTTCTTGCTATCATGTCAACTAATTTTGGAATTGAAAAGAAACGTCTATTTCAAATTGCGATGAAGAATGAATTTAAATTCGATGTTTTTACCCCAACTCAAGTAGCAAAGCATTACTTTGCGTTAATTGGAGCGCAAGAAGGAAACATTTATAGTAAGTACAAATCAGAAATTAAAGGCGTGCATCTTAAGGCATCTAATGCGCCTAAACTTGTTATGGCAGAAGCAAAGAAATTAATGTTGTTTGTCATGAATGAAATATTGAAAGAAAAGAAATTAAGCTGGGATCAGATATTAAAACAAGTGGGTGATATTGAAAGAAATATTATCAGTTCAATCGCGCAAGGTAAGTTTGAGTATTTTAAACGATCACAGATTAAACCAGCTGAGTCTTATAAGCGGGGTGAGTTAACAGCAAACTACATGCAGTACACGATGTGGCAAGAAGTATTTGGCCCGAAGTACGGCATGGTTAATAAACCACCCTATATCGGTATCAAAATATCTGCTGAGGTGAATAGTCCAACACATACCCGCGAGTGGCTTCTGAATATGGAAGATCGTGAATTAGCGGCACGAATGGAAGCATGGATGTTAAAGAATGATAAACTTACTTTAGGTAAAACATTTATTCTTCCAGAAAGTATACTAGCATCTGGTGGTATACCGAAAGAGATTTTCGATGTAGTGGGTGTGCGTAAAATTGTTTCAGATAGCACTAAAGTTCTTTACATTATCCTAGAGAGTCTTGGCATTTACATGACTGATAAAAAGATAACAAAATTAGTAAGTGATTTCTACTGATACGAGAATTACCGGCATAAATCCCATACCTTTTTTGGTATGGGATTTATTATGCTACTCTTGCAATAAATTCAATTTCACTTGCTACATCAAAATATGCTTCAGTAGGCAAAGCTTGTCGTAACGCGCTATCTACACCATAGGAATTTAATACGCGTAATATACGATTTGTTTCTGTACCGTTTCGATCACCTTGCATGTGTTTTGTTACTGAATATAAAAATGAAAGAACATTCACTCTAGCAGTAACCAACGCCCAAAGAATTTGTCGTGTAGGAGATAAGTCTGGAAAATACATTAAATCTTCAACAGATTGTTCTGTTACTAACTGAATAGATCTTAATATGCCAGTAAAATCTCTCTGCATTTCATTCAGTTGTAAAAGTAAACGACTATGTACATAATCTACACGCCATGTCCAATCCATCAAATAAAACGAATGATGTTTCTTCGTGCTCCCAAAAGGAATTCCTCTTTGCATTTTATCAATGCGATTGAATATCACATTATCTAAATGTGACGTCATCATGTTAGGCAACACATACATCCTAATAAATTCCATGATGCTCTTCTCTGAATCTCCAGTCTCAGCACAAACTTCTATTTCATTTAAACGAAACGCCCTATACTGAACAGCTAACATCGGTATATTAATTGCAATTACAGCTATTCCAGTTTCAGTATCATTACTCTTGCCATCAGGAATATTCATTCCTAAATGTGATATTGGATGTCTTAGTACTTTAACAGGTGCTAAGTTTTCCCAATCGTCATGCGCTGCAAATGGATCAAAACTTTCATCATGTCCAATTAATATTTCTGTGTTACCGGGACCGTAAAATATCCCATTAAATATCTGCCCTCTGAAAACAGGACTGGTTAATTTTAACGCCATTGACACATTTAATGACCCCGCGTCTACATTCGCGTAATACCTTTCTAAATTCATTGATTGTGGCACAGTGATAGATTCAAGAATACGGATTAAAAAATGTGATGAATCAACAGCCATCGAGTGTGTCCTATAGAAACTAATAATGTTATTTAGATTTCTTCTTAATCCACTTCGGATATAGTTCCATTCAGGAAACTTAATTATGGCTTGTTCTACATTTTGTACTAGATTGAATATGTTTTGCATGTAAGCATCCAGTAAATTATTATCTCAACTATAAAATGAGGGTATCGGAATGATTGTATCCACCATCATGGAAGCTACGGGTGTAGTTCCGTCTTATTGCGGCACATGGAACGCGTCTGCAAATTGTCCCAATCTCATGTCGGGAATTGGTGAAATTGGAAACTGGTATAAAATAAGCTACGATGGTAAAACAAATCTTGACGGTATTACTTTATGGAAAACAGGCGATGTTGTTTTCTTTGACGGTAATGAATGGTGCGGTTTAACTTACAAGATGGTTGTTAAACAGTTAGAAAAACATTATATAAAAGAGGAAAATAATGGTTAATGATTGGAACGACGGTAGTGGATTTACCCCGCCAGATTTACCACCTAATTACTCACCAGAGGTGCAAGAGATTATTGATTTAGGTATGTTAACGTCATGTGGTCGTTGGGACGCTGAAGCGGATATACCTAAGCTGTACGATGATCCTCAACCAATTGGATACTATCTAGTAATTGATTATCCTGGTAGCACACCAATTAAATCGTTTGATAAAAAGACAAAAACAGAAATAGTGATTACCGATTGGAAAGTTGGAGATGTAATTATTTCTAATGGTAGACACTGGTTTAAGAGCAAACATGATATTATAGTTGGCTTAGGAATAAATTAATGAGATATTACCTATTTTGTTTTCTGCGATGGATTGGTTTCATTGATCATGATAAATTAGATAATAGTGATTTAATTAGTTTGTTATTAAAGTGTAAAAAGAAAGCACTACAAAAAGGAGAAGTAATGGATTTCGTACAAGCAATGCAAAAAGCTGATGAAATATTCGAAGAATATAAACGCAGTCATCCGATGTGGTGGAAACTTTTAGACGGGACACCAATTATAAATGATCTTAGTGTGAAGTTCGCTGAGAAAATACGAGACATCGTAGCAGCTGAGGTTAATAAGGCTATAACTGAAACAACTGCTAAAGTAACGCATTCTTTAACGTCTATTGCTGCAACTTCTATTTGTGATGTTGATGTGGAACATAGTGCAGATTGTGTTTGGCATGGCGAAGCTGTTAAAGATGCATCTACACCGTGCGATTGCGATTGTGCAGAAAGATGGAAAGAAGCTAATCGTGTTTATAGGCTTGAGCAAATAGCGCATTTAATTGGTAGTATTTTCTATCACAGCAACTTCTTTATTGAATCGCATAACGAAGCAATGTTAGACGAACTACTTAAACAAGCAGGTGCTCGTTACACAAATGAAAACCAGATTATAGAAGGTAATGAAAAACTAGCCATAGATAGAACAATTCAATACGAGTGGCATGGCGTTAGGAAAACAATGGCAGAGCGGCTCAGTAATAAAAAATGAACAATGAATATAATAGTGATGGATATTTCGTATTAACAAAAGATGGATGGCGCTATACTGAAGGTGAGTTCTACGCGCTTGGTGAATCTAAAGATGAAGCAAAAACAAACTGGAGGAACCAGAATAAACGGAAGAAAATACAACAAACTTATAAAGTATCATTTAAGTAAAAAAATACTAACTTGGTCCTATTGTATAGGAAATGACTAAAATCAAATCCATAATCCATACGCCAGCGTTAATACCGCTGGCTAGTGGGGCTATAATTGCATAGCACAAATATGGCTTTATTCGAAACAAATACAGTCATATATCACTAAAGTGAGCACATAGGTTTAATGACCATTGTGTTTGCGCAAACTACAATGAAATAATCTTTATAAACAAAGGAATAGATAACATGGCTATTAAAGACGAAAGTACTGGCAATGGTGCAGAAGTTCAAAACAACCCTACTGGTAGTTTTGCACCTAATCGTGATCATCAAACCAAAGCCGATAGCACTGGGTACAGCTTCACCAATCTGCGCAAGTTGTCACGGCCTGCATTCAGTCGCACACAGGCATCGGAAGCATTGAACAAGATCACCAAAGCAATGACTGAGATGATCACAGAAAAAGCCGATAAGAGTTTTGAAATCAATTTGGTTCCAATTGAAAAAGAACAAACACCAAACTTGTCGATTTCTATTTTGATTCTCGCTGTTCGTGATAAGCAGAACCCATTGTTGGGTGTTGCGTATCACTCGTTGTTGCTCGAAGCGTCTGCGGATATTCGCACACCTAAGCCAGAAATGATTAACGGTCAATCCGTTGAGATTCTCTATACTGCTGGTGATTCCTGCAACGATACTTTGAAGGGTGTTGTGCTTGGTTACGTTCAGCGGTTGTTTCCGCAAGACACACCACGTAACGCAGGTGCTTGTGTTGTTCCTAAGGACTTTAACGTTGAAGACAAATCGGCATTGCACGTATTGATTGCAAATGCTATTTTTGCATGTACTTCTGAGCTTGAAATTAATAGCAAGAACTTTGAAGATATCAATATTGCAAACGCTAAGAATGATTCCACTTTGTCAGTGCGAACACAGTTTGCAATGCCACAACAACAAGATGCGGTCGGTGCGCCATTGCGCAGTGATATCGTATTGGATTTTACCGCTGCACCAGTGCAGTCGCAACAAACACAACAGCAAGATGCTGGACGTGAAGCACCTATCGCGCGAATTGGTGGTTTCCTGGATATCTTCTGGGACCCTATCGTTGCGCCACAAAACTTGTACGGTATTCCAGATCCAACACAACAATCTTTTCAGCGTTACGCTGCTCGGTTTGTTGCAACAACGATGGAATCAACCGAACTGCTTACTATTCCAGCGCAATTATTGGCGCTAGTTCCAGTCGTTGGCCTCGGCGAAAACAACGCTTGGGTTCAAGGTTTCCGTCCAAGGGATTTTCCTTCTGGCGACGTAGACTTCCGTGATATCGGTGCTATTGGCATCGAAGTTAACTTTAGCAATGATCCAAGTGGCGTTGGTCAACGCATTGACACACATGCCGATAAGTTTAAACCAGAAAATCTCGGGCAGTTGGTTAAGGCAACAATTCGTCCTGGTCTTGTGGTGTCCTTGGATGTGCCGGAATGCGGTGCTCAGACCTGGTTCAATGAAGTATTCTCGGCAGCTGCCGCTGGGAATACCCAAGCAAATATCGCTATTCTTAAAGCCGCTAACGAGCTTACGAATGGTAACTTTGTAAAGTATTTTGATCCAAAGGGCCGTGTCGCAACTGATGAATACAATCGTATCCATCTGGGTCATTACACGAACTCTCGTGGTGAACGTGCAGACATTCGCGATATTGATTATTTGGCAGTGTTGAATTGTGTCGGCGCACAAGACCCAGGTGCAATTAAGTTGTGGTCTGATTCTTTTGCAAGCACACATATCCCTCTGCCGAAACGCTTGTATGAACGGAAACGTATCATCCAATCAATTTGCAATAACGCGGTATTCACAGGCTACGCTCGCCGCGTCACGTTTGAAGTCGGTTTCATTAACGCACTAGTTAAGGGTTGCCAAGAAGCTGGTTTGGTTCTGAAGCCTGTATACTCGTATCAGGATCTTGGTAATTACGAACGTGCTCGCTCACAGTTCTCGGGTCATACTTTGTTGACCCCTGAATCGAGCGGTATCTTCCGCAGTGGTTATAATCAAAACGCGACACCGTCTGGTGCAAATCGTGGTTTCAGCCGCTGGCAGTAAAGTAGTATAGCGGCATAGTGTAAGTAACAAAAAGAGTGAGAGTAAAATCTCACTCTTTTTTGCCTCTGATTTAAAATCCACAGGAGAACATCATAGGAATTTCACTGGAACTCGTAAACTTTGATGAACTGTTTTCAAAATATAGCACTAAAGAACCAATCATTATTAACAACGTATCAGAAGGTTCTGAAATAGATAAAGAAGCTTTTAATGCGATGATTTACACCAAATACAATACCGATCTTCTTAGTAATTTGCCTACTTGCGAATGCCAGGAAATAAAGGGAGAACATAACGTTGGTGTGAAGTGTAAACAATGCGGAACATTCGTAAAGGCACCTTTAGAACAAGATCTTGAGCCGTTAGTTTGGATTAGAGCGCCAGAAGGAGTGAGTAAACTTATCAATCCAATTGTGTTAACAATGTTATCCGAAAAGTTTTCAAAATCTGGATACGACATTATTCGATGGATAGCTGACAGTACATATCACCCAGCTGTCAAAGTTCCGGCAATTATGGAAACTGTACAAGAGCTAGGAATCCAACGAGGTTATAATAATTTTGTTGATAACTTTGATAGTATTATCGCATCGTTATTTAATGTAAAAGGATTCAGAGCAAAGAAAGGCGTAGAAGAACCTTTAGAACAATTGTTGAGAGAGCAAAGATCTTGTGTGTTCTCTGACTATCTGCCATTGCCTAATCGTTCCCTATTGGTTATTGAGGAAACAACCGTAGGAACATATGTTGATCCAATTGTAACAGGAGCAGTGGACGCGATCCGCACCATGTGTAGCATTGATAATTTATTGGCAAATCATTCCGTTAGAACAAAACAAAATAGGACGATTAAAGCAATTTATCAACTGTCTGATTTTTATGACGATTTATATCGTTTTACATTAGCTAAAAAAGAAGGAATATTTAGAAAACATGTATTTGGAACTAGATCACATTTTAGTTTCAGAGCAGTGATTTCATCGCTTACAGCGAATCACGATTATGATGAATTGCATGTCCCGTGGGGTATTGGAGTATCCGTATTAGGTATTCATTTAACGAATAAACTATTGCGTAGAGGATTTACTCCCAATGGTGCAAAAGCATTTCTAAACGAACATTCACAAAAGTATCATCCACTGTTAGATGAACTGTTTCAGTTGTTAATTAATGAATGTCCATACAAGGGCATACCTGTGATATTTCAAAGAAATCCGAGTTTGGAACGCGGGTCAGCACAAGCAATGTTTGTTACGAAAATAAAAACTGATCCGAACATCCCCACTGTATCACTTTCAATTTTGTCAGTAGTAGGCTTAGGAACATAAGTAATTCTATAGTAAAATAATATACTATTACTATAAATAATATTTATACAGGCCAGTTTATCAGTAATGATAAATGTAAATCCATTGAATTGCTGGAAACTCTTGTTAGACAGATTAACTAAAGCGGAGTGTGAAAACACATACGTCAATGTTTGAAAATAATCTGGTAGAGACAATCAGCAGCCAAGCATCTTAACTTAAATGAAAGAGCCTAATCGTTACCATGTAAATTGGTAACCATTTAAGAATGATGAAGGTTCAACGACTATCCTGTAATGGGAGTAGGAGCTAGTGGCTCCGAAGCAGTGGACATCCAAACAGATAAAGCTGAGGATGAAGATATAGTCTGTTCTATATAGAGATATATAGCAGGTACAACATACCGGGTTAGTGTAACGAACTAATTGGACAATAAGTTAATGCAGATTTTGACGGTAAACAAAATTGCTGTCTAAAAACCTTTTTAACTGTCTGGAAACCCCTGAGAGCTTTATTCACCACTGCGAGTCGAAAGACAAAGCCAAGGTTTTAAAAGAATAGAGATTGGGCAATCAGCAGCCAAGCTCCGTACAGGAGAAGGTTCATCGACTATCGCGTAAGCGAGTAGGAATCAAGTGATTCCGAAACGGAAGGCTATTCATTACGAATAGAAGATATAGTCAGTTCTTTATGGAAACATAAAGCAGGTATTCAGCATACCGATCTAATCTAACGAATTAGATGGACAAAAGGATCAGTTAAACGCAACATTATCAATCGATACATGTATAACGGAACAATTAAAGAATCTAGCTCCGCATAAATCAACTTTTGATTTGAATAACCCACGTATGGTATCGCGAAATTTATCGATGCCGAAACCAGTTGTCAGCACATTGGCTTCGTATATTCATAGCGACGACAGTGTTGTTGATCCGGTTAAGTTTCAACGAATGTCAGAATTACTTTTTGTGCAGTAATGAAAAAAGGAGAATCAATGGCGCAAGTATTAATAGGCGGTGCGCAAGAATTTAATGCTCTATTGTACTCGCCTAAACATCCTAGTACAGTAGACTTTATTAAAAATCAATTAAATAATTTTAGTAATACTCTTACCGACGCTGGGAGAACATTTCTACAAGATAGTTCTGAACTTATTGAAAAGTTCAACGGTAGTGAGGCAATGCGTTTATCACGTGTAGCATACAAGAAAGTAAGTAATTTATTCCAAAAGGATGTAATTAAACCACTATGCGAAGTGACTGAGTTTCAAATAGCACAACTACAAATGCAACGATGGATAATGGCTGAGCCTACTGTCAGAACATTGTATCATCAACAACGTATTGATGGGTATTCTGAAACATATGTAGACGTGCAGCCAGAAGCAACAGGTGACGAGCATTACGACTATCGTCGCGTAATGGATGGAATTGTAACAGATCTGCCAGTAGATGGGGATAGTGAAGCTGGGTGGTCTCATACACAGTTCATCGACGACTTAAAGGAAGGTGATCGTGAGTTAGATATAGATGAACAATCTGATATCTTGATAACATGGGCTAATGTAAAAGCCATCATTGATGCTGGAAAAGAAGACCCAACATCAGGCTTTGGTGGGATGATGTAAATATAACACTAACAGACTTAGTCCGTATTTTGGATTAGGTCTGTTTTTTTTTCCATACCCGATACATAATGTGTTACCCGATTATAGAGAATTAGAAAATGACATCTACAACACTAGTCACTGCATCAGATGTAATTACTACGTTCAGCACAGCCACTGTACCGGTCCCAACTTTATCTCCTGCTGGTTGGGTATTCGCCACTGCTGAAAAAGCGGATTTTTTGATTAGCCATTTTTTTGAAGCAGACTATATTCAATCATATTTGTACGCTGGTAGAATTTCAAATATACAATGGTTAATTGAACAATACGGTAACGATATCACTAATTTTAGTAACCAATTACGACGAACTCTTGACACGTATCTTGGACGTTATTATCAAGTTGTCAACATTGTTATCACAACAGATGATAATGCTACGAATTTGACAGATAAGGTTTCGGTTGGCATTCAGTGTGATGTTACAGAAAACGGCACTACTTATTCTATTGGCAGACTATTAAATATTCAAAATTCAATAGTGGAGACCATTGTTAAATTGAATAATACTGGGTCTGCTACTTAGAAAGTAAATCATGATTAACATTGATAAATTTGCAGAACAAAAACAAACTGGCGATAGTAACATTGTTACAAAACGATTAATTCAAATAGCAGAAGAAGATATTAAACGTTTACCAGAGCGTGTGTTTGTTGGTGTTTTCTTACCAGTGTTTGCTGGAGATGAGCAATTACACTACAACGTGAATATGGAAACATGGTTAAACTACGCTGGGAGTCCGTACAAGTCTGTTCATGTTGTTGATAGAAATGATAATATTTTGTTTACAGTTCCTCCTCTATTAAATAGAGAAGCAGTAAATCCAGTGAAACCGAGCGATTATAAGGTTCCTATTTCATCTGTAGTTACTACTGCCGGACAGATAGCAAATCAAAGTCCGAGACAAGGACTTCGTTATCTTACAACGGAATTGACCAAGCGTGCGCTTATCATGAAAGTTCCGGGTAATGTTTTAAAAGATCTGGCTATATGGAACAGTATTTTTACAAGATACGGCAGACTGCCTATTGTAGAGCTTACTGCCGATCAAAAGAAAATAATTAACAACACCACAGACGAAGTCGATGATACGGACGATTTTGAATTTATATCAGAATAAGAATTATTTTAACACTTCACGCAACGTTATGAGCGACCATGCGTTAAACAAATATCCTTCTTGGAGATATTTAAATGAAGGAACTTAAAATAGCAGTGATTTCTGATTTGCATCTTGGCCATAGGAAGAATCCTACAGCTGAGATTATTGAAAATCTTAAAAAAGCTTTTCCTGATAATGCTGAAACAGCTGAATTAGATATTATTTTTTTAGCTGGTGATGTATTTCACGATTTAATGAATTTATCAGATGAAGAAGTATGGGATATTAAATTCTGGGTAGCGCATTTTCTGCGACTATGCAAGAAGCACGATATTCTAGTTCGTGTATTGGAAGGGACACCTTCGCATGATTGGAAACAATCAGAGATATTTCCAAACACGAACACCTTAGCAGGCATTGGCGCTGAACTAAAATACGTTAAAGAACTATCCATCGAGTACATAGAGCGCTACGGGATAACCGTGCTCTATGTACCTGATGAATGGGAGACAACAACTGATAAAACACTAAGCCAAGTCCATGAACTGTTAAAAGCAAAAGGGCTTACTAAAGTAGATTACGCGATAATGCATGGTACGTTCGATCATCAGTTACCCTCGTACGTTAAATCACCAGTTCATAACGCCAGTGCGTATTTATCCCTAGTTAAGAATTTAATATTAATTGGACACATACACACCTATACACAGTTTGATCGCATTATTGCACAAGGTTCTTTTGATAGATTAGCACATGGTGAAGAAGAACCAAAAGGACATATTCGTGCAACAGTACGAGATAATGGAAAATATCAAATTACATTTGTTGAAAATAAAGGAGCAAAGAAATTCATTACTGTTCATTGTTTTGGTTTAACACTACCAGACACTCTAGCACTTATTGAAGAAAAAGTAAAGGACTTACCAGCTAACTCATTTGTGCGTGTTGAGGCAGATAGTGATAACCCCATATTTGAAAATATGGAAATGCTAATTAGACAGTTTCCTTTTTATAGTTGGTCAAAATTACCATCAAAAACTATAGAAGAAGAAAAATCAATTGTAGATAAAGAAGAATTATTTGTGCCGATTACGTTAACGAAAGATAATCTTAAAGGATTATTAATTGAACGTATGGTGAATAATGGCGCATCTGATTTAATGTTAGATGCTGCGAATAGTATCATGGTGGAGGTAGAATGAATACAGATGCCATTTCTAATAGGGCGGTAGGCCAGTATAATTTAAGCATTGCTACATCGTTGGCTAAAGAGGCTTTGTGCGGCATACATGAAGATTATCCTACGGAATATCCGCCTATAAAAGATTACCAAGAACTTTATGTCAACACGCGTACTTTATTTAGAAACCTTATGGGGAGTTTAAATAAAGAAGATGCAGGTCTTGTACTTCCAAATCAAGTAGCTGCTGAAATAGCGGTAGAAATGGATGTGATTACATCTATCGTAAATGACGTAACAAAAGGTAAAACTAAAGTAGTGTTCTATTATAGCGACTATGCTAACATGACACACTTATATAAACACGCTCAGTTAAGAGTAGACAATACTCCAAAACAAAAAGAGTATACAGCTTTTCATAATTTAACAATGAATATATTGTTAACTGAGCATCCTAGTGAAATCGTTAAATTTACTTTAAAGATAAAGTCACCTGTTAAAACAAAAGCTTTAATTTTAACACACTACGCTTATGATTTATTGTCTTATAGAGAATTTAATAAATTAGTACTGATTGAATCTCATACTGGTAAACTCAAAGACAGAGCACTTTGGTATACGAAATATTATCAAGGATCAAACTTATCTATGATTCCATTTCGAGAGGATCTTATTCAGGTATTTGGCGATAATGAGCAGTTTCAACCAATGCCAATTAAGGTTCGTCGAGAGATTATAGATATAGCTACCCATTATAAATGGAGCGCGGTATCAACATACGACAAGCTGTCTATGAGTATAAGCGCTATTAAAGATCCGTACACACGTGCTATTCTTCAAGAAGTATTAATTAGGAATGGTTAATATAATATACAGTAATTTATTACTGACATGACTCATAATTTGAGCGTCAGAATACAACATTTAATAAAAGGAAGTTAATCATGGCTGGTAATTATCAAGCTCCACCGCGTGTGAAAAATGCTTTAGATAACAATAAACTTAGTCTGTCAGTGAAGTGTCCTGGTGACGACTCAAAGTGGTCTAATTTGGTTTGGGGATTGTACGCTAATAACCCTCGTATTACCGTATATACAGGAGATCCTAAAGACACTGGTGAAAGTAACGGATACGGAAAAATTTCTGGTAATGTAGACGTGCCAAATTTCTTCATGCTTATTCACGGTATTCGTGAAATGATTAAGGTTCCTGTAACAGCACCAGTTGACGAACGTAAGTTTAGATTGGAATGTAAGAACTTTATTTTCCCAGGTGGGAAACGTAGTGAACAGCCTGTTGTTGTAAGTGAAATTTATGTTGGAAAAGACGATAATGGTTTGCTATGGATTTCAGTAGCATCTACAACTAAAGGACGCCCTCGTATTAAATTTCCTTTCCTGCCACAGAGCCGCTTTCATCGCTATGTGCATGGGGATGGTTCTGAGTTCCCGATTGCAAAGGTTTCTGAATGGTGCGCTGCTGCGTACGCGGACATCTTAACTGAGTTGATGCCGACAATGCTCGCAGACAACTACGAAGCGCCAAAGCCGAAAGACAATGGTGGTGGTCGCCCTAATAATTATAACGGCGGTCGTTCTAGCGGCGGAGGCAATAATTCCCAGGACGACATCGGCGGCGATACTGATCTCCCGTTCTAATTAATTGTAGTGAAATAAGTTCATATTGTAGCGGTAGAAAGTAACCCTGGCTCGGAAGGCTTAGGTTACTTTCTACCGTAGTTTTTAAGGTGATGGCAATACAAACAAATATAGTCATATATCACTAAAGTGAGTAGTATGTGTTGTGTAAATAAAGGAAAAACATATGAAACTTATAACAATTAGAACAACAGCGCAAGGTGTCCCAACAACCGCAATGGTTGTCCATAAAAGCGGACTAATAGTAAACGCAAGTCAATTAGAAGAACTAGCTGGTAAATCGTATTTAGATATTGACGACATAGTCAAGATAATTCGAGTTGACAATAAAGACCATCTTGGAAAAAACTTAGATTTAGTTATTGAATGGAATATTGCTTTATTTGATAAGGTATCATTCAGTGGTGATTTTGATATCTTTGAAGAGATTAATCAATATTGGTCACAGTTACCTCAGGTAGAACAAACTAATATATTTAAATGTTATTTGAATATAAAAGAAACATTTGATTCGGAATGGGACACAAACGAACTAACAAAAAAGTTGTATGTGTTGATTGAACAATTGTTTAGTTTTCATGATTTAGAAAAAGTAAAACATTGGTGTGAGTTTTATAGCTATATACAAATACCTCAGAATATTGAGGTTGAGTTTGTAGAAGCAGCTGATAACTCACGAACACGTGATCGGACTTATGATCAAAAAGATTATAAAGGATTGGTGGCACTGTCAATCTTATTGCGCCCGATGATACCTATTTGGGGTGAATTCATTCAGCGAACAAAGAAAGAAATTGGAACAGTATTTAAAGAGTATTATGCTTGTAGGTTATTAACAAAAACGTTGTTAATAAATTCAAGTGAAATGGAAAAGTTACGACGGTATGTAGTAGCTACTATTCCATCAGAGAAATCAAAATCATCACCGATACTAGATGGACTAAGCACTGAAGATTATCCAACGTGGATGTTGTCAATGGTGTTGGTGCGACGTTTAAGTATAGGCGATGTTAGGGGATTAGATCAAAATTCTAATTTAGCTACATTTATCTACAAATACATTGGACAGAGATCAAAAGGTCATGACAATAGTTTTATAGGTTTAGTGAAAGATAAAATTGTAGAAGGACAAAGCCAAGAAGGCGAAAACAATTTATCGAAACTCGAAGGTTACAAAATAAAACAAGAGATATCGGAAGGCGATATTATCACTATCGCGTATTATGCTCAAGACATAATGTCCCTTGCTTTCAAACTATGTCCAGATATTAAAATTGAATTATTGGAGCAATCTTTTTTATCCATAAAAGCACTTGAAACACAACAAATATACGACCCGCAGATTCTACTAACACAATGGGTAACCGCTAGAGTTATTCCTCATAAGGGTTTACAACACATTAGTAAGATATTGTTATTGGGTGTAATGGCAGTAGCACAAGCTGCTTTATGGCACAAAGGATATTTTGAATTAGCTGGTTTAGTCAGCGCAGCAGAAGAAACAAATAACGATGCACTTCGTGTTGATTTTGATTCACGCGCAAGAATCAAAAAGGAACAATTAGAAATACTCGATGCGTTATATCCATATTCAAAACGATCATCTGGTAAGCAGAAAACTGCTAAACGCACTAATCCAGCTGCTGAGAGTATTGATCTCGTGTCGAATTTATTTGTAGAACGTAATTGGAGACTAACAATACCCGATAGTTGGATAGCACAGTTGTATGGAAATAAAAATAATAGAAGAACAGTAGTATCGCATGATATTAAAATAAAGTTAGCTGATCTTGCTATTTCTCTTGCACAAAGGAGTTTTTAAATGTCTTTTAATCAGAGACCAGGAATTGCAATTACACGTTTGATAATTCATGAAACCGGCACGTATAACCAACAGTTTCGACGACCTTACAATACAAATCTTGATCGCTCTACATTGAACATTATTCAAGAACGATTATTTAATACAAATAAAATTGGACCAACAACAGTCGCTGGTATTGCTAGTCATTTTGTTAGTCCGTCTCCTACTCCAGAAGGAACGATCGACATTCCGAATGGCTGGGGACAGAAACGAATGCGTTTCTGTATGGAAGTAAGATCTGTATTTCCAGGTATCGGTAGTGAGATAATTGAAAACGTGATGGGTTATACCGACTACGATGGTGTTGCGTTGTCTGGTAGCGTTGATCCGAGAATGATTTTTACCGTTAACTCTATTATAACGGAAAGACGAACAATCGAAAGGACGCCTCTCGGTAATCAAACTCACGTGACTATCAATGATAATTCTCACGTGATTACCGATAATAGCTGGTCCGGTGTTGGTCAACAGGTATCAAATCACCGGATGCGACCTGAAGATATTTATTCAGTAATGACGCGTGATATGCTGCCGCCTGATTGTACTATGTATGACGAAAGAACCATAGCTAATAATCTAGCCATGAAATCAAGGCGAGCAAATGGTGTACCGGCAAGCTATATGGCTAATATCTTGCAGAGTTGGAAAAGCTCCGAAGCTGATACAAGTATTGGTTCTTCTCGTGGTGATATTCTAGAAGCCGCTAGAGATTATTCAGCAGAAAATATTGCTTCTAAAGACCCCTTGTTATCTGCAATTAGTAATGTCACAGGAAGACCCATTGGTGACTCTTTCTCTTATAATGAATTAATGTTACTTGACCCTAATGTTGATAATTTAGCAGTCGTTGTTTTAATGTCCGCTACAGAGAAAGCAACTGTGCATCAAGCAGGACTAACTGCTGATTGGGGTGGTTCTGATGGCGTTACGCATGCCGCGACTATTTTAAGTCAAGCAATTCCAGGTTTGCTTATGGAGCAAGGGCTTACTTGGGTTGTGTTTAAAACTACTAATCAATCTAGAGACGGTGTAATCAGTACAGTCGTTTTTGATGTACGTGGGTTTTCTGATACATTTGATCATAGTTTAGGTTTGCAGAATTTCATACGAAACATGGAATTCCAAGTGTTGCAAGATCTATCGTATTCGGGTGCTATGTCGTTCGAAATCTCGATGCAAATTGATCTACTTGGAGAAACATGGATAAAAATATCTTTGGACGGTAAACCAGAAGTAGATTACGTCACGCCATCGTTTTGCGATGCATTGACTGTTCCGGTAGTAACAACAAATGGTAGACTAGCTATGTCAGTAGCAAACGATTTCAGTGATCTGATGGGTCAGCTTAGACCATCTCCTTGTGATTTCGTTGGTAAAACTAATGGGAATATACAAACACCGTTAAGTTCCGGTGGTTTCGGTGTTATTTAAATAAAGGAAAAAAGCAATGGCAATGAAATTATTGGATTTGTATAAATCCATACTTAAAACAGCTGACTTAGTGGCTACTGACGACGGTTATGTGAATCAAGTAATTGGTGAATTAAAAACACCATTGCTTGTAAAAGGAAAACGACTAGTTCTTCCTACTCAAGAACATTTGGCTAATTCTAATAAGTCGAATATCGTGATATTCCATCCGTTATCGGAAAGTCTTTTGAAAGGCGAATCTGATGTCTTGGAAAAGTTTCGAGCATCATTAGTTGTGCGTATTAATTACGTGTTGCACGTTCTAACATTACATTTGTTAAAAATTGCTTCACACATAGACGAGCATGCGTCGTTAACGCCTGAACAATCCGATTTTCTGAGTCATGTTAAAAATGTCGATAAGAAGACGGTTGACGATTTCGCAAAAGTATGTGAACAGTTTGGCGAAGGTAATTCTCAAAAGAATTTTGTATCCATATTCCTAAAACGTGGTGGTAAGGTAAGAGGAACTACTTACTCACGATGTGGTATTGTACATTTTCCACTATACGAAGCCTTGACAAAATCAGAGCATGAGTGTTATGGTGTAAAGCTGCGTGTAAAAGATATTAAATCTTTAATAAGCTTGATGGATTATATTTTTCCAGGTATTGATAAGCCTGAAACATATAACATTGGTACTGAATCTCAACTTGCACCTTATCTTGATGCTTTGATGAAGACAGTAGGTGTCGTAGCTTCTAATCTGAACACTATCATTGAATTGTTTAGAAACACAATGGAAGATGAGGCAGATGAACTTCTGTTTGAATCTGAATGGGAAGAAACATTCGATAATATCGAAGTAATGAAATCAGAGATTCGCTTAGTTCCAATGCAAGCTGGTAACGAAGGTAAGTCTCTACATACTGACGTAGGAACCACGCCTGCCGCAGCAGCGACATCAGCTTCATTTGCAAGCGCTCCAGTTACTAATCTTCAACCGTGGCAAGTTCCACCACAACAACCACAAAACACATATGGCCAACCAGCACAATCGTATCAGCCTGCGCCAGTAGTTACTGAGAATGGTGGTTTGGATTTTAACTCACTGATTCGTTCTGTTCCTAGTTTGCGTTCTGTTATTGGCGCTCCTAATAACGTACAACAGTATCAGCAAGGTCAATCACGTAGTGGTATGGATAGACCAGCAGGATTAGGAGGAATAGGACGAAGCTATAACACTCCTAGTTATGGTAATAATAATTATGGCAATCGCAATGGTGGGTTTGGTGCGATTTAAATAATACGGCATAAATAGCATCTAATCCTTAAAAAGATTAGATGCTATTTTTTTCTCTATGTGGAAGCTTTTATGACATTTGGTCATTTAGAACTATACTGCATGTATTGTCACGGGACAATAGGTCATAGTGAGTACGTGTTTACCGGCGATGAAGATTCAGAAAACGGTCATGAGTATTGGTTTTGCTGCCACGCATGTAGAGATGCTGGATTACCATGTGAAACATTTCATAAAAATACAAAAGAATTAAACATTATGTAATTCTGTTAACACTAGTATACGACTGTCGTATCTTGTCGATATTTCCTTGGTAAGGAATTAATAGCTGTGTTAATTTCAAATCATTCTCAGACGGAGAAGTCATATCGTTCATTCGCATTGTTAACCAGTGTAAATATGGCGCAACACCATATTTAGAAAGAAGACCAAATAGATCAGCCTCGTACACATACGCGTCCATCGGAGCAACGTCAATGATTTGCGTCGTTGAATCATTTCTCAATAACGTCATGTGATCTTCTAGAACAACTCTAAACCCCGCATCGTAGTAAATATCACTACCAGGATTAAACATTAAACTATCGACATTCATAAGAGTTCCTCTTAATGTAAAGGTTTTTAGTGATATATCACTAAAGTGTAGTGTGTGGTAATGACATCATAAAAATAACAATAAAGATTATTATTTTTCCAAATTTATATTTAGTTGTTATAACACAATGTTGTACATAAAGGAAAACGTTATGAGCACTAAGGTTTCTAATCAGCTTTTTCGTGAGTTTCAGGGAGTTAATGGGTTAAACCCATGGAGGCAACACAACTCTAGTAGTCGAGAGCAAATGTTCTCGAGTCATATTTCGCAGACACTTGTTGTCAATGGCGCTACAGAGCGTCGTTGTCAAACTGGTGTTGAGCGTGAGTTTGGTAAATATACATTCAAAGTGAGAATGCCGTGCGATGGAGAAATCATCAAGATCATTCCACGCTATCGTCCCAAGATAGGTGCTGATTCAATTAAGATGAATCCTCAAACTTTAGTAATTTATGAAAACGCAATTACTAAAGAAGTAGGAATATTTAATTTGGTTAAGTATTGTTCTTATCACCAATACTTTGGTTTTGAATATAAAGAACAAGATGGAATTAGAAATATTCGACCAGGTGCTGCTATAGCAGAAGGAACCGTGTTTTTAGACTCACCGTCAATTACACCAAACGGTGGTTATAAGTACGGTGTTCAGTGCAATATGGCTTTCATGACGCATCCAGCGGTTTCTGAAGACGGTGTAATTATTAGTAGAGATGTATTAAGAAGATTTGCTTTTAAGACTTATGAGCAACGTACAGTTGAATGGGGCAGTAAACGTTTTGCTTTGAATTTATATGGTGATGAAAATAACTTCAAGCCATTCCCTGATATAGGGGATCGCGTTCGATATGACGGTATTCTGATGTGTCTTCGAAGCTACGATAAAGGATTAGCTGTAGTTGAACAAAGTGTTAGTGCTCTTATGGAGCCAGATTTTGTATTTGATAAAATCACATACGCAGCTGGTGCTGGTGGAAGAATTGTTGATATTCGCGTACAACACGATAGTCAAAATAGCGCACCTGACGCGGTTGCTGGAATGGAAACACAAGTAGAAAAATACGACTTAGCTAGACGTGAGTTTTATAAGGAAATTCTAGAAGAATATAATCGCCTGAAAAGCGATCGTCGTGAGAACTTAAGAATTACTCCTGAATTTCACAGAATGGTAGTTGAAGCACTATCTGTTGTAGATAGCGACCAACACCGGATTATTAAACTGTATCGCCAAGCACAATTAGATGACTGGCGTGTGGAGTTTACAATCGAGTATGACATTGAACCTATTACAGGATTTAAATTGTCAGATTGTCACGGTGGTAAGGGAGTTATCGTACACGTCGCTGAACCGGATGAAATGCCTGTGGATGAAAACGGTAATCGGGCAGATATCGTGATGGACCCTAATTCTACTATTTCACGAATGAATATTGGTCGATTATACGAACAATACATTAATGCGGCTAGTCGTGATGTTGTTATTAAAATAAAGAATGATATTCATCCTTGGTTCTTTGGTGCTACAACCGCTAAACACAAGACAACAATGGATAGTTATTCCGAGCATGAGATTAAAACAGTTCTAAGCACACTTGAACTAACCCAACCAGATTCCATAGATCGCGCTTGGAAATATTTGTTAGGTTATTATAATATTGTTTCTCCAAAGATGCACGTCTGGTTTACAGATGGTGAGTATAAAGGCCGTCGTATTGATCATCTAGCATCAGTTATTAAAGATGGCATTTATCTATATATGCCTCCTGAAAACGAACCAGAATCAGAAGAAATAATTAAACAATTAGAAATGTTTTATAAACCAGTGTACGGCCCTGTTAGTTACATTGGTAACTCTGGTAAACGCGTTATTACTAAAAATAATGTACGCATTGGCGGTGTGTATATGATTTTGTTAGAGAAAACAGGCGACGACTGGACAGCTGTGTCCAGCGGCAAACTACAACATTTTGGAGTATTGTCTCAAGTTACTAATACTGATAAACATTCACACCCATCTCGACAACAAGCAATTCGTGCTCTTGGAGAGTCTGAGGTTCGTATCTATGCAGCATACGCTGGTGCAAAAGTAACTGCTGATATTCTCGATCGTAATAATAACCCAGCTGCACATAAACAAATTTTGTATAGTATTCTAGGCGCTGATAAACCCACAGCAATTCAATCGGCAGTGGATAGAAAGATTTTACCATTAGGAGGAGCGAGACCGTTAAGTCTCGTTAAACATATTTCAGAATGTAGCGGATTGTCTTTTATATACAGAGACTATAAACCTAACTGGGAAAGTGATCAGACAGTTGTGTATAAATAAGTAATTTACGTATACTAAAAAGGAATACTAATGAAAATATTAGCAAGAACGTTACTTAAATATACAACTAAAGAGTTATGGGATATATTAACAGGGTCTTTTGATCTTGTATTCGATAACGGAGAAATCGTTAGCACGAATGATAGGGCAACGCTCTATAGTTCATATTCATGGGATTTTCATCGAGAATTTCAAGATACGCCTTTATTGCCAAAACACCATCTTACCAATATATTGGGTGATAGTAAGCGCCTTGGTTCTGATACTCATTTAGAGTTACTCGGCAATGCAATGTGGTCCGTGTATGATAACCATTTCGAAACACATCCTGAGGATAAATCAAATATTGAATTTGAGTATGATTTTAGGGATAAGTTATGCGAACGCATTTATCGTTATACGAATGCGATGTATAACGATTTATCCTATCGTTTAGAAGAATATGTCGTATCGCTAGATATAACAGACTTCATCGAGGTATTAAATAACCCAACAATCCGCGAAGCTAATACCAGACTTCAAGAACTCCCAAATCCAGGACAGAAGGATATAGAAGACACGCACAAAATTGTAAAGAGTGTTTTGATGAGCGGTAAAGAATTACCTAATAACGCTATATCAAAAGCATCTAGGTCTAATTTAGTAAGCATGGGACAAGTGCAACAATGCGTTAGTGCTAGAGGTGTTTTGACCGATGTTGATTCAAATGTATTTAGGCACCCAATTGTTCGTGGATTTGCACAAGGAATACGTTTGTTGCATGATTCTTTAATTGAATCTCGGTCAGCTGCAAAGAGTCTGTCATTTAGTAAAACTCCATTACAACAAGCCGAGTACTTTTCTAGACGTCTGCAACTGATGTCGCAGATCGTTTGTAATTTACACACTGGTGATTGCGGGTCAACTGAATATGTATATTGGAATGTAAGAAAAACAGAAAATAGAAAAGGCTCTGTTCGCCAAGGAGATTTGAAGCAGCTGATTGGAAAAAACTACATGGATGACGACGGTGTATTAAAGACCATTCATGCAGACAGTCATGAATTAATTGGGAGAACATTAAAACTTCGATCAGTTATACATTGTAGACATCCTGATCCGTATGGTATTTGCAGTGTTTGTTTTGGTCAACTGTCGTTATCTGTTCCGAAAGACACTAACATAGGTCAAGTATGTTGCACTGCCCTTGCTTCAAAATCATCGCAGAACGTACTATCGTTAAAGCATCTTGACGGTAGCTCTGCTGTAGAAGGGATTATTCTAGAAAGTGAACATCGTAAATATTTAAGAATTGATCCTTCTGATGAAAATTCATATTGGCTAGCGGATAATCTAAAAGGAAAGAAAGTACAATTCATAATCTTAGAAGACGACGCCAAGAACTTAACAGATGTAATAGAAATAAAAAATATTGATGACTTGAACATCGGTCGAGTATCTGAGTTATCTAAAATTAGTATTAAAATAGATGATGCCGATCCAATTGGAATTGACGTTTCAGTAGGTAGACGTTTAGCTAGCATGACTTTAGATATGCTTAAACTAATACGAGAAAACCGATGGACAATCGATGCTGGTGGTGATTACTATTTTGATATGTCAAATTGGGATTGGACTAAACCGTTTTTAACACTGCCATTAAAACATATCAACATGTCTGACCATAGTGGCGCCATAGCTGCTATGTTGGAATCTTCTGTTGATAAAATGCAGGAACGAGATAAGAATGTATCACCGGCATATGTACTTCAAGAATTGTACGATTTAGTTAATGAAAAACTGGTAGTTAATCTAGCAGTACTTGAAGTAGTGTTGTACGGGATTATGATTGTTTCTGCTGATAATAATGATTATAGTTTACCAAAGCCTTGGACAAGATCAGCGCTTGGAGTAACTAAGATGTCGATGCAACAGCGCAGTCTATCAACAGCAATGGCCTATGAAGGACATCGGGACGTGCTTATTAAACCGATGAGTTTTATTAATACAAATAGACCAAATCACATTTTTGACGCATTGTTATTACCATATGAAGTATTAGGAGACATAAGCTAGTAAGTAACGATAATGGTCAGGTAGGATTGGCCTACCTGACCATCTTAATTAAATGGATTACAGTATGGCTGAATTAACAATTGTAATGTCTAGTCATAATTTTGTCGTGACTAACATTACCCCTCGTGCTAGAGCAGCAATAGAAACGTTTGCAAGAAAATATGTTTTATACGGGATTGTTAAAACATCATACAACAGTCCATTTTCACGTGTCGCGTTAAAAGTGTTTGCCGCGTCTACAGCGGATAGATGTGAATTTCGTTTTCACATTAATCAACTAGAAGAATTTAAACGCCATTTAGAATATCATTATCTTACTGGGGATTTAGTTGCAGAGGTACAAAAGCCTGTACCTGTTCCTATAAAAGTGACGTTTGATGTTAAGTCTGAATGGAAAGATAGGGATTATCAAATCCCAGTAATTGAATATTTGGTAAGCCATAATCCTCCTGTTTTAAAATTTGTAAATTTAGCTACAGGATTAGGTAAATCGTTCTGTTCAATGAGAGCGATGCAAATACTTGGCGAACGTACTTGCATTATAGTAAAGCCAATGTATATTGAAAAATGGGTTCTAGATATGCGAAGAACCTACGATATCGCATTTGAAGATATATTAGTAATTAGAGGTTCAGATCAACTACAAGAATTATTATTAGAAGCTGAAACTGGTGAACTTGAAACAAAGGTTATTATCATTAGTAATAAGACGTTTCAGAATTGGATTAAGTTGTATGAAAAATTCAGAGAAGAAACTCTCGATATGGGGTATGCTTGTCTCCCTGAAAATTATTGCCAGCACTTAGGTGTAGGTATTCGTTTAATTGACGAAGTACATCAAGATTTTCATTTGAATTTTAAGATAGACCTTTATACCAATGTGCCGCATTCTATATCGTTATCAGCCACGCTAGTGTCAGACGATGCGTTTTTGAATAACATGTACGAAATTGCTTATCCCGCAGCGTATCGTTGTAGAGGCCCGGCATATAAAAAATATATTGCTAGTATGGCAGTTATTTACAAAGTGAAGAATCCGGATAAAATAAGAACAAAGGAATACAATTCACATAGCTATACCCATCATCAGTTTGAGCAAAGTATTCTAAAGAATTTTGATTTAACAAAACATTATTTTGAATTAGTATATCAAACATTAGAAGGCACGTATAAACAGAATTATAAGAAAGGCGATAAGGCTATCGTCTACTGTAAATCTATAGACATGTGTACCTTATTAACTAATTTTCTTAAGGATAAATATAAACATTTAGACATTAGACGATATGTAGAAGAAGACGTATTTGAAAACCTTCTTCAGGCAGATATTTCAGTCACCACATTAGAATCTGCTGGGACTGCTGTCGATATAGATCAATTGACAACTGTTATATTGACAACAGCTGTAACTAGTAGTCAAGCTAATATACAAGGGTTTGGTCGTTTAAGAGAATTGAAAGATGGTCGAACTCCAACATTTGCTTATTTTGTTTGTGAAGACATAGCTAAACATATAGAGTATCATGAACGTAAACGCGTATTATTGGAAGATAGAGCATTGACGTATAAAAGTGTATTTATAAGTAATGTTTTATAATGATAGTGGAGAGAATGAAAATTCTCTCCATTCATGAACGGGAAATGCCCTCTAAATAACAAAGGAAAATTATGCCTACTAGTTCAGATAAACCACTAGATGGAATATTGAATTCAATCGAGATTACTATTCTGTTGCGTTATTATAACGATACAACAGATTACCCACCCGCGTTATTTAATGACAGCCAAGAAGAATCCATTATAAGTAAGTTTGTTCATAAAGCAAACTTACTACAACCTAAAGATTATTCTCAAGCCGCGATAGGTCAAGACAGACCAAGATATGAAATAACAGAACGAGGGCGTGTGTATATAAATCATCTTCTTCATATCCCGCTTCCAGTAAAACGGACCCAGTGGGTAATTAATGGTTCTGTTTATTCTGGGGATAAAAAACAATGAATTTTCCAAAAGGCTTTTTTATTTGTCCAAACGGCACTGTTGTATATGCAAATGGTAAACCTTTTGAGCATGAAGACAAGCTTCGTCCTGCTGTAACTTGTATTTATTTAGTTGGTAATCTAATAAGAATCGAAGCTATTTATAACGATCAGTTAGATTTACCATGTTCTTCTGATAGAGCAGAAAAATTCATTATTGAAGTAGAAGAGATTTCTAATAAACAAATACGAGATATAACAGAAGAAGCCGAAGATAAAATTAGTAGTATTAAACTAATAACAAACGGCCTTCGTAATTGTTTTTATGAGTTTGTAAATAATCCTGCTCTGAAATCAGAAACAAAATAAGAGGAAACAGCGAATGACGACAATAGTTGTTAATGGTAAAAAATTAAGTAATGATGAAGTAATCGCCGTCGAACAAGCTATCCGTGCTTTCGTTAAGACAGCTAAATCCGATGTCGAAAATAAAGATTTAAAAAAAGGTTCAGCTATTTGGAACTTTGCCAATCATCGCTGGAAAGCAATCACTACTGTGTTAGAAATTATCGAAATGAAATAAAATTTACACGGTTAACTTTGTTTATGAAGTAACTCACTAAAATTTAACCGTGTAAATTATTCAATATAAAGGAAAAAGAAATGTCTATTACTAATACAGTTTTCCCGTCTGGTCAAACTACTACAGCAGCAGATAACCCAGTTCTGCCTGAAGTGTCTACAACAAATACAACCGACCCGGCAGTAGGAACAGTTGTTGATACTAATGAAGGAAACGTGTCTACAGCCACGCAAGATACAGTTGATACAACACCAGTGACTCCTATTGTAGAAGCTCCTGTGGCAGTTCTAGACACGCCAGTCCCATCTCAAATTGTATCAGCCATTGCTCCGGCTCCAACACCAGTCGCTGCTCGACATAACGTCATTCCTTTTACGGAAATGTCGATCGTTATTCAAGATGATGAGAATAAACTAAAAGATATTTTAAATCCACCTACTGATAATAAAAATAAAAACGAAGTCAAAAAAGATCTTCGTTATTTTATTACAGCTAATGCAATCGACACACTTAATGTGTTAAGTGGTTGGGCTGCGGGTACGTTACCACTGAATGTGTTTGCTGGAATGGACTCAAACGGCACTCTAAAACAACCAGTTATGTTTGGCCCAGGTTTTGGTCCAAAAGCCATTGTTGTAATTCACCATACTGGTGCTATCGTGCATCATCTTGATCAGGATGGCAAATTGATTGGTGTTCCAGAATTAAATATGCAGAGTACTTTTACACCGCAGGCTCCTGTTGCCGCTAGTTAATAATAGTTTTATGTTAGCTTACATTTTTTTTTCGTAAGCTAACAGTTATTTTTTTTTTTAAGGAAATTAAATGAGTGATGTTGCGTGCCCATCGTTTGTTGGGGAAACACTTGACGATCTATTTAACTACGGTAATATGTTATTAGATCAAGGAAAATTAGATGAGGCTATTTCTGCATACAGCGATGTCGTAGCTAGAGAACCTGGTTTCGTTCAAGCGCACTACGGCATCTCATTACTTCGTTCTTATAAAAAAGATGATCCGCATGTACAGATGTTGGAAGATCGAGTATCAAAGATATCCGGTTTACCAGCACCACTGCATGAAAAATTTTGGTTTACACTTGGTAAGATGCGAGAAGACACAGGTAATTACACAGGCGCATTTGAAGCGTATACAAACGGCAATAACATAACGCGTACAAAAGTTAACTGGAGTGATTTCTCAGAAGATTTATTGTTGAAAAGAACAATAAAAGGATTCACTAAAGAATGGATGAGTAAACGTAGTAGACCAATAAGTAATGAAGAGCGAGTACCAATTTTTATTATGGGAATGCCACGTTCAGGTACTACGTTAATTGAACAAATTTTAGATACTGTTCCAAGCATTCATGGAGCAGGTGAATTAGCGCTTGTGAGTAAAACAATAATTGATCAATTACCAGAAAAATCATTTGCAAAATACTTTCCACAAAGTGTATTAGATTTCACTCCAGAGACATTTAGATTAATCGGTGAAAACTATATTAACGAAGCGTGGGAAGTAGCTCCAAATACAAAATACCTTGTCGATAAAATGCCAGCTAATAGTTTCTATTTAGGCATTATGTATTTGATGTTTCCAAATGCGAAATTTATTCACGCTACAAGAGATCCAATGGATTCATGCTTCTCTTGCTATACGAGATTGTTTAAAGATCGCAATGTACCTTTTTCTTACGATCAAGGTGAGTTAGGTCGTTTCTATGTTCGTTATCGTAAACACATGAAACATTGGGAATCTATATTACCACCCGGTACTGTACATGAAGTAAGTTACGAAAACATAGTGATTGATACAGAAAAAGAAGCACGTCGTTTATTAGAATATATTGGTGTGCCGTGGGATAAAAAATGTTTGGAATTTTATAATAACGATCGAATTGTAAAGACTAGTAGTTTCTCACAAGTACGTCAACCAATCTATAAAACATCTTTAGCTAGATGGGTGAATTTTGAAAACGAATTAGATGTTCTTTATGAAACGGTAAAAGATTATCGATAAACATATAGCTGGGTACATTCCCAGCTATATGCCCTGAATGTAGAATATTTCAGACATATATAACGTATGTGAAATGTATTAAATAAATTTTTGTTATTTAACTTTAGGAGAATACAATGTGTGATTGTTCAAAAGGCCCTGTATCAACTTTGCCCGGTAGTCATCATCCGTTGCCGGTCGGAACGATGTGTGATGGATATAACTGCGAATGCGAAAAGCTAGCAGTGTCCCGTATACAGGGTGAAACAGATTCATTCTCGGCGGAATACAACGACTATTGTCAGTCTTGTCTGGCCAAGATGAAAGCGGAAGAAGAAGCTTATCGTCTTGTTCCGAAAACATGCGATTGGTGCAAGAAACAATCTGTAAGTTGCGCTCCGGTTAGAGACTTGTATGAAGGAACGGACGGTCCAGTTTACGATGTGTGCCCTGCGTGTCGCCAGAAACAAAATCAACGTGCGGATGAAGAGCTTGAATCTTACCGCAAATACGACAATTACGAATACGACGATTAGGAGATCAACATGCTGTACATCATTCGATTTAAAGGAACAGACAATGTCGCCGAAACCGCCTGTGACGGGCCTACAGTTTCAGAAATTGCAAACTTACTTGAGAAAAATAAAATCAAGTTTAAAGTAAGTAATAGTGCAGGAGTTTTATCGCAGGAACATTTTGGTTTCGGCGGCTACGAACACTGGTTATCAAACGCTGATGATAAATTGTAATATACGTTTACGCGCATAGGAAAATGACATGCATTTAACTACTTCAGAGTTCGGCGGTTGTTTAACCATAACTAAGCTGAAAGAAATACTCAAAGATTGGCCTGAGACTACAGTTAAAGGCGAACCATCAGAAGTCTGGGTAGGTGGAGCTAATAGTCTATCTTCACCAGTCATTGAGTTAGACAGTCTTAATAGCGCAGACGTTCTTCTTGGTTGTGGATCTGATCTCAATACAGGCTATAACACTGACGACGATATTAATCTTTATACTGCGTCGGATGAAATGAGAAAAGAGTACCATAATAAACTGGCGCGTGTTTATGCCATAAAGGGTACGCAGTTTTCTCAACTGATAAAGGACGTAAAGACAGACAAAAACGTTCGATTGTGTTTGGATGAACTATACGCATTCATCAGCAGTGGGGATATACGTCTTGCAAGCTTGAGCATTAAAACTAATATTGACCTTATTACTAAACACCCGGAGTTTGTTGAGTGGTTAACAAAACACGGATTAATCAGATAGGAGAATACCATGACAAAGAAGTATGTGTTAGTGACAGGATGTAAATACCCAGGTCAGGTATTAACCTCAACTGGTGCTTTACCGCACTCAAGAACTTTATGCTGAACAGAAAAAGGAGTCGATGACGTTTGGTGAAATGATGAAACATCGTGAAAGTCGTCAAAAAGATAAGGATGCTTTGGAAATGGAAACTCCAACTCCGAAACTTTCTAATAGGGAGGAATAAAATGTCATCAAAATCAGGTGCAGTAAAAATAAAGGATATCAAGAATGGAAAGATATTCTGGGAAGTGCCAGTTTATATCAACGGTGATGGTGAAGTATTTGTAAAAGAACCGTCTCGATTGGTTATTCTTACACGTCCGTTTCCAGATTTACCAGGAGATCCATGGATGTTTGGTTGCAGTCAAGTAATTGACGGGGAACGGAACGGCCTCTATTTTCCATGGCTGGAACAGTATGGGATAAAATCACCAGGGAATGTAATGCCTGTGTGTTCGCGTGATGGGCTTTTTAAGACTCAACGCGCAGCGCAGCGTTACGCTGATCGGATGGCAGATTATATTCCGATGTCTGAAGAGATTCTCGATGCATTTGACTTGGAACAGGAACAAGGCGCAGAAGAACCTTTACCAGGGGATAAACAAGTCATTGATGAGATGTCTGATGCCAAACCAATGTCGCTTGGCGATCTACTTCGGGATAAGTTTGCTAAAGAAGATATTAAGATGCAGGAATATCGAGACGTCGCAGCAGCGTGAAGAATATCAAAGGAACAAACAAATATGCGATGAAGCAATGCGGGCCGAAGCAATTAACGAAGCTCAGCATCGCTTCGTCGCTCGATGATTTGTTGAGAGCAAAAATAAACCAGGCGTAGAATCTCTTACGCTTAGTAGCTCTGAAGAACAAACAGCATTTCTTTCATCAAAACCAGAAGACTATTAAGGAGAGGGTAGCTTTATGACTGACGAAGATATTCAGACGTTGAAGGAACTTGCTTCAGAAATGCAATGCCACGAGGCTGTTAAATTTGTTCGTGGCGAGACAAGTTGGTCTTTAAAAGAAGCTGGTGGATTTGTTAGAAATATAATTCACGCTAAACCAGATAGTAAACTCGCTAGCTCATATCTTTCACTGCCTGTTGATTCTGGATATCGCACCCTGTTTCGATAATGTTTTTAATGAAAGGAAAATATAATGACTTTAACGGAACTGAAAGCGATTGTGGACTTAGCTTATTCTGACAGTCTGCAAAAAAATGAAACTGTAACAATTGTGGTTCAAGACCAAAAGAATTATTTGGTTCTACACGATCTCGATAAGGTCGAAAGAATTGAGCAGTATAACGGTAAAGGATTATTTCGTCCTGTTTTGAATTTTATTGCAATTACTTCTTATATTCCAGATACTATCGAAAGGAGAAATGATGGGTAAGTTAAATCGTGACGAAATACGTTACGCGCTAGACGAAGATGTTGAACTAAAAGCAGAACTCATAGGTTCGACTGACACAGTGACCCCAGAAGAAAAACGTATGGACGACATTCATTGTGCCGATCTCGATGCTGAAATGGATGCTGAAAGAGAAACTGCGCGTTTTGGTGGCGAATATGAATTTTACGAGGACGCCAATGAATATGGATTTCCACAAATGTATCAGCGTGGGGATTCAAGAATTCCTGGGGATGAGAAAGATTCACCTGTCTGCCCTCAATGTCATGCACCGACAATGCCTAATCGTGGGAACGGGATGTTGTGTTCTGATTGTCATCATTCATACATGGTCGAATGTGACCACAACTATGTCGATGGTTTATTTTAAGAGTAATTTACTGATCCGTATAGGAGTAGCGGGTCAGTGAGTGTGCTTTTATACCGTGTATAAAAAAGGAGAAGTAGAAATGTCTTTACATAAGAAAAGGAAAGTCACAGAATTTTCTGCACTGGGTAGTTTGTTACTAGGTAGTGTTGTCACAACTGAAGAAAATGGAGAAAGTATGAACTCATTGTCATCGTCTGTCGTTCCAGCTAAGCCTAGATTTACGCTCACTAGGGTTGAACAGCCCTTGGCCGAAGAAGGTTCCGGCGAAACCAGGTAAGGAAAATAACCCTCCTGTTGCAATTGTTGAACCAGCACCAGCACCGTCAACGATTTTGCTAATGCGCGATAGAATTAAATCAGCAATGACGGTGAGTGAAGATGGAACCACCACTATTCCATCTTCACTCTATCTTGACCTGATGCCTGCTAGCATTACTGTTGACGCAGTGAATGAATTTGACGATCACAATGCAAAGTTCATTACCGCAGCGACAGAGTCATTCGTCACCAACGAAGCCGAATTACCTTTGTCGAAGTTCGACTGCACTAACGTGGCCGTTTGGAAGATATTGAAAGCGCTTTCACCATTGAGCGCTGACGAGATCGGAATACTAACCGCTGACGTTGGTCTTAGCGCAGATGCTGTGAGGTCAGCGATGTCCGCATTATACGACGGTGGCAAAGGTTGGCTAACCCGTGTTCCTGGTGAGAAAGGAAGAAATGGTAAACATGTGTTGATGTATTCGTTAAAGGGTAATCCACCAATGCCAAAACAAACGACACGTCGCACGGTTAACCACGTTGTACCGGTATCGTCTCCTTTAGTACCAGTGATAGTACCAACACCGTCAACAGGTATAGCTTCAAATGTTGTGGACAATGGTAAAGTGATGCCCATTTCACCAATGTTTATATCTGGTAATACGAATCAGCCACCGCGCGCAACTGAAGCTGAAGCTGTTGTTGACGTGCCTTTTGCTTGAAATCTGCATATCGATAAAGGGTGCTTCTCTGACACTTGGTGAAGCGGAAGAAATGTTAGGCATTGGTAAGGTAGTGGATACGGCGCGTAAGGTGTCAACCATTAAATTGTCTGCTAAGATCAAAGGAAAGGAATTTGATCTGGCGTCACTTGAATGGATGTACATGTTTATGTGCACGTTCGCTGCTCTTCCTGAATGTCCAGACAGTCTGAAGCTTAAGTTGTCAACGGTTTTTAATGGAATAGACATGACTCCTAGTGACATGGACGACATCCACCTTGCGTTGACCAGGGTTGGATTTGATACCGTGAAGTAATGCGATATCGGTGAGATGTATTGCCAGAGGAGATAAAACTCCTCTGGCTTTATGCCTTATTTTTTTTGTTTATTATAACGGCATAAATGCCAAACAGGTTTTATCCCATTTGGCATTTGTAGTTCTTACACTTTATTGCGCAGCCGGTACAACTGCAGCAGGAACGACAGCAGTAGGTGCAGGCGGGGTCACAGGAGCTGCTTGAGCGATAGGAGCTACAGTATCACCAGCAGATACTGGAGCAGCTACAGGGACCGGTGTAGCAGGCACTACCGGGGCAGCGACCGGTGCTGCTTGAGGCGCAGAAGAACTCAACTTACCTTTGATACTAGTAAGCTCATTGAGAGTAGAAGTTTTAACAGCTTCCAAATCTTTTTGCAAAACAGCAATGTCTGTTTTTGCATCTGCTAGAACAGTAGTAACAGCGGTCTTGAATGCCGTCACATGTTGCAATAGAATGTAGATAACCAGTACAGCAATAACAATAAACAAAGCAATATCTAACGGAGTGAACATTTTTGTTTCCTTTTCAAAATCAATTAACTACAGGGTACTTCATAAAATATCAACTATAAGACATACTAGCATTTCTTATTCTAAAAAGTTCTGTCGCTTGACAAACATGCCCTTCCTGACCAAACATATCAGATAATCCACTAGCATTAACCAACACTTCTAACAAGATAGGATCTCTATCAATATACATACCCCATAGTTTTGAATACAAGACACGAACCTCTGACAGATTAACGACTTTACACGTTTTTTGTTTCTCTTTAGCAAGTTTAGGAGTTAACCCAGTTTCTCCATCGTCAAATACTTTTGCAGCTTGGTAAATCTCTTCTATGCATTTACCGCCATAAGGGCGTAATCGCGCATAGAAAGCAGAGAAACGTTTGTCTCCACGAGAACTGCATTCTAGAAATGGAGCCACACCATGCTTAACCATGATGTTAATTATTAGATGTCGTAGACGGACTTACAGCTTCTGCTACCGACACTACGGCTTTTACATCACTTACAGCATCAGCTGTAGCGTCAACGGTTTTAGTTACATCTGCTGTTACTTCAGCGGCTACTTCCGCAGCTGTTGATTTGCCGGTATAAATACGATAAGCAAAATAAGCAATTACTAAAACAACAATTAAACCAATGAATCCAAACATGATATTCCTTTCGAGCTATGGTGGATAAACAAATACATTTATTTTATACTGTTCTCTAAGTCTTTTAAAACTTCTTGGGCAGCTGTTTCTGTTGCGCCTTGACTCTTTTTACTTACCTCAATTAGTTTTCTACAAACATCACTTGGTAAATCAAAAAAATCTTTAATACTAATGTTGAAATGTTTACCAACATCAAATTCTTTAAATTGCTCTATTCGCTCGTACAGTGTACAACCCAGCGTGGAGTTTTCACTCCATTGCATAGCCACCAACGCTAATGGTTTTTCTTCAATCAATTGTTCATGATTGAAGATTCCATACGTCGTTTCGTAACGATCTCTTAATAAAATCGCTACATCTGATGGACATAAAATAGGCGCTGTTTTTAACAGATCAGTTAATACTTCTGTTATAGTAAACTTTTCACCAAACGCTGGGTATGCCACATGAATCTCAGGGTCGTGCGTTATGCCCGACTCTCTATCTGTTGTACTTTCTGCACGAGCAGGATAAAAAACACGGATAACACATCTAACGGCAACAGATGTGGGAAACGTGGAAGATTTGATTTATCTGTCTTTTCTGTAGCTGGAATAGCAACAACAGATATAGTAGAATCTTCAGTAAAAGAACGAATGCCTTTAAAATAATTATCACGAACTTCATCGCTGGATGTCAGAGCATCGATTGTGATATCAATTGTTTCAGCATCCTGAATAATGCCATTACCAGGCGATATAGATTCAACGAAATGCGCAAACTGCCGCATGTTTGTTGCTTTACCTTGATTTAAAATGTACTGATCTCTAACACCTTCATTAGGCGGTAAAGCAAATGCGTTATCAACCATTGTAACAATGTTATTAATCCATTTTTGACCGGATTGTAAATATTGGTCCATGTTTGGCACACGTAACGTCATCTCTAATTCTTCAGTCAGTTTAATATTTCGTCCTTTACCACGAGTGAATTCATCGCGATAACGAGTAAGCGCTTCTCTTGTCATTGTGTTACCGTGACGCTGTGCCATGTGTGCAACCTGCCATGGTGATAACGCGCTTGTATCTGTCCATAGTAGTTTAGTGAGGTTTAAACGTTCTTTAATAACTTTGTTTGGTTCGCTTTCCTGATCCATCACAGAACGCGCATACAAAAACCCTTGAGGCCATATAACACAAGCTATGCCCCATGCGATAGTAGGAATATCAAGACATGAAATAAACGTTCTCATTTCTGCTTCACTGATATCCGACTTGAGTGTCTTGTCGTAAATGTTTGCAATAGCAAAATCCATTAACCAACCGGTAAAGAATGAAGAAGTATTAGCAAACGCCAAACCATAAGTTTGACGACCTAACGTAATCTTTTCTTCAGATAAACGACGGCTAAGTTCTAGCAACATTCCTTCAGTTGGTGCTTTTAGTGTAATCCAAAAACCAGAATGCCATAACGGTATTTGAATAACGCTGCCAATGCCAAGTAACGCGCGTACACGGTGGACAGCTGCTTCTCCAGTGAGTACAGTGCTTTTATCATTGAACTTAGGCGACGCAGCATTAAGCTTTGTTTTTTCAGATTCAACAACTTGTCGGAAGTAGCTTTCTGAGCGATTTACAGTATTAGCAAACCAGTCATTGTACGGTACAGCGAAACGAGCAGCGTCGATTGTTTCAATCCAACGATCTCCTGTTTTAGTTCCCTCAATAGAAACGTTTGGAAGATTATTAATTGCTTCGTTTATTTTATCTTGCGTATCGGAAGGAAGTGCTAAAAGAGCATCTTCATTCTTATCTTTTTCAGTTAAAGGAAAAGAAGTTTCGTATTCTTGAATTGTGTTAGGTTTATTTTCCCCTGCGACTTCTTGTTTTTCATCTGTAGGAATAGGTTCAGTCACGGAAGCATTCTCAGTAACAGGATATGTAGTTTGAATGTCAGGAGCGATTAGAGGTTGCTCTTGATTAACGACGACGCCTGTCTTTACATGAAGGTGTTCTGAATGTAAATTATGGACGATCGGACTATCATTATTTTCTGTGGTCATTTTGTTTCCAATTATTCGACTATTTAATTCGGTACATTACAGAGATGTTGTTTCTTTTACTTCGGTAAACTCGACATCGACTACTTTGTTTGCTTCGATACGACGTTCGATATCTTCCCCAGTTGCTTTTTCAGCGTCGTTAATCTGCTGGGTAATTTCATCTTGTTCAGCAAGAGCTTCACGACCTTCTTCAGTTTGTGCAATGCGTTCGCGTTCTGCTTGTCCTGCACGCACTAGCTCACGTTCTGCTTGATCGAAGTGTTCTGTGATTTGAAGAGCCGTAGGCATCACTACTGCTTGATGACGCTCCATAAACAAATTATAGTGCTCATAGATCGTAATGCTGTGCATGACTTCATCAGGATCATGACTACCGCCTCGTTTATCAGCATGTGATTTGTGGATAGAATTTAATTCATCGTTCAAAACACTGAGATCATGTGATAATAGATTAATAAGACCAATCAAACTTTTCTTATCAGCTACCTTTTCTACCAATGTAGTGTTACGTGAAAATATAGCAATGTGTGCATGTTGTGCTAACAAGTTAGTGCATTGATTATAAATATCATTTAAATCATCCCAGCACGTATTATCTTTTAATTGATCTTTCATAGCCTTTTCATGGGTGTCACGGGCTACTCGCGCGTTACTTTTCTTCGTCATCTTGTCTCACCTATAAATATTAAAAAAGTAGTGGTTAGCCTCATGATTTGACTACCTTTACTATATGCAATGTGTATAAACCATACATGTTACTAAACGATTTAGCACTACTGTATTTTTTTAACCTATTTTCGAGGTCATTATGTTTGATGTATTGTCTAACTACTTAGCTAGTGCGGTAACACCAGAATTAAAAACAACAATTGAAGATGCACATAAAGCCTTTTATAAAATAGGTAAAGACGACTACCAAGATGGTTTTGAATCTATTCTAATGGTAGATGATTTAGTCGATGCTGGTATTACAGTACAATCAATCGTCCTATTAACAAACAATATCCAGCATCAAATATTAGAAGAACACGGTGTGTTTATTAACGACGATGCTACGATGCAAATTCGTACAATGTTTATTAATGCTTTATCAATTGTTCAGATGTATGATGATAAAGATGCGCTTTTACGTACCATCCAAATAGATGAAAGTCCTGAAGAAGTATTTGCTGAGATTGTTGCATTAGTTACTTCAAAGACAGCAGATGAAATATTACCATATATTCACTCAGTAACACATCGCGTTATTGGGCTTATTAAAGATCTAATCGAAGCCGAATGTGGTGGTGATATATCTGACGAAGTACGTGCAATAAATAAGAAACATACTGATGCGTTAAAAGAATTTATTAGTCTAACAAATAACCCCGCATTAACTATTGTTGGTTTAATCCATAACGGCCTAACCGTTGGTTATCCTTTCTTACTATACGCTAATACGATCGGTAGAAAGTTAGAAGAAATGACACCTGAGTACGCTGCGCAAGAATTATATGCAATGGCCTTAGCTAGTCAAGACGGTTGTGATAATCCGCAAGCTATTATTATTGATAATTTAGAAAACTTTATTAGCGGCATTGAGCACACTACTAAAATTATGAATATTGTTTCTGCTTATCAGATTCAATTACAAAGGAACACTCAAAATGGATAAGAGAACATTGTTTCTTCTTGCGATGAAACAAGAAGAATTTCGTCGTAGGGCTTGGGTATTCACTGCGTTTAGTTTAACACAAGAAGATAAAGAAGCGTGGACTAAACTACCATACGCGTATCGTTTAGTAGCAACGCCTACCGGATACTTCTTTGTTGACCCAAACAATAATAACCAATTGACTATTGTAGAAGACGCCATCCCCGGACAACCTCTGTACGGCATAAAGGAACATCTTCTTATTAGTGCTGGTGATGTACCTAATCTGGATGTTGAAATTGACACGACATATGGACGCCTATTAGCTAACTACGCGGTATTAGTATATCCATTTGGTAATAAAATTCCATATATTAATTATCAAAAATGGAAACCCGGAATGTTAGAAAGTCTTATTATCGATAGACTTAGAGATACTCCAGAAAATGACACCGATCGTGAACAACCTGGTCCTAGTTCAGCAATTTACGTAGATGAGTATTTGAAGTTTACAAATGCGTTATTTTATTTAGCTGGATTTTCTCAATTGTGCGTACCTGCTGCTACGCGCAAAACAATGACCGCTGCACCTGGTATAGCTGCTTTTAAAGCGCAGTTAATAGAAGAATATAAAGATCGTTTACATGACCCCGCGACTATTGCTAAAATAGATGCAGAACTAGTAAAGTTTGATCGTGCTTATTTGAAAGGTGATGAAGGCGAAGGTTTCTTAATTAAGGATAAAGCCTTTAATATCGTTCGTAAGAAACTCTTTGGCATGCTTGGTGCTGAAGTAGGTCTAGAAGAAAAAGTGAATGTTGATCTTATTAAGAACTCACTAGAAGAAGGTTGGGACGTCAGTGCTTTCCCAGCTATGAATAATTCATTACGTGCAGGGTCATTTAACCGAGGCGCTAACACGATGTTAGGTGGTGAATTGGTAAAATGGTTAATGCGTGCATCATCTAATATTGTCGTATCCGATAAGATCCAAGATTGCGGTAGTCGTTTAGGAAACGTTATTAAACCTACAGATAAAACATACAAGAAGTTAATTGGTTTTAGTGTAGTGACAGAATCTGGTAGTATTCGTGTGCCTGATGCAGAAACAGCAAAAACATATATTGGTAAAAAGATAATGTTACGTAGTCCGATGTATTGTAAACTAGATAAAACAGATTACTGCTCATGTTGTGTAGGGGATAGACTTGCAGCTAGTCCAAAAGGTATATCTTCTGCTATCACTGAGTACGGATCAATCTTCTTAAATATATTTATGTCCGCGGGGCACAGTAAAGGGCTAATGTTAGCTGAAATGGATATTAAAACTGCTATATTTTAAAAAATAAAGTAATTTTTTACTCGTTATAACCTTATATAGTATGTGAGTCAAATACAAATTATATAAGGAAAAATATGGAAATATTAATACCAAAAGAATGTAAAGAACATCCTGGTTTTTATCATGTTCCTGGGAACGATATAGTTGTTGTTAGCCCGGATGGTAAATTTATAAACTTACGAACAGGTAAGTTTATAAAACCAGGGCCTATAAATGATGCGTATTGGAAAATAAGCATTAATTTTCAAGGATCTACATTAAACTATTATATTCATCGTTTAATGGCTCTAACATTTATAGGTAGACCAAACCGACATTTAGATAAAAAATTTGAAGATTTAGAAGTTATTCACATTGATGGCGATAAAAGTAATAACACATTAACTAACTTCGAATGGCTCACTCCTTCTGAAAATAGTAAACACGCTATTTTAAATTTTCTATGGAATAAGAAAGTAGTAATGGCTAGACACATTCTTAATGATAGTGTTATGTTATTTCCAAGTATTACTGAATGTGCAAAACAATTTAACTTAAGCGTGAAGCGTTTTACTCGACATTTAAGATCTAAGTCTGCCGGGACACTTACTAAAAAATGGTTTGTTTTTAAATTTGACGATGGAAGCCCATGGCCTTTTTTAGATTCAAATGATCATGAAGAAAATAAATGGGATGTAATGTATGGTGCTTGGTATGCCACTAATGTAAAAGATGGAAGAATTGTAATTGGTAATACATTAGAAAGATTAGCCGCTGAACTTGGTTTATTTTTTTCATCAGTACAAACTCATTATGTGAGATCTGAAAAAGGAACGCCATTTAAAGATTGGATATTTAAATACGACGACAAACCATTGTTAGATGTGGTAGGAAGTTTACCTAGAAGAAGTTTACCAGATAAAGTAAGAGAATCAATGCCTCTTATTTTTAGATCAACTACATCAGATGAAATTTTAAGATTTGATAGTATTACTAAAGCAGCAAAGTATTTTAATGTTTATTCACCGAGACTTCTTTATGCGTTGAATAAACAAAATGGGGTATTTAAAGATTATAAAATTGAGAAAGATATTATCTCTCAATAACGAGGATGATTTTTATTAGGGGTAACATCTTAATGAAAAAAGGAATTAAAAACTGTATTAGCGTATGATTTGACTACAGGTAATTTGCTGTAACGTCACCAATTTCTGTTTTACAATTACTGTCAATATTAATGGAGAAGCAAAATGTCAGGTTCTACACAAACACCACTGAGCGGCGCAAGCACTGTAACTGAAACAATCCAAACAACCGATACTAAAGTAATCGACGATGGCGTAAACACCACAACCACCACTACCGTCACTAGTGAAACAATTCAAACGATTGTGGCTGCTGATGTAGCACCAGTAACTGCACCCGTAGTCGTTACCGATACCGCACCAGTTGCACCTGCGGCAGCACCAGCTGATGTAACGGCTCCTGTTGTTCTCGATAGCGGTGATTCACAGTCTCCTGCTACGGATGCTGTGATTACAGCCCCAGCTGCTCCGGCCACACCTGCCGCAGTTACTACACCTGCCGTAGTATCCCCAGATCCAACTGTAGCTGCTCCTGTAGACACGAGTGCGCCAGCAGTCATTGCCGACACTACTGCTCCGGTCGATACCACAACAGCTGTTACTCCAGCAGTAACTGACACCACAGCTGCAACAGTTGACACCACTGTAGCTCCTGTTGTAGCAGATGTGGTCGCAAGTGCTCCAGATACCACAGCTGTCGACCCTGTGACTACCACTACTACTGATGCACCAGCCACACCAGTAGTAGCAACGACACCGGCAGTACCTGCATCTACTCCAGCATCTACGGCTCCTGTAGCCCCTGCAAGTGATTCGTCGGTGCCTGCACCAGTTACTACTACTGTTGACCCATCAGCTACTGACAGCACTGCTACGGCTACACCAGTTGTAGTAGACCCTACTGTGGCAGTCGCACCCGATGCTAGCGTAGTGTCAGCAGCACCCGTGGCAGTTACGGCACCTGATAGCGTTTCGGTGGTAGCTGATCCAACTCCAGCTGTCGTTCCTGTTGTGGTCGACACTACAGAACCAGCTGCTACTGTGGATGCCCCGGCTAGCGCTCCTGTGGCAAGTACTGCTCCTGCGGTGCCTGCTTCTGATCCTGTAGCAGTTACTACTCCTGCAACTCCTGACGCTGTGGTGCCTGTTGTTACCCCAGTCACTGCTTCTACAGACGCAATTGTTTCGGCTGTAACATCTTCAGCTCCTACGGATCCAGGTGTTGCTGTCGCTGCTATCGTCGATACTTCAAGTGCTGCGACTGCACCTGATGCGTCAGCAGCAACAGTCGGTGCTGTTACAGCCGCAGCTGTTACTGTTGTCAGTGCTCCGGCAATTACAGATCCTAACGCTGTTGCTGCTGTAACGGCTGGTGTATCGGCCATTGTAAACGCTGCACCGGATGTAGTGGCTGATCCTAGTGTACTGTTAAATGCTGTTACTACTGCCGTAGCGGCTTCACCAGTTATCACTGATCCGTCCGCATCTGTAGCAGCTTCGACTGTTATTACGAACGCTGTTATTGCTGCTGCTCCTACTTTGTCTGTTAATGCTGTGGCTGCTTCTATTACCGCAGCTGTCGCGACATTGCCTCCTCCTGTTGTTACTACTGCTGTAGTTGACAACGGAACAGATACCACAACAACAACCACATCTGTGTCTACCGAAACTACGACACAAGTTACTCCTGATGTGGTTACTGGTCAATAATCGCTAAGTGAAAACAAAGCTACTGCTATCGCATAATAGTGGTAGCAGTAGCTTTTTAACCACCCATAAGGAATAAAAAATGTCAAGTTCCACAACTACCGCCCCAGCATCAAGCAACGTAACTACAAGTGACGATGGTCAAAACACAACTACTGTTATTGACACTGTCTCGGTTACAACTACAACTACGATTACCCCAAGTGCGAATGCCCAAACCTCTACACCAGCTCCTACAGATACCACAGCGAGTAATGTTCCAGATGTTACTGAAAATCCTACCACCATTGACACAGCGGTTACTGATACTGCGTCTGAAGACACGACTCCGGTAACTGACCAAAACGTGGTAGCGGCTGTGGATCAACCAGCCGCGACTACATCAACATCTGGAGCAGCAGATCCTTCGACGCTTTCCGTGACTCCTGTTTCGGAACCCACGACGATTACGCCAGTTACTGACGCTCCTACGGTAATTGCCACTGGTATTGTTGATGCAAGCGCAACAGTTCCCGATCCTGTAGCTCCTACTGCTGTACCAACTCCGATTACTTCGGCAGCACCAGCATTAGTACCAGTGCCGTCAGTAGGAAGTACTGTAAATGAAACAATTGCTTCTTCTTTAACTAAGGTAGGCCCGGCTGGTCAAATTGTTCTGAGTCAAATTAACGACTACATGAACAACATGCATCCGAAACGTGTATTGAGCATAGAAGAAGGTTCTAGAAATCAAGCTAGTTTTTATAAAACATTGATGCGTGCTATTAATGTTTTGGATGAAGACTTTAATGAAGTATTTTCAACAATATTGAAAGTATTTCATGAAGAAAAAGATTCAGTGTTTGCGGATACGCATGTGTTTCGGTTCTTTGATAACGTGCATCTGTCCTCTGCTGATCGTCAATTGTTTCAACGTATTTTGAATTTGTTGAAAACTACAGCAGATCCAAAGGGTCGCGTTTTGGCAACAAGGCAAGTTGATATTAACGCTACGGTATCGAATGGCGGCTTTAACGAACGTGCACGTCAGCGTGTATTAGCTTTCTTTAATATTCTGTAATTATTACGTAATGATGAACATATTCTGTAGAGGGTATTGTTCATCATTACGTATTTATGTCCTAAGGATAAACATGGAACTTACTAGTCAAGATTATCTTGCTCTATCGGATGAACTTAAAACACGTTTAGTGTTTATTCCACAGGCTGCCACAAAAGCATTGGTAGATGTATTATCGCTGAATGATGGGTTTCTAAGTAATGATTCATGTGTTATTAAATTCGAACGTAATATGTTTTACTATTGTTTATCTAGTAATAAAACAGAATCAGAAATGAAAACATTGAAATATAGTTTTCCAAATATAATCACTGAAAGACCTAGTGAGTATAGTACAGTAGAAGATGATTATCGGAGTTTAGCGATTGCTAAAAGCATTAATGAAGAATGTGCGTTAATGTCTACTAGATGGGGAATGTTTCAGTTGCTAGGATCGAATTATAGACAATGTGGCTATATTGATCCTGTTTCATTTGTGAACGACATGAGACAGTCAAGAAAGAAACAATTAGCTATTTTAGGTTACTATATTAAGAGTAATGTGCTATTGTGTTCTGCGCTAGACTATCTAGATTGGAATGATTTTATTGAAGTGTATAGCAGAAGTAATGTAGTGAAAGAAAACGCTGTCTCGTTATTGGAAAGACAATATAAAGTAAGAACTTCAATGCCTTAGAGCCAGATGTGAATTCACATCTGGTTTTATGCCGTATTCTAAATAAATATAGCCATATATCACAGTTGTGTAGTATGGTAATTTGAATCACTCGCATAAAGTAAACCAAGTAAAGATAGTGGACCACAACAAGAAAGTAAACCAAGGGAGTGAAGTGTATCAACGACCACTAGTAAACCAACTTGTTGAAGTGTATCAGTGAAATTTAGTAACCCGTAGAGTAATAGTGAATCAGTTTTGGAGATAACTCCAAAATTTTTAACGTAGTATTTTTAATAATTCTAAAAGGAAATAAAATGGAAACCACAGTAATCACGCCGTCAGCAAAGCCACAAAAAGAATACACCATTCGCGATACCATTCGTACAATTGTGCGCGGAACATACGACCTTCAAAAGGTTCGTATTCAAATGGGTAACAGAATCACCGGTAACTTCAAAGCCAAGCTCGGTTTGAAACAAGACGGTATGTCCGAAAAGGATTTAGCTGCACAAGACAAGAAAATGCTAGACGAATTACGTGCTGATTATAAACGTATTACTGATCCAATTGCCGCAATCGTTAAAGCAAAGAATCAGAAAGGCAAAAAAACTAAAAGCGTGACCAAAGAAGAAGAGTTAAGCGACATTAAGAAAGATGTCGTTTCTCTCGAAGTCGAAGAAAGTCTTATTGTTGACGGTAAGCTTCCTTCTAAGAATAAGTTTGTTCCTGGTGAAATCATTAGCACCTATAGCGAACTTACTCTTGTGCATGCTTATATCAGCATGCTTTCCCAAGAAGAAAAGCAATTCCGTGATTTGGAAGGTGCTTTGACCGGCATTCCACTTTATGACAACTTCTTGAGAGATGTAGATGGTGTAGGTACTGCTATGTCTGGTGTATTGATATCCGAAATTGACATCGCTATTCCGAAGTATGCGTCTTCAATTCACAAGTATGCTGGTCTCGATGTTGTTACTATCGGTCAGTATGTCGATGAAGACAAAAAAGAACATACCGTACCAGCACGGATGATTGAAGAAGAACTTGGGGATGAACGTAGTGCAGTTACAAGCATGAACAATCCGAATGAAGTATATCAAATGAAAGCACCGAGTGGCCAACAGCTAGTGCTAAAGAACGTCGGTCGTAGTCGACATGGATTCTGTCTTGTGAAAAAGGAATACATAAATAAAGAAGGTAATGTAGCTGAGCGCGATAGCATCACATTCAATCCGTTTTTGAAAACGAAACTGATTGGTGTGCTTGGTTCGTCATTCTTGCGTGCTGGTAAGACGTTGGTGGACGGAAAGAAATTGGGTGCTGCGTTACGGCTTAAGCTTGCGTTGGAGGAAGGATTTGTGCAAGCGAAGGGCAAAGGTGTCGAGAAGCAAGGTGATCAGGTAATGACGTTCTTGCAAAGTAAAGGGCATGTTGTTTCTGCGGAGCCTAGTGTGTATGGTCGGTTTTATTATGATTACAAGAATCGTATTGAAAACATGCCAGCTCATGCAGATAAGACAGATGGTCATCGTCACAACATGGCAATACGGTACATGATCAAACGGTTCTTGGTGGACTATTACGTCGCAGCAAAGACAGCGGCTGGGTTGCCAGTAATGCCGGAATATAGTGAAGGCAAGCTCGGTATTATTCACACGAAGAAAGCAGCGTAAATAGCTAAACTAGACTCACTAACTTACTGATGAGTTAGTGAGTATTTTCTGTGTTTTTAAATACAAAAAAGGAATTATCATGAGTATTCAATACACACCTTCTGAGTTAATTCGTAAAACTGGAATCTATGAACTTCCAACTTTTTTTCGTAACGTGAAAGTACTACTCGCGTTTTTGAATAACGCGAGTACGAAAGAAATTGCTACAGAGCTTAATCTTAATAGGAATACATTAAGAGCACGAGCTGATACAGCAGCACGTCGTTTATGGTGTTGTTTTTTTAACAGAAGAAGAAGAACGAACACAAACAGAAAAAGATTATTGGGATGGCTCTTTATCTCTTTTAAAAGAAGATAAAGAAAGATGGATTAAAGTTTGTAATGAATTAATTACACAAATATCTGCTATTGATATTCCTGACGATAAAGACCGTAATGAGATTCTTCGTGGTATCGATCTCATGGAAATTTTACTTGGTAATTATAAAGAAAAAATTACTATTCCAGCTTGGTTTGATCGTAGTAAAAAATCCATTGAAACAATTCAGAAACGTGTATTTTTTTATGTGATTCAAGAATTACCAGAAGCTAAAAGAAAATATTTAAACAGCTTAGGAGATGGTGATGATTATCATAATTATTTTAAATATGGTTACAAATCAACAAACACGATATGGGGTAGTTTTAAGTTTGTGGAAGAATCAGAACTAAAAATAATTGCTGATGAATGGAAAAAGGAATACGAGGCTTATAAGAAGCGGCATGATTATAGTTCTGAACCTTTTGAGAAAATGTTATTGTTCTTTTCGACTACTGAGAAAGAAAAACAAATTCAAGAAGCTATTCGTTTCCTTCAAGAAAATGGTTACGACGTTAAGGAGAAATAGATGTTAATAGACGCACACAGCAATCCAGGCCCAGCTATGTGGCAAGGACTTATGCTTCTTGTTCTTGCTATATGGATGGTGTGGCAAGGATATGGTGAAACAAAGACATCTAAACAGATGAAGATATCTGTTGTCATTATAGCGGTAGTTGGTATTACTTTGTTTGTTGTTATTAATGTTTGGTTGTAACAGATAAAGGATAGCATATGTTTCTTATATCCAAACAAGATACGACCATTGAATATAGATGAGAAGTAAAATGGCAAGTAAGAAAATGCGTATAGTAAAACACCAATACGCACGTCGTGTTAAGCACCAACATGAACGTGCAATTATCACAGACTATTTTGCTGCAGATGGAAAAACAGTTATTAAGCGCACATGGAGCATGTACGTTACCAGTGCTGTTAGTAATGTTGTAAAACACATGCTCGAAAATAAATATGTTAGTTGGAGTGCCGTTGTGTATAATGACTGGACCGGCGAAGAATACCGGACAGTGAAACATAGCGTAACTGGCCGAATTGCAATTGTCTAACAAAAGAAAATATAACGGCAAACCAATGATAAAAATTAAATTTGTAGATAGTAAACGCGAATGGTTTATTACATTTTTAATTTTTATTATTTTCGAAATAGTTTTATACTTTTACAAATAAAGGCGAATATGTCAAAAGAAGAAAAAGCAATACCTATGTTCACAGAAGATACTTTGCCTGAATTGCTTAGTACCGGACTTTCTAATATCGATGCTGCTACGTTTTATTTTATTATGTTAAAGCGTGTTAATTCAGGACTATCATCAGATGAATTTAGACATAAACTAGTAACAAGAGATGCAGAAAAAGATTTAACAAAAATACTAAATTATTTTCGCCGTAATAATTACACATTCACCGCCATAGAAGCTAGTGTAAATTGGCTCCTAGTTTTGCGAAAAAATGATGAGGCAATAGCCGATGCGTGCGTTATTATTAATATTAACGAAAACGTACTTACGATGAAGATGAAATTAGTTGTATAAAAGAATGGGTTAATGATGAGTTAAAAATTAACGGTTCGTTCATTAACACTGTGACCGGTGTAGATAGCTATGGCCATCTAGATACAGATCTCTCATTCTTAGAATCAAGTAAAATGCAGAAGGCATTACCTGTGTTTTATCCGTATATTAACGCTCCGTTGAGCGATTACTTTGATGCGTTTATGTCATCTTCGGAAAATATTCTTATTCTATTTGGAGAACCTGGGACAGGAAAAAGTACTTTCTTAAGATCACTTATCACACATCGTAACTCCACTGCATATTTGGCTTATAGCAAAGAGGCAGTAGAAGACAAAGAAACAGTAAGACAGTTTTATAGGTCAGATGCTAGTATTTTAGCATATGAAGATTGCGATGCTTGGCTCGGTTCGCGTGAAGGTGGCAATTCACTAATGTCTACTTTTCTTAATAGCGCAGATGGCGTTATTCAAGAACGAGGTAAGAAAATTGTATTCTCTACTAATCTTAACAGCCTTGATAAAATTGACCCTGCTCTACTGCGTAGTGGACGTTGTTTCGACATTATTAAGTTTGAGCTACTTACTGTATCAGAAGCCAATGATATTCTTAAAGTAATGAACTTACCAGAAAGAGATTTTACAGCTAAAGATAAATGGACTCTTTCTGAAGTATTGAATAAACCAAATCCATTTCAACAAACAATAAATCGTTATACAAAAAAACTAGGTTTCTAAAAAAGGAGAAGTGACGTGTGTATTACTCGACGCTATAGTAATCTTCTACCAATCATCGATAAGATAGAAGAAATTTTCTTAGAATTATTCGATGAGTTAAGTAATAACGAAGTAGACTGTAACACGTTCATCGAAGAAAAAAGAATCTTATCAGATTGGGAAATATCGACGATAGGTAAATACGTCGTAGGTGATGGCAGTATCAGAATTTTAAGTGGGTTAAGTATTAAGAAGAAATACGTGTTTGAACGCACAGCGTATATTCTGCAAGAACGTCGTGATAGATTGATGGTTATTTTAAATCGTAACATATCGCAGTCTAATAACAATGATGATAAGATTAGTATGAAATATGAATTCTGGGGAGAAACTGATCCTAATATACCATTATTGATTACTAACTTCTTATTGGCCGGTAACTATCCTAACATGATTCAATATAACGAACCAGTTACTATTGACGGTGTTGTATATAAAAACGTAAAAGAAGCAGCAAATATTTTAAACATTAGCCCTCGTGTATTGAAGGCGCGTATCGAATATAAGGAGAATGACAATGAAATTAACAGAACTGAAAATAGGATTTTGGCAGAGTGCGGATGAGCCACATTAAAAAATAAAGACAGCATAAATCCAGAGTCAAATAAGACTCTGGATTTATGGGTTTCTCTTTTTTACTAAAGCTGGGTTACTCTTCCTTATTGGTTCACAGTATATATCTAGATGGTTTTTTTAAATTACTAGCCACAGTATTTCCGTGGTTATATACTGGATTCTAGAATATTTCAGACATATACTGTATGTGAATAGAAGCAAATCTAACTTAAACCATTGTTAAGGAGATTCACATGTCCAACACACAAGAAATGTTAATTGCAAAAGCTAAATTTTATCAAGACAAAGCGATTGCGTTAAGCAATGTAATGACAGCTTATGCGTCAGTCCCTGGTGTAACGTACGCGGAATGTACGGAACGCGAAGAAGAAATAAAAGAACTGCTTCAAAAAGCAGAAGCTTGCTTATTTCAACCCGTTATGTCATTGGAAGATGTAGGTAAAATGATGAAGGCGCGCAGAATGGAAGAAGAAGCGCGTCGAAAACAGCGCTTAGAAAAGCATGACTATAATCCAGTCTTTGATATGTTAATTTAAGATTGTAATTTTACTAGCCGTGTAAAAAATGCATTAAGAAGTGCTCGCATTGAAGAAGTTGGAAAGCTTATCCAACATACCGAAAATGATTTACTAAGCAGGGATAACTTTGGGAAGGTGTGCCTTAAAGAAATTACTGATTTCTTAACTGAGGTTAATCTAACACTTGGTACAGATGTTGGTGATTGGACACCGATCAGTGAATATTAGAAATAACAGAATAAATACATTAACGGGATTTATGAGATCCCATTAATATTTATTCTACAAATTAACTAGGAGAAACGACATGAATGAGATTCGCTCTAATAACAACAACGCCCTTATCCATAAATACAATGCTGGCGCTTACACACAAGGTAGCTGGTATCGTGTCTTGTATCATCAATCGAACGGAACTGCTGCTTTAGCAAAAGAACATAGTATCCCTACTTGGGTAAAATCAGTAGAGTTGTTGTTAACACCAGCGAACTATACCGACGAACTCACTTGGGGTAAAGTTAAGAACGTCAGTATTAAAGTAACTTCCAGAGACATCTATAAAGACACAGAAATCGTCGGGACTTTGCCTCCTGAAATATTTGGGATGATAAACAATCAGATACCTGAGATCATTGTTTTTTCATTACTACATGGCAATCATTTGCCATATATTGACTGGGATCGTTGTGCAGATGACGTTACTGTACCTCAAATGCCATTTGGTGTTCCGTTCAAATCGATCTGCAAACAACCAATGACACAGCGTCAGTATTGGGCAATGCAAGTAGCCGTTGGTGGCGGTCCTGGTCTTTTGTTGGATGATGTAAAGAAAGACTGGGAGCACCATGTGAAGTGGCACAATGATGCTATCAAAACACTCTGTGGTGAATTTACTTTTTAGAGGCAATATGTCGTTTCATAACGTAGTAGCTTTGGCGGAAGTAATGGAACGATATACGAAAAAATCCTTACTTCCGACTGAAGAATTCAAGTGTAAAATTTGGAAAGATGGTTGCACAAGCGATGCTTTATGTTTGAGGTTAGTCAAAATGCAGTATCGCCGAATCATCGAAACGCGAATCAAACATACTAAAGTAGCCGCTAAACTTAATGGCCACGATTGGTATATTGATGCTGTCATTATAACCAATACACCAGAGTAAAGGAGAGCTATCATGGCGATGAATGCCTATGAATATCTGAAGAATCTGCACGAGACGTGTATGTTTCAAACTCGTGAAGGTTTAAAGACTGGAACAGCATCGAATGGTGAGTTAAAACGCTGGATTAAAAATAGCGTACTTTCCATCAATGGGTTCAAGATCACTGATCCAGATGAACTGATTGATTACCCAATTTTTCGTGTTACTTTATTTACCAAGCAAAAGATGGTAACATTGATGTAATAACTCTAAAAGGAAATAAAAGTGGAAAAGATTATATCCAATACGTTTATGCGCATTGGCGATGAAGTCGAAATTCAAATCGATGATGAACGCCGGGCATACGGCAATTGCACTAAGCTACCAAACGGTACACGCGGTAAGATCGTCGGTTTTCGTGAAGTGATTTCATATAAAAGCCGTGTAAACGGTTTCAGAAAACCAGGAGTATACCATAGCAACGGTATGCCGCGTGTTAAGTTTTAAGATGGCACTGACGATTATTTCGATGGACATGAACTCGTTTTTGTCGATCCTACTATAAAAGATATTCGGATGCAAGAATATCGAGATAGTGGGCTAGACTCGTCTGCTGACTCTATTCTATTTAGCGATCTACCAAAACTTAAATTTTGGGAAGGGGATATCGTCAAAGCTGTTTTCAAAGAAACGATGCACATTCCCGAGCATATCCCTATTTGGGAAGGAGAAGGTCTTCTTAGCATTATTCGCGATATTAGCTATCACAATATTGCGTCAACACGCAGCGACGGTTCCCCTTACCCATTTTATCAAATCACTTCGAACGAAGGTCAGTGTTACTCACAAGCAATTTGCGAGAGCGAACTGACGCTGGTTAAGCGTGGTAATATTTGGAAGCATTATCACAATGAACCAATCGTTTTCAATAACATTGAAGATGAAATCAAACTTGCAGCGCAACTCGGCAAAGTGCATGAAGTTCGGAACCCTGTCAATGGGTAATATAGCTGGTCATTGAATGAAATATTGCTGGCTGCAAAAGCCGGAATTATCGATGGGTTTGTTGTATCTAACGACATGTTCGGTGCCGGACCTAGTAATAAGACAAAACGTTTTGATGATCGGGATTTGGGTGAACGCGTTCGTGCTAAAACGCTAGCTGGTTTTAGTGAAGAAATAAAACAACTTTAATTTAAGAAGGAGAGGATTAATTTCCTCTCTTTTTTTATTTTAAATAAAGGAGAATAAAATGTCTATTAAATTCGGTAATGACTATTCAAGGCGATACTGTGTTGGTTATCTTGATCTGTTTGACCAAATGTCAGATCTCGAAAAAGAAAAGAAACTGATATACGCAGAAAAGAATATGACAGAGATAGCTGCGGCTACTGCTGTTAGCAACGGGTGTTGGTCTGAGTGGAGCATCGCTAAGATAGAAGAATCTCCTACGGAAGAATCTCAACGATTCATTGAAATAGAAATTGTCGATAAGAAAAATTCTATTTTCTTTGGACTGGAAGATCCAATAAAAACAACTATCGTAATAACGATAGAAGCTTGGCATGCCGCTTTGGTTAAAGCGTTAGCTTGTAAAACATAACATCCAACTTAGTCAATAGGAGAATTAACATGTCGATTACAATGAACTGGCCTGCTGCCGAATACTATCTCGGCGATAAAAGGTTTGGAAATAACGATGTAGAAAATATTATACCACCCAGTGTTAAAGAAGATTTGATTCAGATCGCAGCCGCTGTTGTAACAAATAGTGATCTGTGGGCGAATCTTCGTGCTGGTTGGCATGTCGAACGTTTGGCAAGTACTGATCTTCAGGATGAAGTCGCCATAGATTTACGTTGTGAAAACAAAGAACATCTATGGCGCGGTGATGCTTTAATTATTAAACTCCGCCTCAAAAACTCTGTTTGGATTAAAGCTCTGTTCATGATGATCGGTTAAAAGTAAATCACAAGCTCGCATCGGTTCAAAAGTAATTTTTACAACATGCCACGTAACGCCGTTGTTAGCTTTGATAAAGTCAAATAAAGGAAAAAAGAAATGGAACCGACAATAAAGCATATAACTGGCTTATTCATTTTGTATGCCATTTACATGGGTATTTTCACAATGATGGCAAGAAGTGGGAATCCTTATAAATACACAAAAGTTAATTTGGTTGGCAGTGCTGCCGCTGTGCTTGGCGTAATTGCCGGTGTTGGTTATCTTGTTTATGTAGCTATTTTATTAATAAAAACTTAGCGACTTAACTCAAAGAGTAATTCACAAACTAGTATAGGAGTTACTGTTTGTGAATGTGCTTTTTATAAATTAACTTAATAGGAGATTACCATGAAAATGGGCATCATCGCTTGTGTAGATACTTGCATAGATAACGGAGAGTATCTCTCCTTAGTAATACAGAACAATGTTTATCTCTTTCTATTGCAGAAATGGATAGTGGAAAATCATCCTGGCCACGTTACGCTAAATGACCTTCACATAACTCTGGGTGTTTCGCCAAATCGTAACCACACTAACCCTGTGCCGTCGTTCCACGGCATGATTGAGTTATGCCGTGAAATAAAAGTAGTTACGCGTGAAGACAAATCATCTTCGTACATCGAAGTGACTGATGCTTGCAAAAACGATTTGTTGAAATACATAACCGATATCGAGAATACCTGCTTTGATGGCGAACGTTGTGTATTTGACCCAGCACGTGTCTTCCATATTAGTCTGACAAACCTTACAGGTGAACCTCGTGGCTCCATCGCACGTGTTTGGGAACATACACCAACTGTATATACTTTATAGGAGAACAACATGACACAACAATTTGTTCAACTTTCACCACAACAGATACAAGAAATTATCGATAAGGGTTTTGTTATGGTTCGTTGTGACACAAGACATGTTATCGATTGAAAAAACTGAACTCGATCGTCTGATAGAAGATAAAGACGGTGAGTTTTCTAAAGCTATAAATAAGGAGAAATGAAATGAGCATTACCTGCGACTATTGTGGAAAGAAAGCAAATGTAAAAGATTGTCCTCCAAATGTGCACTGGTTTGATTGGATTATGGATCAAACTCGTGGTAAGGACGCAATTGTAAATATGCCAACATAAACCGGTGAGGTATCGGGTATTTGTTTCGAATGTCTTGAAAAAGTATTAAAAGAAAAAGAAAAAGAACGGGGCTAACATCATAAAGCCCAGAGGATTTCCTCTGGGCAATGTGACTATTTTTTTGTTACATTAAATCATTTTTACCAATCAACCCTACTTTACGAGCGTACACAGTTAACCTAGGTAAACGTTTTCTCAATCTCCAATTCTTCGCTACCATCATCGCTGCTTTGTATCGCAGTCGTAGATAAAAATAAGAGTCAGGTTTAGGCATGTTCTACCGTCTTTTCTTTCTCACTACGTATAAATGCTTGTAGCAATGTTTCCATTGCAGGCATGCCGTATAGTTTATTACAAATTTCAACAGCATTAGTGTGACCTGAAGATAAATTTATAGTGCTCATTCTCTGTGCCCGTACAGGTACACCAACAATACTAGTTAGTTCTTTATGCGTTGTTTCTTTCGAAATATTGAAGGCTGCTCCGCCATTTGGGTAACTTGCACTGACATCTAACACTTCTGTTCATAACATATCGTAATTATGTTATCTGTATTAAAGTAATACAGCTATATGTCGCCATATAGAGCAGACTATATCTTCACCCAGACAATAACTTCTTATTGTCTGGGGATCACCGTTTCGGAATCACTTGATTCCTACTCGCTTACGCGATAGTCGTTGAACTTTACTCATGCTCTTTCGAGTTTAGAGTCTTAGCTGCTGATTGTCTCTACCTAATCATTTTCAAACATTGACGTATTAGTTTTCACTATCCGCTTTAGTTGATTAGTCTTACGAGAGGTTCCAGCAATTAGATGATTATTTTTCTATAGATTACTCTATAGGCTGACCTAGATTTTCTTCAAGTTTAAAAGTTTTAAGAATGTACTTACCATATTTCCCACCCTTGGAAGCCGCTACTTGTAAATTACGCATATCAATTCCAAGAGCTTCAGAACCTTCTCTTACACTAGTAAAGAACATTTCTTCACCTGTATCGATTTTGGTTAATATAAGACCATTTCTTGGATGTAATGGATGTTTTTCATATATTTGTAAATGCCTATGGGTATGGTTTGGCCATGGACCTAAACATTTTAAATATTGAAAATTCCAGCCGATTATAGGTATTTGACAATTATCACGTAAATGTCGGGAAATTTGTGAAGGTTCTACACCGGTGGATTTTTTACCATTTTGTGCTCCGGTAAAAATAATACATTCGCCAGTGAAAACATTTCTAGCAATGATATCAGTACTATCAGTACTATACGTAATCTTTACTTTATTTAAATCGATCTCTGGCCAAGCTACACCGTCGTCGTATTTAAACTGTAAGAAGTCAGGGTACACTCTATTAATAGAATGTTCACTGTCTAATCTATGTCTGACTAGACCAGTATGTGGTTGCCCTATATCACGTGAACATTGTGTGATTGTAGGGTATCTTTTTATCTCACCTGTTTTTAGATTACGCATTAATACAGCACGAGATCTACTAGCCCTAAGACCATTTTCTATAGCGTGAATGTTATTCTCACTATAGGTAGACCATTCTAGATTATCGAGTTTGTTATTAGTAGGATCGCAATCCCTATGATTAACTGTAATTTCTTTTACATTACTGTTATATATTTTAAAAACAAAACACATAGCGCGATGTTTAAGTAAAATACTAGTTTTTCCATTTTTAACTTTAGTGTGGTATAAGTATCCACCTTTTCGATTATTAATACCATTACTTTTTTGGCTATACCAAGTTAAAATTTTACCTCTATTAATATTAATTAAATCACCATTGATATTAATAGCGTAACCGGTATAAAACGGTATGTAATAAAATCCAGGATATCCTTCAACTTCAATAGGTCCATCTTTAAAACGATAGACTAAATTAGAAGGACTAAGATTCTTTTCTATTCCATCTTTAAACATTAATTCTACTTTTGAATAAAGATGAGATGGAAACATATACAACATGTCGAAACTAGCTAAAACTAATAATGCCACTGGATATGCTTTCTTTCCTTCTATCCAGTCAATATCTACATAAACTCGATTATCTATTTCATATGTTTGAAGTTGTGTTCCGTAACTTTCAAACACATTCCCATATTGATTTACTGTATACCTAGCATTGCTGTATGGTAAATATTGTTCTTCTTTAAACACAGAACCTCCAAATATGTTGTTAACTACATATAATGGTGGTACTTTATTAATCTTTGTTAATCAGCTACATGAACCCTAATATTTGTGTTTACCCATTGGTTCTCAATAATACAACGTAAACCATTCTCTACTACTAAATGTGCAGGTAATGTCGTTATCCACCCGCGTATACTTGTCGTTTCTAGATCTAATTCATTTGTCATTTGATCAGAAACAGAAGCCATTACTTTACCTCTTTTCAAAGCAAAGAAGTGTAATAGATCAGCTAAACGTTTAGGTTGAGACTTGAATGTTTTAAAATCAGACCATTCACATTGCATCGGGAAACCACTGCGTATGTCGTTAATCTTTTCATCTAAGATTTCCATTGACACACAGTCAAATACGTTATAGATAACATATTCCAATTTATAATTTGCTTGCATTAATGAATGCCATTCACCTTTTTCAAAACCTTCTGCTTCTTTGAATTTCAGTTTACGAATATCTGGTTTGTCTGCAAATTCTTTATCTAAGATAGCATCTAGTGCATAAGAAGATTCTTCTTGGCTACCGTTACGTAATTGACGATACACACACATCGGGTCAATGACATAGAAGCTACTAGGGCAAAACACACTATGCCAACGCTCAGCAAAACCTAATGGTTTAGTAGTGCCGTCAGAGTTATGCTTAACATCATCACCTTCTTTATAATTAAAGAAACGATAGGCGAAAGGTATACTAGGGTCGGAGAATACATCTTCAGGGCGTATGTTAGCTCTCTTTAATGCTTCTAGTGTTTGTGGTATGTCAAAGTTCATGTTCCAGATAGCAAGGAAGTCTGGTCTCCATTCATGTATTTTCTTAAAACACTCAGTTACCACTTCACCTTCTGTATCAACAAGTTTTACTTCCCATTCAATTTGGCGTTCTTCTATGAACCTACCAAGATATTTATGTAGCTTTTCATGTAGTCGTTTAATGACGTCCATACGGTCGCCAATGAACTCTTTATGAACAGCTGTGAATACTCTCTTCCCAAATGAAACCGTGGCCATGATGATGTGTTTATGACCTTCTATCATGTCTGTTTCAATGTCGTACGTGCATTCAGTGTAAGGCGTTATGCATTCTGGATACTTCTCCATATACGAATGTTTGATAATCGCTGTAGAGAGAATATCAGTGCCGTAAATATAAGGATTACGACACAGTTTTTTCATGTTACCTTTAAAGTTTGGAAAGTCAATTGCTCTACAAACATTTTTCATTAAATCACATTCTCTTGATTGATATTTATTCATCCGATCAAGTTCATCCCATTCCTTCTTATCGTTGTGTTTTTGAAATCCTTTTTTAGTTATGTAAAAATCACGTTTGTAATTGTCAATAATACGAATGGTGGGTTCTGTTGTTCCGTCATCATAATGAACCACTTCTTTAATACAGTGTTTATCTACACTTCTATCATTTGGAGGCGGGATATATACTACGAACTTACATTCCCTACCTATCACCTTCTTATCAGCCATAAAGTGTCCATTGTTGTAATTTAGAATCAAGCATAATCTTTATGATTAAACACGCTATATTTTATCTTCTTATTGTGGTGTTCATCAAAAAATTAACGCAGTAGATAAAAAAAGGATTTCATTATGCGTCGCGCACAAGTTAAATTAGTTAATGAAGAAATTGCAACAGAATCTATTAATTTTCAGAGCACTCGTTTCTTTGAAGAACTCACAGCATGTTTTAAGCATCTTCGCGATATGAGCGATAAGGAACTTGAAACTCAAGAAGCAGATACGCTAATTAGTAAGATTGTTAAACATTACACAGGCTTAACAATAAACTTAGTCATTGGCATGATCGGACCATGTGTTAATGTTCCGGATACAGATAAAAACAATATTCTAATTACATCTTTCTACAAAGACTATCTTTCCAGTGCAGATGGAAAACGCCGTATTGAGGATGCTGGTGGTATTGTAAAAGGAACAGTAAATATTAAGACTGGTAAAGTTACTGGCGTATGGACAGACTATGTTTCAGATGTCTATTACCCTTTAGAATTACTTCGTTCAAAGAAATACGACCCAGAGGAAAGCGCTGCTATTCTTTTACATGAACTTGGTCATGTATTTACTTATTTTGAATTCATGACACGAAGTGTTACAACAAACCAAGTCTTAGCTGAAATGAGTAAGGCTCTAGATGGTTCTGTTGGCAGCGATCAACGTGAAGCTGTTTTACTATCAGTAAAGAAAGCATTACATTTATCTGATCTTGATGAAAAAGAACTAGCTGTTAAAAATAATACTAAAATAGCAGAAATTGTTGTTATTACAAACGTAGTTAAAGAAACTGTTTCTGAACTAGGTAGTAATGTTTACGACATGACTACATGTGAAATGCTAGCGGATCAATACGCCGCACGTAATGGTGCTGGGCGTTATGCGGTTACTGGATTAAGTAAACTTTATGAAGGCTCCGGTCATATATCTTTCCGTTCTACGCCAGCGTATCTGTGGATGGAAGCTTTAAAAGTAGCATTGATTGCAGCTGCTCCCTTTACACTTGGCCTTACTTTAATTATTGCTATGTCAATGATTGGAGCGGATTCATTAGCCGTGACAACTGGTTATATCTACGACACAGTCGATATACGTTTCAAGAAAATACGTAATCAGATTGTATATGGATTGAAAGATAAATCACTATTACCTGGTGACAGTGAACGTATGTTAGCTGATTTAGACGCTATCGATGCTGTTCTTAAAACAGTGAATAGTAAACGTCAGTGGTTTGGTGTATTAAGTGATTTTGTCAATCCAACTTCTCGTAACTATAGAAACACAGTCATGTTACAAAATGAATTAGAAGCAATAGCTGTTAGCGATCTTTACGTTAAAGCGGCTGAACTCCGTCAACTAAGTAAATAACACGAACACACTTTAAATTTATCAGGATAAAAAATGAATATTATATTTACTGAGTTTTCCCGTACAGTCGACAGTACGATTCGAGATTCCTCACTACGTTCAAAAATACTTGCTGCTGCTATTGGTCAAGGTGCTTCGTATTTATCTGCGATCCCTTCAACAGAAGTAGAAAGCCCCGCTAATCATTTTAATTCAATTATTCTTCCTGAAGTACGTACGACTATTTCTCTATTTAACGAGAACACTGTATTCGATTGTAAGGCTGCTGTAGAGTTTGCTAGAGCGTTTTGGATGATTCGGTATACAGCCGCACATCCTACTAGCCGTCCATGTTATACGCTCTCGTATAGCTTCTTTGACAGTGTGTCTAGTGTGGAAGTATTTGTGTCTCCAGAACAATATAACTTCTTGAATGAAAATAAAGAAGAAATACTTATTCTGGCTAGTAGCGCAATGGACGCCATTATTGCATTAAGAGGTTAATATGCTTAACGTCATGTATAGCGATGTAAAACTTGTTAATGGAATTTACATTAAGTTTAATTCTGTTGATAAAAGCATTGGTGCGAAGATAACGGGACCTGATGCGGGTATAGAAGAAACAGCAGATACAGGAACGGAACTTACCAAAATGGTGAATGGCAAGCCGCAAGCAATTGCAACAGAAGCAACGCCAATGGAACTAGAGTTAGAAGATCAGCAAAAGTTATCTGGGTTAGGTGGTCTGAATGAAGGTTACGAACTAGATGATGAAGTCGTTGAGACTGTTCTATTCAAACCTGTTGACGATAAGGCTATTTATGACAACGGTTACTTCACCTCGTTAGAAAACCGTATTGTTGATTTTACTTATCTTGTAAACGATATTGCTAAGACTGGTGGGATGTGTAAGAAACTAGCAATGGAAGCAGAACGTATTGCTCCTGGATTTGGCGGTGTCCCATTAGGCTTTTATAGTGAAGTGCCGTCAGCTACTCGTTACAGTGCTTCATTAGAAGAAATAACAAAAAATGTTATTTGCCTACTGAGTGAAGCGATTGACAAAGCTGATGAAGCCGAAAAGAAAGCTGATGCAAAAGCGAAATCAACAGCTGCAAATAATATTGATTTGCAGGATAATGAACAATACCGTATGCAGATGGCTGGTATTTCTACAGCAGCATTTGGTTATTGTAAATCTATTGCTAAAGTACATGAAAAATATGTGACCACCGCATTGAAAGATGTCATTAAGCTCTACAAGAAATACGATGCTTTGTTTCAGATTGATCCTGATAAGAGTATGAAAGTGTTAGAGAAAAAAGGTTTGAGATAAAACATTTACCCTATAATCTCATCGTAGAGGTTATAGGGTTTATGCCGTAAAAAGTTGTATTCTAGAATATTTCAGACATATATACTGTATGTGAGATTCAGTAATACTTTGTAACTATTGGGAGAAACAACATGGATAAGAATTTGATTCTAACACTTCTCTTAAATGAGATGTGGTTGAAAGGTCGTAAAGAAATGCAGTCGTGCCATTATGGCGTGGCTGAAGAAACCGCTGTGCGCAAACTGCATGAACTCGGTCTAATGGAAGTCCATAAGAAGGACATCCCTAGCGGCAATATGATTGCGCATGACGTCAGTTTTGTTTCTATCACTGATAAAGGTAGAGCATTTATAAAACAACTGGCAACATTAACACCCGGTTAGAAAAAATTCACAACTCATTGAAATAAAGTAGAATTACCATGATCGAGCAAACAGGTGTGTGGCAAACAGAAGACAACCTGGTTTATCGTTTAGCAGAAACCGGTAGCTATAAGCGAGACCCAGAAACAAAGCAATACAAGCCGGAGCTTCAAAACGACGTCATGTTTCATGTTCAAGTCATTAATGCACAAACAATGGCGAAGACTGAACCAGGTCGTAAGATTCAGGCGAAGTTGATAGCTGAGCACATTGTAAAGCTGTTAAACGAACATCCGTTCGTGGGTTAACGGCATATACCAGAGGGATTACTCCCTCTGGTAGCTACCTATTTTTTTTGTTAATTCAACGGTATGAAGTTAATCGTAACCGCTTCTTCAACAATAAGACTATTGTCAGCTTGTGCTACTAACCGTTTAGCGATACTAAAATTAGCACCAGCATCTTCAATAATAACTGCTTGATAATTTAAACTACCGCCAAATCCGGACAATTGAACTGAGGTTACATCTGTGCCGTACTGAGCACGTAAACTAGTAACTATCTGATCAATGGATATTGTGGTCGCTGTTAATGCAGCACTAATGACTTGGATAGTTGTTGTTTCAATATTAGCACGTAAAGCTAAATTATTAAGTGTCGTATTTGGAACAAACAAATTAACAACAAATACCTGACCTGCTTCTAAAGTAACAATAACACTATTACCAACATTAACATTGATCTGCCCAAGACTAGTAGCTGGATAGAATAGAAGTTCAGTGTTCTCCAGTAGATCGGTAGACAATACAACTAGATCTTCTGTCAACCATCCTACAACAGTTCGTGTTAGATCTGTCCTATATCCAGTAGATACAGAATCCGTAGCAAACCAATATGCGCCCTCTATCATCATTAAATCAATCATACGCATCATGCCACGTGCGTTAGTGATAACAGGGTTCCCATTTGAATCAAGAACCGTATCACCTGCTAAATGCTGATATGAAGGTGTTCCGTTTGTTTCTAAAACAGGATCACCGGCATGATGCAGAATGTTGTAAACAACTTGACCATTTACGATGTTAATTGATGAACCATTGTTATCTGTTGTGTAAACATCTGCTTGATATGTCCATGGTACATTAGCTGTGTATGTTTCATATTGCTCCGAAGAAACCACACTTCTAGCTTCTGCCCACAATGTCGTAAGCGCATATCCAAATGTTACATTTAGTTGTTCCTGTGTAATGCCTACTGCGTTATTTGGCAATAAGAACTTACCAATATTCGTATCAACAGAATCAGAACTCCACTGAGAACCCATTACAGAAGTAGTAGCATACAACACATTAAATATAGTATTCAACCCAGCATACACAACAATAGACTGGTCAGTAAACATGAAGAATTTTGTTAAACCAATATTATTGTTTATATCTAAATAGAAATTCGTACTGAGATCAAATGTGTATATACGTTCACCAGCGCTTGTTGTTCCTGTTTGTACACCGTTAATAAACGCGTTAGCTGTTTCGCCTTCTGGCGTGAAAGAAAGTTGAGCATATACTTCATTATCGGGTAAAGACTGATAGACTGAAGTAGACTGTGTAACGATCTGAATACTAAAACCAGTATTTGTTCTACTGATAGAGTAAGCTTGAGTTCCCACTTGAATTAATGTGGAATCGTTTTCAGCTACAAATAATTTCGTATTAATAACAGGATCATCTAGGTAGTAAGGTCGCATATTAAATTCGTTATTCGCCATATCCAATACATAGTGGAAAGGCGTATATAAGAAATTACCGCTACTTACAGCAACAGCTAAAGACGAAGGTGATAAAGCTTGCAACGCAGCTACTTGACTACTAGGGACAACGGTTACTATGCCGTTGTTATTTTGATAAATAACATTCGGCGTTAACGTAATGCTTGTGCCGTTATCAATTATAGCTGTATTCGTAGCAATAGCACTAATTACAATTGACACTGTTTCAATGCTAGCAGACGCCGCTGTTAACAACGCTGTGTTAATTGGCGTAGGCATAGGTCGTGTTGCAAGATATATACGGTTTGTAATCGAGTCCACATTTTTAACGATTGTATATCCTGCCACTGCTAATGCTGTTTCAATTTGTGTGTTTGTAATTGGTAATGATGGAGCACCAATGGCGTTTGTAATTACTTGCTGACGTAGTTGCGTGAACGTCATTGCGTTCTTACCACCAGATACTGCGTCATCGGAATAAATAACAACTGTGGTCAGTGTTGGTAATGGCGCTGTGAATATAGTTTGATCATTAGGATCATACGCTTCCCATGTGCCTACACACGACCCTATTGGATATTCCCACAAGATCATATTCAGTATGCCTTTTGTTTCGTATACATCAATACGAATACCAGAATTTAATAAAGACGTACTTGTATAAATTTGTGGTATAGTTACATTAATTGATTTAGCAGTAACAGTTAAAACAGCAGTTGGTATTGTTGGGTCATAAATCTGATCTGTATGTGTTGTAACAATTTCAGTATATAAACCAGTTGTTAAGTTTTGTGTGTATACACGACAGAAATAATACTGATCTGTAAATGAAATATCGATAGAGAAATCAGTTGATGCGTCCAACGAACCTGTTTGACTAATGATGTCAAATTGATATGTTTCGAATTGAAGTCGAATCCATTCTGTGCCGTCGTTATTTGTTAATAACTCATAAGGAATAACATTTGTATCTAACTGCTGCATTGGTGAAGTTATAGTTGTATCATAAACAACAGAAATACCACCATGTTGCATCTGTCTAATCTGTATTGGATACTGTATGCTGAATGTTGTATCTGCCACAGTAAAATACGAATTACGTGGGATGACAACCATGTTAATTCCAGTCGCTGGGTCGGTTACCATTTTAGATAACAGTTGAGCTAATGGAAGAATAATAAAGAAAGAAGCAGTAGCAGGGACAGCAAAACGATTCAAATAATCTAAATCAGACATATGTGTGTATAGATCTGACGGTGTCTGAGCAGCCATCGGATATAACTTACGTGTATTCGCTGCATTCTCTTGCATAAACCCGGCAGTTAAAACAGCAGAAGATTCTAACGAATATAAGAACGGGCTTGTTGGATCAACAATGTTCATCGTTCCGTTTGTAACTTGATCTAGCACAGCTAGTACAGATTGTTGTATACCGGCTGGGTTGTACATATATCTAGTTACGTTACTGAGTAGAGTACTAACAGAACTTGTAATGGCTGATGTCGCTGCAGAATTATTAACACTACCAGGAACAGATGCGGTGTTGTTAGTAGACGCGTTGATTACCGTAGATTCTGGTATACCGGCAGTGGACGCGGTAATGCTCTGCGCTGACGCAGGAATAACAATCGTAGAGGCTGTCATGTTTAAGTATCATTCTAATAATAAGAGTTACCAGGATTTATAACTGTTTGTTCAAATGAATTCGGCTATGGCGTCGCACTTGCGTTTTGTGCTACCGTTCCTTGATTAATCGCGTTAGTATAGTCAGGTAGCATATAGCTATATAGCGCATTATCTACCCACCATTCTAAATTATAATTGTAAGGATTTATTCTAGGGTAACCACGATTATTAAAAATCGTTAAAGCTGCCATTGGTATTTGCGTATACGCCGAATTTGTCCATGCTGTATTATTGCCTGTTGGTGCTATAAAATTCTTAGCACTCATTCCGTCATTAAAGAACGCAACTGTTTTATTAAATTCATCAATCACAATATCATCAGAGTAACACATACCCATTGCTCTAAATTGAATAGTGATTTGATCGTTAGAATCATTGATTGGTTTACCATGTTCGTAATTGAAAACAGCGGAGGTAGGAGCACTAATTGGGAACGATGCTCCACAACAAGCAATCTTCTGTACCTTTGTTTTCGTGTTATCCAAAACGAGACGATATATACGTGTATTGTAATCTATTTCATTTTCCACAATATACTGTGGATAAGGTACAAGAACACCTTCATACACCAGCGATGCGTAGCGTATCCATGTTGTAAACAGTGCTGTAATTGGGTCACCAGGTAAATTTCTGAAACTGGCCTGTATATCGTATGTCGTGTAGTTTTGTGTTGTGCCATCAACAAAACCAAACGTTTCTTGATAAACACCAGGATTTGATGTATAGGTAGGCGCAATAATATCTTGCCATCCAGTTACCGATTGTAAGTAATTAGTCAGCACAGGAATAAACGCTTGTTGGCTATCCACTAGTGAACAAGTAATTCCTTCATTTACATCTAAATCAGGATCTAGCAGACATCGTATAATACGCGGTATGCTATTGCTATCATTTGTTAATAATGGAGTTAGCTGCCGAACTGTTCTTATGTTAACTGTAGATAAATTTAATAAAGGTCTTGTGAAAAACGTTAAGCCAAAATAATCTTTGTTAATCTGAACTGGACCTGGTGTTTGTCTATGATTAATACCATAAAAATTATCACCGATTGTTGTTGTGATAGGACCAATAGGAGAAGTGCTAAATATTTTATCTATTGCGTCTCTTGGTGTGCCTAACCCACCAGCCGACATAATGGCTGATACTGTTGGCCCCGCAGCTTCATTCGGTATTGTAGGTTTTGTATTATTGATTGCCATCTGAAAAACCTCTATTAAAGGAATTGAATAATGATTACGTCAGCAGTGCTTGCAGCGGGTATCCAAGCTAGTCTTACCGTTGTTTCTAAAATAGCGTCAATTTGGGGATCAAGAGTAGTTGATACTGGTATTGCTCCTGACAATCTTATTGACTACACAAGAGTAAGTCGCGTCGAACCTGTTGTTTTGATCGATGCAGATTGTTTGTATTACGACAATCTAACTGAAGTACAGCAATCTCTTCTTTCTATTTTTGCAGGCTATTACCTACAAGCTGTTGCATTGTCCATGACAATTGGTAAGGTAAATGTATTGCAACATCTCGATAAGATAAACCCAACTCGTGATATGAAGACAGCGTTAATTGGTGCTTATGGCGCTGAGTCATTTCAAGATCGTCTCCCTGTTCCTTATGAACTTGCTCTCGAAGCAAAGCCACCACAAGAACTAGCAGAAGAACGGTTCGAGTATGAAAAGAGAAAAGAAGCAGACGCATTAAAAGAACGTGAAGCAGCAAGGATGGAGGACAAATATCGTGATAATCGCGACACTAAAATGAAACAAGATAAATCCATGTTCGATGAAGTTTCTAAGATCCAAGAATTTAAAGATCGCCACGAAACATCAGAATTTGGCATTGGTAGGGATACTCTTTCAACATTAAAAGAAATCTCTAACTTATCTGTTGGTAAATTATTTAGTGTCGATATCACAGATGGTATCCATAAAGCATCTATCCCAATTCAAGTTCGCTTGTTAGCTAACGTAATACCAACTAACAGCTTGATTCATATTCTATCTATTAACGGTCAAGATAAACTTGAAACAGCTAAAGAACGCTATCATGGTTGGAAGTCTGGTCGCTTAGAATTCTGGAGAGATCTTATATTCTGTCAGGACGTTATTGATGCGCATCGTACTAATTTGATGAAGGATAAAGAAGGTATCTACTCCAACATCGTACAGCGTAATCGTAACAACAGCAATGTCATGTTAGCGTCAATGTCGCCGTCACTTGCTAATGCTTCTAACTTGGTAGTTACTACGACAGATGCTATTTCTAAATTAGAACTACATCTAGATGGCAAGTTCGATAATTTTAAGATAAGAGAAAAATTATTCAAAGAGACATATCTCATGATTGTAGCTGTGATTGATAAACAAATGGATAGAGTTACTTTCTATCACAGAGGAATTCACTTGCCTACTGAGTGTTCTATGCGTGACTTGAAATCAAGCAATAAGGGTGCAGGTCCAGATGTAAGTGACGTGCTGAAAGCGTACCAATTAGGTAACGCCCCTTCGTTATAAATAAGATATAATTATCCTTATTAAACAAGAACAACGCCATCTCTTTTATTAACCTAATAAATTCTAGGATAGTACTAAAAATGAAAATCATCGATTATATAAAGTCTTTGCTTCCTAATTTCAAGCGTGATCGTGTCATAGAGGATCTTCGAATAACTCGTGGGGAGATTCGAGAATGTACCCTCCCTGCATTTGAGTCAGCAACACCATTGTTTAAGGGCTGGAAGTTTAAATCGAAAGAGATGAAAGATAAGAACGCTCAATTTGGCCGACTTGTAAAAAGTGATGGTGGTGGGAATATCATTGGAACAATAGAAAAGTCACTGAAGGCAGTAATCACAAATCTCGACATCATCGAAGAACTCGTAAACAAATGTTTCATGGAAGATGTTTCTGGTTCTGGTTTTACTTATCTAAAAGCCAACCTTCTGCAATTAGTAGAACTGTCAGGTTTTGTTTCCAAGTACTCGCGGAAGTTTCTTATTTACGTTTATGTACTTGAATCAGCTGAGTTTCCAGACGAAGGCTCAGAATCGCGCGATGCAATAACACCGTATGAATTAGAATGGATTAATTCTAATTTCCTATCGTTTTGTACAGCGCTGAGTATTCTGAACGGTAGTCCTGATAGTCTGAAGAAACAACTAGACGATATCCCTGATATTCGTATCACTGAAGAAAATGGCCCTAGTCTAAGCGCTACCCTTGGTAGTAGTCGTATTGATCCGTTTAACATGGGCTTGATTGCTACTTGGGTTAATCCGATTTATCACCTTCGTCTTATGGTAGCAGAACACCAAGCTGAACGTTATAAAGCTGCTAAAGAAGAAATGTCACTTTGCCAGTTACGTAAATTAAATATGGAAAAGCTGTCAGAAGGTAAGCCCGACGCAGCTGTACAGAAACAAATTCAATATATGGAAAAACGTATTGATGATTTGAATTATAAAATTATCAAGATGGAGAAAGACTATGCTTAGTAACCAATCAGCTGACTCACAACAGTTTAGGCTGTACCCGCGTGGTTTCCTGGGTGCTAACATCAATTCGCAAACTGAACGCACTCCTAAGCCTTTTACGGGTGTGTTGAAAATGACTCAGTACACTGTGAATGATAAGAAATCATCGAAAGGTGGTCCTCCAGCGAATCCGCATGTTGAGGCGCTGTATGCTCAATATATTAAAAAGAATCCTTCTTGGGGTTCTTTTGATTTTCGTAAAGAAACGTTGCTGACGGCACTGGGAGCATTTGGTACACGGAGTTTCAGATCTTGGTATTTGTCACAGCATCAGAGTCCTGCATGTGGTGATTTGCATAATAGATTCCTTACTGACACTCTTCGTTATATTAATGAAGGTCGTCGGGAAATGGGCTTAATGACGTGGGGTTCTTTGATAACAATGACTGACGAAGGTAATTCTGTCGGTCCTGTTTCTGAATATGCAAAGAACTTATTCAAACACGACTTTGGTAACAGCTTGACATCTGTAATCCAAAAATGGATTAGCCACGATGGTGGTTTAGAAGACATGTTAGGCACACTGCACATCCTATTTGGGAATGCTTAATCTTTAACTTTAAAATTGGAGTAAACAAATGCGCCGCATTAAGAAACTCGAGAATTACTACGCAACACCGGCACTAGAAGACGTGGCTGGTACTATTGCAGGAGCTGCTGTAGCGACAGTAGGTGATGCAGAAGCTGTAAAACGTGCTGAAGAATTAGCAGAAGGTTTGTTGGCAGCTGGTGGGGCTATTAAAGGTCATCGAGATGAGGAAGCTGCAAAGAAAGCAGCTAAAGAAGAAGCAACAACAGCTACAGAAGGTCTTACTCCATTGACCGATGAACAAGAAGCAGCTGCTGTTGCTGCTCAGCATTCAGACGATGACGGTGTTCGGTTATCTGATGAAGATATGCAAGGTTGTGCAAACATGGTTGCTGAAGCTCTTACTAAAGCTTTTGTTAGCATGAAAGTAAAAGGTAATGCTATTCCACATGGTAAGATTACTCCTACAGCAACCGGCGTATCTGGCGGGCCTACTAAAGCTAAAGCAATGACTGTCACACAACCAGTGGCAGCTACCACTAAAACAGTTCCAGCAGCTGCTAAAGCAAAAGCCAATCCAGCACTGGAAGATGATCAAACAGGTCTTCCTCCAGATGTAGAAGATGATAAAGTGACTTCTCCTGAAGATGGTGCACCAGCTAACGCACCTGTTCCGACAGCTACCGCTACTCCTCCTGTTTCAGAACCAGCTACACCTGCTGTTCCTGATGCTGCTGCACCTGCCCCTGCTGCTGATAATGTACCACCTTCTCCGCAAGACGGCGCTCCTGCACCTGATGCGGCTGTTACTGGCGAAGCACCTCCACCAGCAGATGATGCACCGGTTAACCCAGATGGAGAAATTCCTCCAACCGAAGCTTCGACTGAACCGACAGCCGGGACTGATGTAGCACCTGCTATGCCTGAAACCCCTCCACCGGTTCCTACCGAGCCAGCTGAAGGACAAACACAAGCTGATCCAGCTGCTGCTGATCTGACACCTGATGCGGGAGACGCGATTGTCGAAATTGATGATACCGATCTATCGTCAAACGACGAAGGTATCGCTGATGATCTCGTAGAGATTCAACAAGAAGGTGATGAACCTTTTGATGACAACAGTGAAAACCAGATTCAAGAAGCTGAAGAAGTAGCCGAAGCTTTGGAATCGCTTTATTACACACTCGAAGATTCATTGTCGAAGGGCGGCATTAGTAAGATATCGAGCGATATCCTGGCTGTATCACTGGAACATATGTACATGCGTGTTGGTATTCGTCAATCTAGCGCGTTTGTATCTTTAGAATCTATCACTGAAAATACGAATGCAAAAGATGCCGAATTAGTAACCAAGCTCGCGATGGAAGATATCAAATCCAGCGTTGGTAAAATCAAGAACTCAATTATCAAAGCACTGCGCACTACGCTTGAAACAATTTCACGTTACTTCCGTCGTCGTTACTTGACGTTTAAGAAGATTGATAATCGTGCTAAGAAGCTACTGACCACTATCAATTCTGCAAAAGGAACTGCAACTGAAACAGTGTTCTCGCACAAGCGTTTAGCAAAAGCTTTGGCAATTGGCGATGGCGTTCCTACAAACTTCTCTGGCGAATCTAAAGAGTTCGCTTCCGTTACGAAAGAAGTATTTAGTAATTTCTTGGAAACTGGTTTTGGTCCCACCGTTACTAATTTCAAGAATATTATTGCTAAGGAAACAAAAGAAGAATTCCTGAATGCAATTGAATTCAAAATCAATCGTAAAGTGTTTACGCAAACGCCTGATAAGAACAAAGTTGACTATGATTCGATTCCACCAAAAGGTTTTACTTTATTGTCAAGCCACGTATTGTTTGGCAATAGGGCAATCGTTGGGGTGATGCCAGAAGATAACTGTCCTGGCGCTGAGATTTTCAATAACTTAGATAGCGTTGAGATTTCTGTTTCAAAAGTACGAACAGAAGGTAATCCTATCACGCAATTAAAAGTATTGAATCTACAAGAAGCCAAAGAAGTGGTTCAAGACGTAATCTCTATTTGCACATATGTAGCGTTTGGAGAAAAAGAATGGTATCGTCTGGAAGCATTGCTTGAGTCAAATATTAATGAACTTCAGAAATACGTGTCGTATGGTGAACAAATTGGCGGTACTGTTGGCACTATAGCTGGCGCTGTAGGTGGGTTGGCGCTTGGTAATCGTATTAAGGAAGAAACTGGCTTTAATACCGGGGTTTATTCTGTTGCCGCTGGTACTGCCGCAGGGGCTGCTGCTGGTAAAGCTATCGGCAATAAACTATCGAAGGCATTTGGTGGTAAGGGCACTTCGTCTTTCATCAGCGAAATGCGCTCCTTATTAACATTTACTGAATGGCTTAGCGCAGGTACTTCATACAGTTTCTTTGAACCGTGTATGACAACATCTAACGCATTGCTTGATTATGCGGAATCGTCATTGAGACTGCATAAGTAACATTAGTAGTTAACGTAATCCAGTTTAGTTAGAAGGTTTAACTAAACTGGATTACTCTTTTTTTATTTATCTGGAGCGAACATGAGTGATGTTGTTGAGGTAAATCCTGATACTGTTGTAAATCCAGACGTAATTACACTTGAACCAACTGCTGATACAAGATCACAAGAGGAAATCATTCGTTCACAAATGGAAGCTGAAGGAATGGGTCTAGATGGTAATCCTGAAAAATTAGAAATAGCCACAGGTACTATTGGTGAAAATGAACAAGCAATTACCGCTGTTGACCAAGAGATAGATCAATCGATGCGTGTTATGGAATCATTGGAAGCAATTGCTAACGTGATAGCTCGTGATTCTAAAAAGAATAAGAATACAAATACCACTGTAAATAATTCTGTAAATGCATTAAGAAAATCTGTTTCGTTAGAAACAATTAACACCACAGCAACAATGTCGTTAGAAGGCATTGCTGAAGTAGCTAAAGAAGTATGGGCAAAAATTATAGAATTGATTAAGAAATCAATTGAGATGGTAAAGAATTTCTTCTTGAATATTTTCTTAAGTGCTGATAAGTTAAAAGAAGAAGTAAAAGAGTTACGAGGAAGAATTCCCGGAGCTTCTGTTTCTCCAAAAGAAGATAAATTCGAAAATGAATATCTTGTTAGATCGTTAAATATCGCTGGTCATTTTCCAGTTAACATTAAGACATCGTTAAATAATTTTAAAGATGCTGTTCACGATACGTTTAATAATTCGTTAAGTTCTAATGTTAAAATGGGTAAGTTACTTAATATCCTGTTTGGCGAAAAGAGAGATACGGCATACCCCATTGATAGTAGTTTCCGTATCCCAAAAAGCGAAGATAACGACAGAACAATAGTAGCTGAGAATAATATACCTAATGATTTTTCAACAACCCCTCCATTAAAAGTAGTTCGTTCAGAAGAACTTTTTGGCGGTAAAGCAATTTATAATCATATTTGGAATACTGATCTAAATGGAAAAGATGGAATTCAAACGCTATCAAAAATACGTGCAGCAATTCGTCCTTTCAATTCTAATACTCCAGAAACAACCGATAAAGAAATACCAATACTGAGCACTGGTGATCTAGGAACAATCCTGACAGATATAGATGCTATTCTTTCTGACGTGATAACATACAAGAGTTCACTTTCTCAGTTCACTCATGTAAAAAACGAAATGCGTATAATGAGTCTGGGCCTATTAAATCAAATACACCAAGGTAACCATAGTGAAGCTATTAAAGACGCACTTAGAGATAACAGAACAGTTATAATAAGCGCAATTCGTTTGATGGACCAACCGGCTGTTGATGTGGGCTCGTACACAATACGAACATGTAATAGCTTATTAAAACTCGTTAGAGAAACATTAAAGCTTTATGGTTCTACAAGTAATAACAAAACGTTAGATCCTTCTGGTAAAAAAAGTGAATGATGAATTGGAAGACGGTGATATAGTTTGTTGGGTGCAACATTTAGACAATACTTCAGACGATCATATTTTTATTAATGGAACAGAATTATCTGGAACAGAAACTTCTCTTAGACAAAATATTTATTCATCCGTTAGCGATGTTGTAAAATCTGGTAAGATGATTTTTAATAAAAATCATGTTCAGTGCCAGAAAAACAAAAAATATTGTTATGTAGAGGTTGATTCTGAAGAACCTGATAGAGTTGGTAGAATTGCTCCGATTGTATGTTATACTGCTATTCACAATGCATCTAAAATTAAGAGAAGTATACTTAGTTTTGCCAGTAATATAGATCGTACATTTTCATCTGAAACAATATCGACACTGGACGAAGCATTAAAACTTTTGAAACAATAGAAATGTAATTAATATGATGGCTTCCAAGTCATAATTCGAATTAGAATTAACTTATTTTTTACCTAATTAGGAGTAGCAAATGGCACGTATAAAGAACAAAGGCTTGGTAGCCGCGATGGAAGGCGAAACAGATATTGTTGTGTGTGAACCAATCCAGACTAATACTCCAGAAAATGTCGTCGCGTGCAGTCAGGCTGAATTACAACTTCGTGACTGTGAAGACAATGGCTTGATTGACGATGCGCGTGTTGACGATGCTATCCAATGTGTAGAATCATTGGAAAACATTCGTGATGTGATGAGTGTGGCTGCCGAGAACGGTGGTGTTGATCGCTATAGTGCTGCAGCAGTTAACGTTGCACTGGAGTCGCTATTTTCACGTGCTGGTATTACTAGTCATGAATTGCCAGCTATGGAAGCTTATGGCGGAACTAGTTCACGTACTGAATCTACAACTTTAGCTATAGGCCAAATCAACAGCGGTTTGGCAAAGATCTGGAACGCTATCATCGAAGCAATGAAGAAGTTTTGGGAATGGATTAAGAACTTCTTCACGAACGTTGAGAAGATGGCAAGAGCACAGTTGGAACGCGCAAAGACCTTATTGACTCGTAAACCAACCGGTGAACCAAACGAGTTGTTTTTTGTTAATAAACAACTGGCTGAGACTCTTGGTATGGGTGATAGTGTACCACATGACTTTACTGAGAAGCTTGGTGCTTGGAGTCGTAAGATTAAAAGCCTATTCCAACGTCATGATAAGTATACAACCGATATTGCTGAGGCAATGGCTGGTGCTGCTGAAACTTCTCTGACTTCTGATCAACCAATGGACATCAACATTAACCCAGAAGGCGACGAAGCGTCTGATGCTACTTCGATGTTTGGCAATATGATATTTGATGACCAGACTCCAGAAAGCGCTGTAAGTGGCGACGAGGCTATTGCAGCAGCTGCTCAAATGGCACACGCTAGCGTTAAGAAAGCTGAAGGCGCTCCTGAAGTAAAAGAAAATCTAGCTACTCTAGCTGCAAATATGATTGGCAATACAATCAAAGAAGTGTCGGATTTGTTAGAATTCATTATTCATGCTGCTTCTGAAGGCACTAAGAAAGAAGTCGTCAATAACAGAATTATTGGCGTGATGGAAAAAGCAAAGAAGGCTGAAGAAACTGTTGGCGAAGGCGATAAATCTCGTTTTGAAAAGATTAAGAAAGTTGGGAAAGACTTTGTTGCTCTATTGTCGAAATGGTTTGTATCGTTGGCTGGTTACGTAGTTCGTGTCTGTAAGGCTACCTTAGATTATGTCGAAGAAAGTCTAAGACGTTTTACACAGCCATCTGAAGCAGCGTCTGTTAATCCAGAAAACAATACTGCTGCACCAGCTAGTGCTCAAGCACCAGCGTCACATCCACCTGAACCGGTGGCAGCATAAAAAACTCCACTCACACTGACCACTGTTATTAATGGTGGTTGGTGTGATATTACTAACTGCCTTGAAAGAGAATCACCATGCGTAAACAAGCATTCATTGCTTTGGAATCTAAAACTAAAGTATTTCAAGGTAATGTGTTGTCACTGGAGGAAGAGTTAGTAATCCGCGATAGCGCTTACATTGCTGCTGAAGAAGTAGATTCTGGACTAAAACAGATTTATCATCTAACAGATCTTATTCACTGCTTAGAAGATCTTGCTGAAATTACTGGTGATATTACGACACCAACAATTACAGAAGCAAATCTAATTAACAACGCCACAGACATGGCTGTAGCAGGCACTGACGTGTCTCCCGACGATATTGCTAAGGAAGCTATTGCTGGTGAATCTATCGCCACTGAAGGCTTCGTTGAGACAGCTAAGGCTATATGGGAAAATATAGTTAAATTCTTAAAAACAATTTGGGCGAAGATGGGACATTTTTATCGCTCTGTCGCTAAAGTTTTTGAGAGTGCAGAAGCGCGTTTAAATATAATTAAAGAGAAATCTGCGAGCCTCGAAGGTAGTAAAGCAGAAAATGATATAGAGCTTACTTCTGGATTAGTATTTCTTAGCGTTGATGGTAAGACAATTACTAATGAAGATCAATTAAAAAGAGCATTAAACGCCTACGCTTTTCTTGTTAAGTTTATTTATTTCATGTACATGGAATCGACAATAAAGAAAGGTAATGCGGTAATAGAGGCATTGAGTAAATTTGCAAAAGGTGATATTGATGGCGCAATAGAACATGCGTGGCAAGGAATAACTAATGCAAATGAAGATAACCCAATATTATCTAGAATAGCTAAAGATCCTGATAAAGAAGTTGACGACGGTAAAGGTGGTCCTAAGTTTAGGACGATGCGTAGCGTTGGTCTGTTGGGGAATAAGACCCTAGTTCGTAAAATACAGAAACAGTCAAACGATCATAAAGCACTAGTAAAGTTAAACCTATTATCATCGGTGTCTGGTTCAGAACTAAGGTTAGAAGACACCGAAGGTATTGAGTTTACACCTGAACATAAGGTTACCATGCCAGCCTTAACGCCAAAAGGTATTGCGTACATTGTAAATGAATGCGAAACCATTTTGAAGTATATTAAGGATTTTGATCAAGGTGGTCTGTATAACCGTGTTGAAGAAACAATGAAGGAAATGGCACGTGCTTCAAAAGAAGCTAGTGTTTCACATAAAGCCACTGATAAACCAGCTGATGATACTGGTAAAGAAGAAGCATGTTATCACGAGTTAGTGAAGTTGAATACAGCGTATGCTGGTTGGGTTCGTTCACCCGGTATACCGCTTATGCAACAATCATTAAGTATTGTAAATACATTTATCATGGTAATTCAAAAATCAATTGAATGTTACCCTGTTGAAATGACCGCTCCTACAGCAATACCAGGAACAGCATAAACACAAGTTATAACTGCCATCTGTCATGGATGGCTTTTATGACTTGAAAATGTAAATAAAATATAAAAGCATGATTTTATGATCGATTATACAAAGGACTAGCCATGCCGCGCATATTGTTATCACTTCCTGAAACAGTGCAGAGTATCACACGACCAATTGTTACTGATATTGCAAGAGAAATATTTGATGCTACAGGAATTGATCAAAATACGCAGATATTTTATCCAGGTGATATTGATAAAATAAAACAACCAGGTAGTTCTATTAGCGATCCTGGTCCTGGTATTAATCTTTATCCGTTCTCAGAACGTGTCTCAATTGTAGTGGAAGAAGACTATGAAACAGATCGCTTATTGAGTACCGCTATTTACCGTCCTGAAAATTTCTTTATATTCAGAGACGACCCATTAGAAACATATGTTAAACCTGTCTATAGCTCTACAGACACGAAAATAAATTTTATCTATCGTACAGCTGATAAAGTGCGCGCAGTACGGTGGAGAGATAATCTACGTAATCGCATATCCATGATGCACGGTGCTGAAATAAATCTTCACGAGATAACGTACAATTACATCATCCCCCCTGAATATCTTTATGTACTAAGAGAGATTCATCGGTTACGAGAAAACGTAGCAGGATATGGTGATTCGTTTGATGATTATTTTAGAAACAATTTAACACCAAAAGCAACAGTTATTACAACGACTACTGGTACTCAAGGCACATGGGCTATTCCTGAAACACAACTTCGTATTGTTGGGTATTATGATTTTGAAGGAGGTCCTCCTCTTGAAGAAAGAGAAGAAACAGGTGGTGTTACTTACACAATTTCATTTGCGTATAAGTTTAAATACGACAAAGCTATTGCGTGCACTATGTTTTATCCGCTCATGATACATAATCAGGTATTGAGTACAAAGTACAGACCTAATAAACCAGCGTATGAGCTAGATCAACAACTTAAAGTTTATTCGTTATCAGCAAAATACTTTCATGGTTTTGAAAAAGGTAAAACAAAACTAGATACATTACCAGGTGTAGCTATTCCTAGTTACGATGAGTTTATACCGGAATTTGTGTTACCCGAAACAAAAAGACTATTCACCGCTCTTGTGTCTATTGATGTAAACAGTCCTTTAGAACTCATGTCTTTAAACAACATGACATCTTATAAACTGAATCCTCTTCTTGCTGAATTTTTAGCAGGAGAAGCTCAGTATATGACGATCCCTGGAGCTTCTGTTTTTACATTGTCATTATACCGTGGACAAACACTAATGGATGCTAATAGCGTCTCTATAGATAGTAATTTAAACATTACATCAACAACACAGTTAGCATTTAGAGATTACCATCATGTCAGAATAGGAGTGATGACAAACCTTACAAAACTAGCTACTGTTGCTTCTGATAGACTGCGAGCGAACTGTAAGTTGTTTAGAATGGTAATGGAGTATATAGATCCGTCTATTGTTAAGTCTGGTTTACTACCTTCATGCGGTAGCACTGTTACACAGCCAAGACTAAGCGAATTAGGTAAAGTAACTAGTTATCGCTATCCAAGTAAGCCTGTTGTAAACAACACAACTGTTACAACTAATGGAACAGAAGTTCCGATTAACGTTTACAATGACGCTGTTAACTATATTAATCGAATAAGGTTATCTGAAGGAAATCAACAATATGTGAATCCTAGTGTTTATACAAACTTAGAGACACTTGTTATTCGCGTACATGAACATGAAAGTTAATTATGCCACTTATTGAAGATGGGCCAAACCCACCGAAAAGAGAACAACCTGTACCAGTTCGTATATCGGCACCTAAATACAGGGGAGTAACCGTTGATACTAGATATACGCCAAAATCTTCATTACTCTCGCATGTAGAAGGTAGTAGTTGGACTGTTAATTATTACTCTCAAGTATTAAATGATGATAGTCCGCTAACAGGGCAAGATATTAACCGTAGTCCGACATATCAGCAATATACACTGATAAAGAAAATGGAGCTAAAGGTAACTACTCCATTATCTACCACTCAGGACGATACGTCTAAACAAATAACGATTACTGGCGCTGCTACTGTCTATCCGTTCCTAATACCAAATGAAGGCGATATGTTTATAGCCGACATAGGTGATGGTAATGAAGGTTTGTTTCAAGTAAATCTATCCGAACGTAAAACAATTTTCAATGATACTTGTCACGTGATTGAATACCAGTTAATTGACAACGTTTCTGTTAACCGTATTCGCTTAGATGATTTAGCATCCAAGACTGTAAAAACAGTTCATTACGAACGTAACTTCCTAGAGCATGGTCAAAATCCACTGCTATATGAAGAAGATTACATGTTGGTTAAAGAACTAGGGCAATGGTATAACCAATTAACTGATATGTTTTTTAAAGAGTTTAACAGTAATGAATATAAAACTCTTTTAGTGCCAGGACAACGTTTACCTGTCTATGATCCGTTCTTAGTTAAAACAGTCATGTCTTTTTTCACCACGTTTGATTATCCTACGATACGTGCTGTAAAACATCTCAATGTCAGTGGCGATCCAGCAATGGAAGTAACTACTGTTTGGGACGCAATAGCAAAACGTGATAAGCATTTAATGAAAACAACAATCATGAGAAAAGCTGGTTTAGTATTCTCTAGATCGTTTTCTATTGATCCGATGCTAGAAGGTATTTTTCACAGTGGTGTTACTTATGTGGTTTACCCTAAAGACATGCATGTTAATGCTAACTATCAACAATGGTATTTCCCGAAACAAACATTAGAAGTAGTATTAGAAGATACAAAACCGCATATTCAGAACTTAGGCGATCTGATAACAGTTAGGGTTATAGGAAATTCACCAGAGAGTATAATCCCTCTTATTCATCCTATTTTATACGATGAATACTATATATTTTCTAAAGCATTTTACGACCGCTCACCAAATGGTCAGTCTCGTTTAGAGTTATGCGTAAATGATTATCTAGATAAGAAAGCCATCGATATACGGACAATTCATGCGTTATGTGAGGCATGTCACGTATGGGATAGTTTAGAGCGTTTTTACTATATGCCAATTCTATTAATGTTAATCAAGGTTAGCATATTAGCATTTTGATATGGAGTTATAAATGGCTGATGTTAATGTTGGACCTGGCACTTGGGTCCCTATCGAAAAACGTGATACAGCATGGTATGTTTTTCACGAGCTTTTCATGTGTCGGGTTTCTAATATTCAAAGTAGATCATCCGATCATATCAGGTATTTTGGTATGCCTGGTATTGGTGACCCTGAATATGATAGGGAGATGGCTAACGAATTAATTGATACGGCCATCCCTATTAGTAAGATGGTTGAGTTTTATGAGAAAGGTGTAATTGTTCGTGTCATTAAACCGTCTGACACAAAACTGATTTATGATTATATTTCTAATCATTTAAATGCTTGGAAAAATAAATTAGAAAGTTCAGGCATGAACATGCGCGATGCTCCTATTAACGATCTTATTTTAATGGATAAGTTTGCTAACGCCGTGTACGAGCATGCTAAGTATGAGTTTACAAATGACTATGTAGATTCTGTATTAGCACGTCGTATGGGCAGTGTAATGCGTGTTAGTAGAAGTAACGTCTTAGCTCCTTACGTTCCGAAGATTGTTACTTTCAATAAGATCGAAGATGAGGAAGAGAAACCTGAAGAAAAGAGACCGACGCGTACGAGTATGGCAGAGACTTTTGTAAACGCAAGAGTTTCTAAAGCAGATAGAAAGTGGAGATAGTTATTAGATATCTCCACTAGTGTACTAAGGAGATTATCATCGAAATTGCCGACAGCTCATTATGGCGCGAAGTAACTAAAATAACTACCGACGGGTCACTTCCTGTTCACTATACATGGACAGCGTTGATCTATGCAAATAAGATATATAACGCACCGTATAAAATATTATCAATTGATTTCTTAAGTGATTTTGAGGATAATTATTCTGATGAGATTCTATTAGAAATTACGTTAGGTGCTGGTACTTACGCGAATAACATTTATCCGTTTAAAGAAGACATTGAGATTATATTAGCTAAAACACCACTCAATGAAGTGGATGATAATATTGATACCACTCAGAAACCACAGACAGAGAGATATCGCGCTACGTTAATCGATACAGGTAACCCAATTATCGAAGCTAATTCTTCTTTTTCGCCAACAATGACACAGTTAGATATTGCAAACTTAATTACGGTTAAGTTTCAATTGGTGAATAAAGCGTTAGAACAATTACGGATGATTAGTGTTGGAAGTATATTTAGAAATGGCACTGTTGGCGATGTAATTAAATCATCACTAACACAAGCATCGCAAACTATCGTTGTTGATGGGAAACGTGCTATTAAAGGCGTTGATGTTATAGAGCCTATATCTAACAACACACCTCGCAGTCATATTGTCATACCACAGGGTATCCCACTAGTCCAATTGCCGCAATACATTCATGAAAAATGTGGCGGTGTGTATAGTTCTGGTTTAGGTTATTATTTACAAGGCGATTACTGGTATGTTTACCCCTGTTACGACTGTACTCGTTTTAACAGTGCAAAAAAGACTGTTACAATTATTAACGTACCTAAGAATAAACTACCCGGCATTGAGCGCACTTATCGTTTAACTGGAGACAATCTGGTTATTCTAGCGACAGGTAGTGTGAAATTTAAAGATAATTCTGAAGTTGAAATGCTTAACAAAGGTAATGGTGTTCGTTATGCTGATGCTAATAATTTCGTAACAGGATTCGCCACTACTGCTAATAACAAAACAACGGCTAGTAGAGCATTAAACAACAGTGAATATGTTTCTGTTAAACGTTTAACAGGTAACAATAATGTGCCAGTAAGCAGTAATCCAATTAACGCTAATTCATTTTACGAAGCATCAAAACTAGCTGTTCGGCAAGGAAGCATGATTGATCTAGAATGGGAGAACTCAAACCAAACTCTAATCTTTCCTGGCATGATGGTAAAAATTCTATATATTGATGACACGGAAATTAAAAAGATTTACGGCGTTATGTTAAAAGCCCATCATTACACAGCGGCAAAAGGACAGGGACAAAAGACTACTCGTTATATATCACATTCCGTTCTATCTATATTTATTAATCGTGTGGGGACATCGTGATTTTCCAAGACAAGATAAATGAACTAAAAGCATTTATTTATAAACAGTTTACTATGGATAATTCAGCTAAATTTGAGCTATGTGAATTTGTTGATAAATGGGAGCAAGACACACGAGTGGAATTAGGATTACCATTAAGAGCTGGTGTAACAATTGGTATTTCATTTGATTCAGAAGTTGAGTTTAAAACAGTACCATCCTTTGGTATAATTGAACCTGGTTTCTATGAGAATAAGAAATTAGGTCTTCGGATAGAAATGCTCGTTCAGAATGAACAAGACGGAAGCGTTATATTTAACGCATACTGTGGTGATGATGTAGGTCACGTTGAAGCAATGAGTTATGGGTTATTTATAAAGTTGTTTGAAAAGACATCGCCGACGTAATGAAAACATAAAACCCTACTATTAAAATGGTAGGGTTTTATGCCATGTAAAACCTTAATCTTATGTTATGAAGTAAAAAAATACATGAATCATTTTTAAAAAAGGTTCGCATATGCCGATCCAAGATTTCACTAAAAGTCAAGAACAGATATTAACCGATCTCATTAACGACGACAACGGCACGTCTTTTACAGTAGGCATGTTGTCGTTTGGTTATCCGACCCCTATCAATGGTTCTAAAAATACTCAGGTTGTAGTTAGTGTTAGTTTAACAGGACAAGTTTTATATTACGGTTCTACTATTTTAATTTATAATAGAATTGATCTTAACACTATACCTGGCACACGGTCTATTGCTTTTAATGTTGGTAATGCTGTTAATATTTCGGATATCATACCTGCTATTAATTCAGCATATGAAATAAATTTAACAACAGGCCAATACATCAATGCTCCACTACCTGTTTTTATTGGCAATGCTAATCAAAGTTTACCATTCGATGTTGTTGCTGATTATAGCTCATTAGTGTTCATTGGTCGAATGCATTTGCAATTGGTACGCGGTGCTATTCCATTGTCAACAGTTATTACTGTAACTGCATTGAGCGGATTAGTCTATACACAACCAACCCCATAGGACAATAAGAAACAGGATACGATTATGGCTATCATCGACCAGCTTGTTGCTTTAATTAATTCAGCAAATTCCAGACGTGCTCAATTAACAGCAGAACAGATTGTCTTTTCTAATCCTATTCCAGACGTAGGTCCGTCATGGGATACAAAAGTAACAGTCACAGCTGTTCCTAAGTCTGGGTATATCGGTCAGGTTGAGGTTTTCTATAATCGTATTCAGTTATCAGCCATGGGTTCTGGTTTATCTCTAATATCAGAATCCCCGTTCACAATTGAATCTATTGCGTCTGTAATAAGTGAGACAAGGAACGCGTTCTTGCTTGATACAGATATGCAAGATTTTGTTATATCAAATATGAATGTCGGCGATATTAGAACAGTTATTTTGAAAGCTAAACATGATTCACTAGGATGGGAAGGGAGTTTAACAATAACATTATTATTTGGCTTACCTAGTAACATAGGTAGTCTTCACACATTAATGAATAATACACTACCAAATAATAACTATTTAACTAGCTAAGAGAAAACCTATGTCAAAACATAACGACGAACATGAAAGCGAAGTTGTTCGGCCAGAGTGTGAAGAGGTCCCTACTCCAGCGGTGGTTAATACAGCATTGGCAACAGCAATTAGTACGTTTGAAAATGATGTTTTATTAGCACATCAATTTGTAAATGGTGGTTCTACAGAAACCGTAACTGTAGCTAGTGGGACATACCCAACATTTGCCAATGTCGTAACGTCGAATGAGTCAGCATTAGCTGCACAAATTCAACAGTTAATACAAACCAGTCAAGCTGCTTTGCAAGTTCAGATTCAACAACTCATCGCTACTAATAACGCAAATCTTGCTGCTGCTACTGCTACATTAGTTGCTTCTGAACAAGCAACATTAAGTACAGTTGCTGCTGAAATTCAGCAACTTATTGACACGACCGCTGGAGTTACTAACCCGACTATTGAAATCATCACTGTCAGTAATATTGGTTCTCAAACTTTATTTTTAGGACAACCTGTTTATAGTCCAGGCACGTTAACAGTTGATCTTGCTGTAGCGAACGACCCAAACATGAAAACGGTATTAGGTTTAGTTTTATCTGATTCAATCACACCAGGTGGCAGTGGTCAGGTTTTATCTGATGGCCAAATTAATGGTACTGTGGAACAATGGAGCATTGTTGTTAATAACCCGAGTGGTTTAATTCCAAATACAAACTATTTTCTCGATATCGTTGATGGCGGATTAACCCCAGTGCCGCCAACAGGGAACGGGCAGTATGTTTGTCCCATTGGTCGCGCAGTAAGTACAACAGTTTTTATTATTCGTATCAACACTCCTATACAACTATAGAGGATAAATCATGTCAGGTCAGAAGCCATTAGTATTAAATCCAGTAACTGGCGAAGCGTCGAATATTCAATCTGGTAATTTTATTGATATTCCATACGGTGGTACTGGAGCCACCTCGGCTTCTGGTGCATTAACAGCATTAGGCGCATACCCTGCAACGAACCCCAACTCGTACATTACATCAGCAGGTGCTCCAGTTCAGACTGTAGCTGGTCGAACTGGAGCGGTGGTACTAGCCCAGGCAGATATTAGTGGGTTAACAACAAGTAGTTCACCTACATTTACAGGCGTTACAGCTACTACGTTTACAGGCGCCTTAGCCGGGAACGCCACCACAGCAACTACTGCCGTGAGTGTGTCGGGTGTTGTAGGTATCGGTAACGGCGGCACTGGAGCCACTACAGCAGCAGCTGCTGCTACTGCATTAGGTCTTGGCACAGCTAGTACACCTACGTTTGCAGGTGTTACAGCAACAACGTTTACAGGTGCATTGGCTGGGAATGCTACTACCGCGACTACGGCTACAAACATAGCGGGCGGTGTAGCTGGTGGTTTAGTGTACCAAACTGCTGTAGGTGCTACTGCAACTAGTGCAGCTGGCACAGCGGGTTATGTTGCGCTGAGTGGCGGTACTGGTGCTCCTACTTTTGTAGCACAGAGCGCGTTAACATTATCATCTGGGCAAGTTACAACCGCTTTAGGCTATACTCCAATCAGTAATGCATTACTTGGTGCTGCTAGTGGTGTTGCCACCCTGACAGCTGGCGGTACTTTAACACTTGCTCAATTGCCTTCTGTTGTTACACAGGGCGGTACAGTTTATCAAGGTACGTGGAATGCATCAACAAACATTCCTGCTTTAGCGTCTGGTGTTGGTACTAAGGGCTGGGAGTATAAGGTTAGCACGGCAGGTACTACAGCCATTGATGGCAATAGTAACTGGAGTGTTGGCGACATAATCGTGTTTGATGGCGTGGTCTGGGATTTGATTCCGGGCGATGCTGCGGTCGTCTTGTCTGTAGCTGGTCGTCAAGGTGTTGTTACTCTCGCTCAAGCTGACGTTGTTGGATTAACTACTGCGAGCACACCTACGTTTGCAGGTGTCACAGCGACCACGTTTACAGGTGCTCTTACTGGTAACGCTACTACTGCCACTAATGCCGGTAATGTCACTGGTATTGTAGCTATCGCTAATGGTGGTACAGGTGCTACTACAGCAGCAGCTGCTGCTACTGCCTTAGGTTTAGGTACAGCTAGTGCAGTTACGCATGCGTCAGTTACTGCTACTACGTTTACCGGTGCTCTCGTAGGTAACGCGTCTACTGCTACTACTGCCACTACAGCTACAAATATTGTTGGTGGTGCTGCTGGTTCGATCGCGTATCAAACTGGTTCTGGTACTACAGCAATGCTGGCAACTGCAGCAGGCGTGTTAGTTGGTGGATCGACTCCATCCTACAGCACGACACCAACATTAACGGGTACTAACTTTTCTGGTATCGGCAATGCAGCGTTGACTAACAGTAGCGTTACAATTGGCACTACGTCTATCGCGTTAGGTGCTTCGCAAACAACAATTGCTGGTTTAACATCTGTAACATCAACGACTTTCGTAGGTGCATTAACCGGCAATGCTTCGACAGCTACAACTGCTGGTAGTGTAACGGGTACAGTGGCTATTGCAAATGGTGGTACTGGCGGGACTACCGCTGCTGCTGCAGCTACTAATCTTGGTTTAGGCACTGGTAATTCAGTAACCTTCTCAGCAGTTACTGCTACCACGTTTACAGGTGCTTTAACTGGTAACGCGACAACTGCAACTACAGCTAGTAATGTATCTGGAACTGTCGCGGTAATTAACGGCGGTACTGGGTCTACAACAGCCACTGGGGCTGCTACTAACCTTGGTTTAGGTACAACTAACTCACCAACGTTTGCTGCTGTTACTGCACCGATATTGAATGGTACAGCAACTAACGCAACGACAATGGTTTCAACTTTGACGAATGACGTTGGTGCGTCTGTTCCAATTTGCAGTCCTGTGTACTCTGATTCTTCTGGCACTTTCATGCTGGCAAACGCTGCTTCTGGCACAACGTCTTCTGTTGTTGGTCTTGCTTATAGCGGAATTGCTTCTGGAGCTTCTGGTTTGATTGCAACCGATGGTGAGTGCGTGGCGTCAACAGCGCAATGGGATGCTATTGCAGGTACATCAGGTGGTTTGACATTTGGCGTTAAGTATTTCTTAAGCGCTACAACTGCTGGTAATCTTACAGCAACTCCTCCTTCAACAGCTGGGCAGTATGTTTGTAATGTGGGACAAGCTTTGAGTTCAACACGAATGCTTGTTCGCATCCAGCCAAGAATTCAATTGTAATAAAAGGAAGGCATTATGGCTGCACGTACTCCAATAGTTTTTAATAATTCAGATTGGCAACAAATTCAATCTGGTGATTATATATCGATTGCAGCTGGTGGTACTGGCGCTACTTCTGCCTCCGCAGCATTAACAGCACTGGGAGCATATCCTGCTACTAATCCAGCTGGATATGTAACTGGTGCTAGTATTTTATCATCAGTTTTAACTGGTTTTTCTAGTGCGACGAATGCGGCTGTAACTGCATCGTCGACTGCATTACAGGCGTTTGGTTACCTGCAAGCGCAGGTAACTGCGAATGCGGCGGCAGTAGTGCCACTGACGCTCGGTGGCACTGGTGCAACTACAGCAGCAGCAGCCGCTACGAATTTAGGGTTAGGTACAACAGGTACGCCGACATTTGCATCTGTGTCTGCTACGACTTTCACAGGTGCTTTATCTGGTAACGCATCGACAGCTACCACTGCTGGTAATGTGTCCGGCACTGTAGCAGTAGCAAACGGTGGAACTGGAGCTACCACTGTAGCAGGCGCCTTAGCGGCTCTTGGTTTAGTGGCTAACGATACTGTGGTTAACAGCGTCGCTGTAGCTACAACTGCTGCAAACACCGCAAACATCAAGTATGTTTATCTCGTATCTGGCGCCGCACCAATTACGCTTCCCACAGCAGTTGGAAACACAAACGTATACACTATTAAAAATATAGGAACTGGCACTGTGGTGATAAGTACAACTGGGGCACAGACGATAGACGGGAGTTTAACAGCCAGTTTAATAGTTCAGTACACATCTTTAACGATAGTGTCGGATGGCGCTAATTGGTACATCATCTAAGGTAAAATATAATGTCTTATACTCCAAATAACGCAAATGGTCAGGCACCTAGTGCTAACTCGGCGCCTGTTGTTCTCGCAAGCGATCAATCATCAATCCCTGTTGCTATTAATGATGGCTTAGGGTACGCAGTTAATAGTTTATCAGCCGGGACTGGCGCAAATGGTATAATGGTGGTGCCGACAGCAAGTAGTTTTATCGCATCCACAGTGAACTCATCAACCGGGCAACTTACTGCTTCTAGTGTGTTCACTGGGACAATTGAATCAATTCTTAATCAAGTTACTCTTTCATTAACTGTTGTGTCTGACCAGCCGGTCACGATAACAGTCAATCAGTATATCACGTCCTCTTCTAATACAAAATGTAGTTCGTTTGTGTATTACGCTAAAGCTGGAACAGGGTTTAATCAGGCGATCCCAATCAATGGGAACTATTTAAACGTGGTGGTACAAAACACGGGAACAGCGACCACAACAACGTTAAATATTAATACGTACTATGGCACTGAAGCCGCAGTAACTCAGCTTGGTAATAGTCCGGTATCGATTAACGAAATCAACGGTGTGGCGATACCTACAACAAACATCGGCTTGCCTGTTGCACTTAATACGAACAATGTAGATGGTTTCAATCAGGTTGTAGTGGCTGAACGCACTGCGCAAGTCGAACTGAGTTTTATTGGCGCTGGTACAGTTACCACGCTAATGAATCAAACAACGTTGTCAGGTAGCGCGACAGCAACATGGACAGCAGGTCAGCTGACTGTTGCGACTACAACAACTAATCCATCAGTTGCGTTATTGTCATCCATTGCTACAAATACGTACCGTGCTGGTTTTGAAATATTTGCTTATTTTACAGCCTATTGGTCAGGGGCGAGTTCAGTAGCTGCCACATTCTCCCGTATCGGTTACATGGACGGTTCTGCGAATGGGTTATGGCTGGGATACGAAGCAGGGGTAATGTCGTTATCCAGAATGACTGGCGGCGCAATAACGTCTACTCCGAGAACATCTTGGAACGGTGACCTGTTGACTGGGCTGTCTAATTCTAAATTTACACAGGCTGGGGTTCCTGTAGCGATTAATTTTGCTAACTTGAACATATTCAGAATTCGTTTTGGATGGTTGGGTGCAGCATCGATTATATTCGAAGTGTTTTCACCAGATAGCGTTTGGGTCGTATTTCATGTCATTTATAACGCGAATATCGCTGTAGCGCCTACCTTACAAAATCCGAATTTACCGATGTCGATTTGGATCAATAGTCTTGGTACAACTGCTCAGACAATTGGCACGTCTTGTATGGCGGCAGGGTCTTCTTCACCACGTATGCCTAAATCAGCACAGGCTGCATTATTTTTGCCAGTTCAAAATGTTAGCGATACAGGCAGAACGTATATGACGTTCTACATGGACGTTGCTGCTGGCGTTACCGCTGAAGCACTGGCGTCAATGAGTATAAACACTGCCGGGACAGTGACGACGGGAACATCTTACACTGTTCCAGCTGGTAAGGTATTACGTTTGTCATCAATTTCAGTTACTATAAAGGCAACGTCTACTACCGCTATAACTGGTAGAGTTCGAGTTCGAGCAGCGGCCACCGTTGCGGTGACTTCGGGCATTGTTATGAATGTCGATGTGCCTAATATGACTGGTACGTTCGCAAACGGTGTCGGGACAAATGTATCGTACGATATCCCAGATGGAATAGAAATTGCAGCTGGCCAACAGATCGGAA